CTTCCTCTAGCCGCATAGCGGCGTGCCGTGCTGCCATCGGCAGGTACCCGGCGCGGCGTACGGCCTGATGCAGCACGACTGCCAGATCGCTGATGACCTGGCGCCTTTGCTCATTCGCCATCGTGCGCCACCGTCCAGCTCAGCACGGGCTCGATGATGCACTCGCCGTCGCCTTCCCCATTCGGGCCGGGGATCATCGGCATGTCACCAGGGAGCGCGTCGAACACGGCGGTGATAGGGATCTTCTCCGTCATGATGAGCCCGGCGACCTGAGCCAGGGTCATGCCGAGCACGGAGCGCTGCTCGTGGTGGTGGTCGCCGGCGCCTGGGTCAACCGGCAGCACCTTTGCCTCGGCCCTTAGCGCGCGCTGCAGCGCATCGATCACCGCCCGGGGACCCTCGCCCCCGCCGTGCGCCTCGTGGACGCTGACGCACGTTCCGGCATCGTCATAGACCTTGACGGTTATCACCTTCCGCCGCCCTTTCCGCCCGGCGATTCCGCTTTCCGGGCGGCCATCTGGCGCCCTCGCTCGCGAAGCTTGCGCGCTCCCGGCGTACCGAAAGACGACGCCTCAATCAGCGCCTCAATCTCGACGGCCTTCGCTGAACCGGTTCCGGCGAACTCGATCTCGCCGAAGCCTTCGCGGCCCAGTGTCCGCAGATCGGCCGCGATCCGTTCCCATTGGGCCACGACCACGTTCTCAGGAACGTTCGGCGACCTGCACGCATTGCGGTCAAGGCACATAGGCAGCGGAGTGGCCATGACCACGGCACGCACGAATGCACGTTCCTGCCTGGCGATGGACACCAGGATGGCCCGGTGCTCGGCATAGGAGCTGGTTGCGTCCACGACCGTGTCCAGGCCGCGCTGCAGCCGCATCTCGACGATCTGGTGCAGCAGCACGAACGCGTCGGTGGTGGCCAGCTGGTCCCAAGGGTCGTCGCTGACCATCTCGCGGAGGTGGTCGCTGCTGACGATCTGGCTGGGCTTCCAGTGTGCGGCTGCGTAGGTGGACTTGCCGGACCCGGACGGGCCGATCAGCACGGTCAGCGTGGGCTTAGGCATTGAGCGCCGCCGCAAGCTGACCCTGCGCGTCGGCCGCATCCGCGGTCGCCTCCATCCAGCCGTACCCGCAGGTGGGGCATCTTCTGCACATGTGCTCTTTCCGGAAGATGTGGTAGCACGGGAATCCCTTATTGCTGCCTAGCTCGCCGCCAAAGCGATGCCACGCAGCTGTGACTCCCGTTTTGCCGCACTTCGGGCACGCCCCCGGCACGTCACTGAATGGCGGCAGGGAGGGCCTGTCCCTTGTCTGGTTCGTTACCACAACCGTCCCCTCTCGTATCCGACGCTAGGCCGACTTCTTGTGCCCGGGTGGCCGCGACTCGGCACTCGGCGGACACGCCGAGATTGCTGCCTCCACGAGCTGGAACATCCTCTCTGCGGACGCTTCGGCTTCCTGCATCTCGCCCTGACTGATCAGCTGAGGTACCTGGGCCGACGCCTGCCAGGCTTCGTCCAACCATGTCAGGCATTGATCCAGGCCGACCAGGCTGCTCGCCGCCCGAACCGCCTCCTCATATCTCGCTTCCAGGACCGGGGACTTGAGCATTGTCAGGGACGCTTCGCCATCCAGTATGGCTCGGGTCTTGCCGCTCATATTCCGTATGGCTCGGGTCTTGCCGCTCATATTCCGCTTACCGTTCGCGGGGGACTGCCCCTCGGCATGCGTTGCCATTACCGTCTCCTCTCGTTTCTGTAGCTCAGACGCTAAGCCGACTTTCTGTGCTCGGCGAGTATGGTCCGGGCCACCTGGAGTTCAGCGGGCGAGGCCCGTCGCTTTCCGCTAACGACGGCGCGCGCATCGCCAACCACGCGCTCAGGGTTGTCTGCGTACAAGCTGTACGCCGTATAGCTGGGGCACCCTCCGCAGTAGCACCGGTGCGGGGCGCAGTACCGGCCTGCAGGCGGAGTCCCGGGTGCGTGGGTGGAGCAGCGCTCCCCGCAGGCGTATGGGCGCGATGGGTGAGGCTGGGTGCAGTTCGGGGTGTCGCAGCCGTCGTTCATACGCCAGCGCCGCCCTTGAATGCCCACTCGGAAACTTTCCAGGCGTCGTCGTTAAACCACTTGGCGACCACTGCGTCAGTGGTCTCGGCAATCACGTCCCGCACGAATTGCGCTGCCCGGGGACCCTTGATGAGGATGTAGCCGACTACGGCCAGGTCAAGCTGGTCGACGAGCGCCTCACCGGCCGGTTCGCCGGCGCTCATCCCGCGCCATCCTTCGCGGCGCCCGCAAGCGCCATGATGTCCGGAATCGGCAGCCGGTCGACGGCATCTCGCAAGGCGCCTTCGTCGTGCCGCACGTAAGCGGCGGTGGTGTTAACGCTCTCGTGCCCGGCGAGTTCCTGAGCCTGGGGGAGGTGAGCGCCGGCGTCGAGTATGTCGCCGATGAAGGTGTGCCGGAAATCATGAGGGGTGAGTGGCGCCAGTCCTGCCTGCAGGCGTCGGCGGTTGACGATGTAATAGACGCTGCAGGAAGCTACGGCCTTCGGCGAGATGTGGCCGTGCTTGTCGATTTTCCTGAAGATGGGCCCGCTGCGTGCGTTGAGGAAAGCCAGCCATCGCTCTAGGGCCAGCGCGGCGTTCGTGTGCAGGTAGACGTAGCGCTCCTTGTTGCCCTTCCCGAGAAGTTTCAGCCTGCGGCGGCCTGCATCGTAGTGCTCGATTGCCCCCGCCGCGGCCTCGGCCTCGCGAGCCCCGGTGGACCAGAGCAGGCTGATGAGGGCGGCGTCACGTATTCCGGCTGGGTCATCCGGATCGGCCAGTGCCGCCTTCATCATGGCTGCCATCTCGTCGGGATGGATGCTGCGACCCGCGCGAACACGGCTGCCCTTGACGTCTTTGACTTCACGTGCTAGCTGGTAGTCGTCGGTTGATATGAGCTGGAGCTTCCAGGCGGTCTGGAGCGTCTTCCGCATGGCGCTGAGGCAGGCGTTCGCGCGGGATGGGCTCCAGACCTGGCTTATCATCTCGGCCTGGATCGCGGACGTGTGCTGGAACCGGAGCGCCTCCCAGGGAAAGAAGGCTCCGATGCCCCGGCTGCCGCAGTTGCCCCGTTTGTACTCAATGCCCCACGCAAGGCAGGCGACCTGGTCTAGGCGGTAGGTCGTCGTTCGCCGCGAATTGCCCTTCGCGAGCGAGGCTAGGTAGACGCTGTAGGGATTCACGTCAGCCGGGCGAGCCGCGTCCGGGATCGGCAGGTCATGGGCGATCGTGCGGCTGGGCCTATTGTTCAGGCTGACGACGACGCCAGTAAGCGGTTCGCCCTCGGGTTCGCTGAGCATGCAGTCTCCCCTCGTTTTGGAGCTTCAACTAGTGAGAAGTTCTCTTCTCGCGAGTCATCGTAACAGCATCGACGGCCTGTTGCACGTAGTTATGCGTTACAGTTTGGCCATGGGAACGTACGCTGACTACCGCCAGGCCGCCGCGCTGCTGTGGGGCGCCGCCGGAACCTTTGCCGCCGACGAGTTCGCGCGGCTGAACCGCGAGCATTTCGCCGGAAGCGTCCCGCCGTTGCCTGTGATCATTGGGCTGACGGCCTACGGCAACTGCATTGGCCTTACGCGGGATCTGCAGGACTGGCTGGCCGCTCCGCGCATCACGCTGCCGCCTGAGATCTTCACTGGCACCCGTGCCGCAGCGGCCAAGCGCAAGCTGCCCGGCGGCCCGCGAATGGTTGCCGACGTTCTGCTGCACGAAATGATTCACGCGGCCCTGATGTTCCGCGGCGAGGATCCGGCCCACAACGGTGAGCCATGGTGCCGGATGGTTGCCGACCTCTCCCCCGCGCTGGTCGGCCATGAGGTGGCCGCGCGGCCGGTACGCCCGCAGCGCGTACCCAACCCAAAGCGTGAAGCCGATCCGGCGGCACCGAAGACGATCGTTGTGCGTCAGGCCGCGCCGGGTGCACTGACCCGGGCCGAGCTGGCCACCTGGCCGCAGTCTCTGCGTACCTCCGCGTACTACCTGGAGGACGCGCCAATCCCTGTCCCTGCGTACTGAACTCATCATCGATTTATGCTCAAATGCAGGGAATTTAGATTCCCGCAAGTCATGATAGCCCTCGATTTCCAAGATCACAATCACCTGGGGGAGTCGTCGGGTAGCACGAAGTGATCATTCATCGGGAGATCCTGGATCGGCACGCTCCGGGCTTCGGCGAGCGCAGACTCAAGCACGCCCGGCCGGCCGCCGGCTGCCGCGTATGCGCGCCTGTAGCTGGCGAGCAACCTGGCGGCAGTCTTGTAGGCATCGCAGCGCGCCCCGGGCTTGCAGTGGGCCACCGCCCCGTTAATGTCAGGATCGTGGGAGGCGCAGAAGGACTCCTCCCAGTCGATAGCATCTGCAAGCGCATTGCGGTAAAGCGCCCGGGAAACACGGATCATGTCGCTCACGACGGCGCCCCTCTCTGTCCGGTCTCCATCTGGCGGAGACGCTGGCGCAGTTCCGCCACGACCTCGCCGTCCATCGCAGTGTCCTTGTACGGCTCGATGTAGATCCCCCAGCAGCAGGCGCCCGGGATCTGGCGCACGGCCACGCCGAAGCGCTTCTGCAGGTGCAGCTTGCACACCAGGCCGGCCCAGAAGGCGCGCCGGTGAGCGACCTCCTCGTGCCGGTCGACCGTCTCCACGGGATCAGCTGGTAAGCCGCTGGCGGCCATCAGGAGTCTCCTCGGGACCACGCATTGAACTCGCGCTGAAGTGCGGTCATCGCGGCGTCGTACTCTGGCGTGTGGACGATCCCGCGCGAGACTTCGGCGTTGTAGACGGCGAGCGGCTCATACTTGGCGGGCATGGGCGCGCTGACTCGGCGCCGTGGCCTCCGGGCGGCCTCCGCTCTGGCGCGGGAGGTGTCGATCGGCACGTCCCTGGGTCCACTGCTCATCGCGCCGCCTTCCGCACTTGCGCCAGCAGGTCCCGGTCATGCTGGGACAGGAATCCGAGGTCGTCCAGCAGCCTGATCTCGTGCGGGGTGAACTGGCTGGCGAGGACGCCGAGCCACATAAGGTCCGCGGCCCGCTGGTGCCTGTCGCGCTCCTTCGAGAACCGTCCGGCGACATCGGGGACTTGGCGCGACCTGAAGGGGTCGATTACTGGTTCAATCTTGAGACTCACTGCCACTCCCGTTCAGCGTGGCCATGTCCGGCGGATGCGCTTCGTCCCATGCTTCCTCTACCTCTTGCATGGCATCGCGCAGGTAGCGGGCCAGTGGCTCGTGGTCGAATACGGCCGGCCGCTCCTGGCCGAACGGTGTACCGGCCGGCCAGTTGTAGAGCTGGTACTCGCCCTTGCCGTCCCAGCCGCGGCCGGGCATGAAGTCGATGACCACCGGCGAGTCATCCAAGTGCCACCCGGCGATGCCGTAGCGGGTGCTGGTGGAGTTGTAGACCCAGCGGCCGATGCGCTTACTCACTGACGGCCCTCTCCCCCTTCGTCATTGCCCTGGCTTCCTGGTACCAGTCGTAGGGCACGATGACGGCAGCCGTCTCCCCGTAGCGAGTCACTGTCAGATGGGCGCCCTGGTGCTCGACCTCGTTGAGCAGTTCGCGAAAGCGCCGCCGGACATCGTCGGCCGCGACCGTCTCTTCTGGAATCATGACCTTGAGTTTAGCACGAATCTCTAGGTTAGCAAGGAGGCCTCATCAGGGAGTGTCGCCAGTATGGTCACATAGCGCGACGAGTCGATTACGGGCCGCTAGTGTGTGACACGTAACGGCAGGCTGCCGGAAGGGGCGGGCTGCCAATGGCGTGAGGAGTTCACGTGACCGCCGTAATAGAAGAGGCAACCGTCGTCGAGTACACCGGCACGCTCGAGCGCCCGGGCCTGGAAGACCTGACCTGGAACAAGGCCGACGACCTGCAGGTGCAGGCCGCAGCCGAGGCGTTCGCGCAGACCCTGGCGGAGACCAGGGGCGGGGCCGCCAACCAGGACGACGTGGCGATCCGCACGTTCGACCCTGAGGCGGGCCGGATCCGCATGTGGAACCAGCTGCAGGGCGGCTGAGTTTCATTGCCGGACGGAGTTGCCGACTCCCACTTGGTGTGGGGACCGGTTGATGTGATGCCGGGGGTCCCGGTCACCCTGGGTGCCCCTATGACCGCGACCCCCGGCGATGGCGACTTCTGCATTCTGGCCACCGCCAATGAGCAGTACACCTTTCGCGCGGCGGGCGGCGCGGACTGGACGGTCGTTCGCGCCGAAGGTGCCCCGTTTGTTCTGCGCGGGGCGGTGGACCTGCCGACGGGCGCTGTGCTGCAGGTCCAGCTCTCCCCCGAGGAGGCGGCCCGCCAGCAGGAGCAGGCGCGGCTGGCCAGGGAGGCCGAGGAGGAGCGCCAGCGCGCTAAGGCCATCCGGCTGGAACTGGCCACGCAGCGCCTCCTGGCCTGGATGAGCGAGGATCAGCGGAAGACGTATGAGGAGTACCGCTGGTTCTCAGTGACGGCCAGTGACGGCTCGCCGTGGCGCATTATCGCCGACGGCAGCCAGAGTGGGAACGTGCTGGAACTCGACGAGAACGGCGAGGCGGTGCGCTCGTACTGCGCCCATCCCGGCTCGCTCGTCCCGGCCGAGACCTACCTCGCCCAGTCCCTGGTGATCATGACGGATGTGGCCCGCTTCAAAGCGGTGGCCAACGTTTGTCACGACTACCGCCCGCAGTCCCTGGACGTGACGTTCGACACCAGCGGCATGCCCGTCTTTGCTGGAGGCGGCAGCGCCGGGGGCGGAGGCGGCACTAGCGGCTGGACGAGCCTGGCGCAGACGCTGAGGGGCTAGGCGGCGCGCCGCGGCCTGGCGTGCCTGGGGCGCTCCCGGCGCAGTGGCCACCAGCGTCCCCGCCCGGCGCCATGCTCAGGCTCACCGGCTACACGCACTCCCCCCATGCAGACACGCGCCCCGCAATCCCGGTCGCAGTTGCACGGGCCGTCGTCGAGGGCGCAGGACAGGCAGCCTGGTCCCGGGGGCAGGTTCGTCATGGAGCGTAATCATACGACTACAGAAGGTAACTGTGCCAGCGTATGCGGGGATGCCTCCCGGGCAAATGCACTCATAGGGTGTCACGATCTGCTCGGCGCCAGTTACGGCCGGTATTCTTTGGGTCGTCCGGCCTTGCGGGCCGGCGACGCCCCCCCTGAAGAAAGGCCACTTCAAGCCATGCCAGCTTTGGTCTGGGTCAAGAGCAGCCGGAGTTTCTCAAACAGCAACTGCGTCGAGATTGCGAACCTGCCGGGTGGCGGGGTCGCCGTGCGCGACAGCAAGGATCCCGCAGGCCCCATGCTCCAGTGCACCGCAGACGAGTGGCTCGCATTCGCCGCCGGTGTGCGGGACGGCGAGTTCGGCAGCGCCTGAAATCAGGGAGCTCTGCCCCGAGAGGTCTACAGCGTCCCGTGCCAGATGCCCATCCAGTGGTCGTCGGGCCTGTTCATCGGCTCGCCGCCCATGTAGTCGTTAGGCGCGCAGGGGCCGACCGGGCCGTTGTAGGAGCTGCTGCCGCGGCCATCGCTCATGCTTTCCACTTACCGCCGCCGTTTCGCCGCAATCTGGGCCTCAACCGCTTGGGCGCAGGTCCCGCGGATGGGCTCCTCGCCTTCGCAGGTGGCTAGGTAGCCGTTCACGCCGTAGTGCACCTTCCAGGGAGGGCAGCGTTCCTCCAGCCGCCTGGCGGCCCTCTCGTAGATAGTTTCTACTGGGCTGGGCCGTAACGCCCTTTCCAAAGGGGTAAGCATAGCGTTACATCTTACCCTCTCAGGGTGACATGCGCGGCGCTTGGCAGGGTGTGCGCTTACTGCATTCGCATAGTCGCACGTTCGCATGTGGAGGCGTGCGCACGTGAAGGGGCTAGTGGACGTGACCGGCACAGCACCAGGGCGACCGCGCGTGCCCGAAGGTAGAAGCCACTCCCCCGCAGCGCCCGCAGCGCCCGCCGTGCACTCTTCCGCCGGTGGCCCAGTACAGGCGATGCGCAAGCGCGGCATGCCCGGGCAGAAAAGGGAAGGCAATCGTGCGCCAGTGCTTCCCCTGGGCCACGAAGGCGGTCTACCATCTGGGGGCATGTCCCCCCAGGCAACCGTAATCACGCTAGCGATGTTCAAGGGCGGCGTGGGCAAGACGACCACGGCCGTCAACTTGGCCGCGTGCCTCGCCAGCCAGGGCTACGCAGTACTTCTCGTGGACTGCGACCCGCAGGCGAATGCCAGTGAGATGTTCATTCCCGAAGCTGACATCACCCGGACCCTGCGCTCAATCATCGCCGAGCGCGTCCCGGTGCGCGATGTGATCCGGCCGACGCGTGTTGACGGCCTGCGCGTACTGCCGGCCGGGTTCGATCTGGCGCTGCTGGACAAGGAGCTCGTGGTCTCTGCGGCAGGCGAGCAGCGTATCGAGCGCGCCCTGCGGCCCGTGCGCGGCGAGTTTGACTACATCCTTTTCGACACCGGGCCCAACCTGTCACACCTCACCCTCGGCGCCCTGGTCGCGGCTGAGCACATCATCATCCCGGTCAGCGCGGCCGTATGGAGCATGTCGGCCCTGGCCAAGTTCATCGGCTGGATCGACGAACAGCGCGACGACGAGGTGATCGAGGCGACGCTGCTGGGCCTGCTGGCGACGAAGGTCGACGCGCGGACCCGGATCGGGCGCGACGTGGTCGCCGAGATCGATGAGAGCGCTTACCCGTCATTCGCAACGGCGATCCCCCAGCGCGCAGGCGCGGAGGATGCCGTGGCCGACCGGATCGTGGCCAGCGACAAGGGCATGCACCCGGATCTGGCCGACGCCTACAAGGCGTTCGCTGCGGAAGTTGCCGAGAAGGCCGACCGCAGGCGGGGAGGTGCGCACCGTGCCGCCGCGAGATAACAAGTTCCGCGGGCTGATCGGCGTGCCGAGGCCCCTGCCTGATGACGAAGCGCCGGAAAGCACTCCCCTGCGCCCTGTCGCTGCTGCGATCGAGCCGAAGGAGTTCGCGCGGCCGGTCCAGCCGCCGCGTTCCAGGCGATCGCGAAGCCGCGTCAGTGCACGCGAGGCCGTGATCGCTGCGCGGAACTCGTCACGGCACGAGCCCCAGGCCTGGGTGCGGTACACGACCCAGCTGCCGGACACCCTGTCGGCCCGGCTGGTGCGCCGGCTTGTCCGCGACCGGGACGCCAGCGGAGACCTTCAGCTCGGCCTCCTGCACTACCTGAACGTGGCGTTCGCACGGATCCCGCAGTCCCCGCTGGAAGACTGGTTCCCGCCGGAGGACCCTGAGGAACTGGCAGCGTGGGTACCTCCCGAGGCGGCACAATGGGCCCTGGCGTGGCGCGTCCGCGGCGACGCGAGCCGCAAGCCCACGAGGGCAGGGTCTCAGCTGCATGAGGACGTGGCCCTGGCGATGCACCAGCTTTCCGAGCGGCTGAAGCTCATCCCCGGCATATGGGCCTGGGAAGTGCAGGCCGAAGCACTGGCCCGGGTGCTCGATGAGCTCGACGCGGACCAGGCTGGTGGCTGACGCACTTGACATCTGCCACGACGTTCACGTTTCATGAACGTCGTGGCAGATGAGCCGCCGGAGCGCGTATGCGAAGCCGCTGCTGGCCGGATCCGCGTTCGCCGCGCCCGCTGCGATGATAGCGAGCTGCTGCCCGATGATCCTGCTGGCGTGGCCCGGTACGTGCGTACCCACCGCAAGGTTCCGGCGAGCGTCCTGGCGGCTGACGCGGAAGATGCGCTGCTCATACGGCGCGCACTGAAGACCATCGCCGACCGCGAGGACCTGGGCGTGATCCAGGTTGCGCGCGCCTGCGGGATCACCTGGGAGCGGATCGCGGTGATCTGGGGATTCCGCGGCCGCTCGGGAGCCAAGGAGATGTCGCAACGGCTCGAAGCCGGCGCTGGCCCTGAGCGCCGCAAGGACGCGCGAGCGGGGCGGCGGCGCCCTCCGACCCGGAACCGCGAGCCGTCGTGGGTGGCGGCCTTCCGTCCGGAGATTGACCGGGTGACGGCGGATATCGTGAGCGCTGCCGACCGTCTCCCTGAAGAACTGGCCGGGACAATCGGCGAGCTGGCGGACGTGCTGGGCGATCCGGAGTTCGGTACGGGCTCAGTGGTGGGATGGCTGAGCACCCTCTGCTACGAGGCAAGAAACCTCTCCCCGCCACCTGACGATGAGGTGCTGCTGCGCGCCTCCGCCCTGGTTGCCGTCTGGCAAGGTATGCGCTAGTCCGCATTGGGCAAAACTGGTCATTACCGTACGTGACCGATTTGCTTAGCGTGATCCTGTAAACCCGCTGCGTCGTCATGGCGTCAAACTGTCGCGGGTGTTCACGTAAACCCGTAACAATCTCGTTACCTGCGTAAATAACGGAGTTGGGCCTGCAATACTTACACACCGTGCTAGGTTGCTCGCGATCAGTTACCACCGGCGGTGACTGAGTGTGACCAGAAGGGGGCCACACATGGGGCACGGCGGCGTAGCACCCGAGGACCAGATGATGACCCCGGGTGAGGTAGCGGCCCTGTTCCGCGTCGACCCGAGGACCGTCACCCGCTGGGCCAAGATCGGCAAGCTTCCGTTCGTCCGCACACCGGGCGGGCACCGCAGGTACCGCGAGATAGAAGTGCGCGCACTGTTCACCGGCTCGGAGGAAGGGCCCGGCGCTGAGGACGTGTGCGCATGAAGCAGCCAACGCACAGCAAGGCTATTACTTACAGAAGGAGTTACTCAGTGCGCAAGTTCGGAAGAATCGCGGCCGGAATCGCGGCCGCAGGCGGCGCTCTAGGCCTCGCGTTTGGAGTGGCTGCCGCACCAGCCGGGGCGGCCACGAACGCCTGCAGCACCTCCTGCGTGGACATCCACTTCCTGCAGCCCGGCCAGCACGAACTGGTCAAGGACCACTCGGGCCTGACCAAGACCAACAACACGATCGCACTCAACCAGGGGTCGAACGCCTCGTCCGCCGAGGACTTCTCCGAGATCACCGTCGGCACGATTGACCCGACGTACTGCAACGGCTCCGGCCAGGCGCAGATCGGCTCAGTGTTCACCAACAACCAGTGCCACCTGCTCGACACCGACGGCCTGGGCGGCGACACCACGTTCCAGCTGGCGTTCAACCCGAACGACGGCGGCCCGGAGTCAATGTGCATCGGCGACTGGGACAACGACGCCTCGGTGCCGTCCGGGTGGAAGGCACGGCTCGAGCCGTGCGGCGTCGACTCGGCCACGGTCATCATCGAGGCCAGCGCCCTGCCGGGCGGCTCGACGACGGCCGGATCCGAGTGGCTGATCAGCGGGGCGAGCAACAACTTCTCCTCGCCGCTGGTCCTGTCGGTGCAGAACACCACGGCATGGCAGGCGCCCAGGTGGTCGACCGTGAGCCTGAACGGCGGAAGCGGCCAGGACACCCAGGAAGCCCGCATCACCTCCGGTCCCTACACGGTCTGAGCCCCGGCGTTCCCGCTGTCCCCGCCGCTGTCCCCGCGGCGGGGACAGCGGGACCCGAAGAGAGGGATCGCAATGCTTAAGCGGATCATGATCGCTGTCCCGGTCCTGGCGGTTGCGGCCGCCCTCGGAGGCGCGGCTATCGCCAGCGCGTCACCGTCGGCTCCTGCGGGAATGACGGCCAGCGCATCCACGGTGCTGAGCAATCGCCCGGACGGCGGGAACCACGACAATGCCACACCTGGCCCCAAGCCGAACCAGACGTGGGCGAACGACAACTTCACGCGCACGGCCTCAGTGACGCTTGTGGGCACAGTGTCGCTGTCGAATTGCCCGGTGAGTTCCACGGGCTACTGCTACGAGTGGACCGGAAAGATCGCCGACAAGGGGACGTTTACCGTCAATCCCACGTTCTTCTCGCACTCGAAGTCGCCCGGCGCGCAGGACCAGACGCTGCATGCGTTCGTGAAGGGGGCGTTCAGCGGTGGCAGCGCCGACATCACGTTCTACTCCGATCAGAAGACCGCCAATCCGGCGCTAGCGCCGCCCAAGATTAACAACAACGGCCAGGACCCGTCGGGACGCGGGACGACCACCAACTGGGTGGAGCAGTTTTTCGGCCCGTCGGCGCACTTCAACTCGGTGGCGAATCCAGGTGGCCCGGACCTGGGCAACTGGTCGTGGACCTACACGGCGAACTTCGGCAGCAACAAGGCGTGCCCGAACGACGCCTATCAGTGGATAGACGCGGCCAGTAACCAGGACGGCGCCGTAAAGGCCGACGGCGATATCCTGGCACCAGATCAGGCCCATTGCACCTGATCCCTGAAGCGGCAGCACCCTGGCCGGGTTCACCCCGAAGATGGCGCAGTATTCTCCGCCCGGCCAGGGCGCTGCTTTGAGAAAAGAACACCCCGGCAAAATGATCCAGGTGGCTGAGATGGCGGCAACCAGGGCAGAAGAGGCCCTTTCGGGGCTGACGGAACGCCAGCGGGCGACGCTCGGTCATCTGACGTCGATCGCCGGCCAGCAGGCCGCAGTTCCGGCAGCATCAGGCCCGTTAGCAGCGGCACCGGCTACCCCAGGCCGCCATCGGCGATCAGGGCGGCCCGCGGCCAGCCGTGCGGCGGCGGTCTTCAGGAAAGGGCGCGGCAGCCACCGGTGAATCACCAGCAGTCTCCCATGACCCCCTTCGGCGCTTTCATGGCCGGCCTCACCGCCGGCTACGTGGTGACCTTCGCCTTGTTCGTGACGCTCGCCTTCATGTGCCCCTGGATCCAGTTCGGCGCCTGGGCGTACCTGCAGCACCTGGTGCTGATCACCGGTGGCCTCTCTGGCGGCATCTTCGGCCAGTGCGTGTGGACATTGCGCAGGCTGGCCGAGCAGGCTGCGTACCCGGAACGCGAAGATCTGATCCAGGAGGGATCATCGTGACCAGCGCCCCGCAAGAAGAGCCTTACGACGTCCTCGACGGCTTCTTCGACGATGCCAGGAAGCTCGGCGCCGCGTCCGGGAAGCCGAAGAGGCAGAGGCCGGCCACGCAGAAGCTCGGCTATGCCGGGGGCATCCTCGTCGTGTTCGGGCTCATCGTCGTGATGCTGGGCACGCTCGCGTGGATAGGTGCCTTCGTGTTCAACCAGCTGATCACGCAGGTGGGCTAATGGCCGGGCACAAGATCGAGATCGGCGGCCTGATGCGCTGCTGCATCGAGAGCGTCCGCAAATGGCAGGAAGCCCACGCCGGGGAAGAGGTGCCCGAGAGAACGGTGATCCCGTGCCGGTATCACAAGGGCGAGGGCATGATCCGCCGCGGCGACACCTGGCACTGGAACCGCTGCAGCTGCCACTACAGCAAGAAGGAATGCCCGGTCCATGTCGCTTGAGCGGCAGGCCGAGCTGGCGCTCGCGCTGGCCGGAGGAGCATTTGCTGCTGCCGCCGTCGCCACGTGCTTCCCGGTGATCGCCTGGCTCAGGCGGATCCGCTACGTGACGCACAAGTGGTCGGCCGGAGCGTGGCCGGACCGGATGGTCAGGCTGACGTTCGTCTCTGGCCTGCTCGGCGCGTGCGGGCTGTTCCTCTGCATGGTCATATGGATCGCCAGATTGATCTGACCTGAGGGTGCCGTAAGCAATATTCGTCGCAAGATACGGAAGCGCGAGAGGCCCACCGGGAAGCTGTGGCCACATATCCAGGCATAGCAAAAACACCCGCCCTCTGTCCCTGAGCAGGGACAGAGGGCGGGTGCAGCCCGGCCGGTACCCGGTTACGGGCTAGACGGCGCTGAGCGGATCAGACCGCAGACTCCTGCGACGGCGCTCCGGGCACGATGTCGATCGTCACGGCCGGCCCGGCGGTCACGATCACGGCCTCCGCGCCCTGGAGTCCCGTATTCGCCCCGGACACCGATACGGTGGCCGTTCCTGGAGCGACGGCCGAGACTGTGCACGTGGTCGTGTCGGACGAGACGGCGAGCGTGATGATCGCGCCGGCCGTGTCGTCTGACGTCCAGGACCAGGTGTCGGTGGGTGCGCCCACCTGGACGCCCTTGTCGTCGACGCCGGAGAGCGCGAACACGTCCTCCTGGTCGTCCTGCAGGTTCAGAGAGGTGGTCATCCTCGTGCCTTCCTTATCGGGTTTTGCCGCGACCAGGCCGATCGCGACGGCTTGCAGGGAGTGGCGATGGTGCAGCCAGCCATAGGCCTCGTCTGCGGCCTTGAGCCAGTCGCGGACTCCGGCACAGCGAGCGCGGCCGAAGGGGCCCTGCGGGTGATCCCGCTGGGACGACAAAAAAACCGCCGCCGCCTCGAGGGCGGTGCGGCGGTCGGCTGCGTCGGCAGCCAGGTAAGAGATCTCGGATTCGGTCCAGTCGGGGAAGGGTTCGGGCACGCGGGTACCTCCCAGTGGAATCGATGCGAACGAGGCCGGGAGGGGAGCGTGCTACATGCTGGCGGGAGCCGTCTTCGGCAGCGCGGCCACCGGGGTTACATGACCGCGAAGCACGATCGCCAGGATGGCAACCAGCGCCGCGTTGAACGACGACACCAGGCCTGGCGTCACGCCGTGCACCCCGTACGCGACCAGCAGAGTGCCGATCGCAGTCAGTGCTCCGGTGAGCGCCGGAACCTGGAACGGCCGCACCGAGAGGGCCATGATGAGGGCGCCGAGGGCGGCCGCGGCGGCTTCGATCGCGCCCGACTGGCCAGCGGTCAGGCTGAAGCCGAGCGCGACGACCAGGGCTACCGCCGACTGGACTACTCCGGCGGACAAGACCGGTTCAAGAGATAGGAGACGCTTCATTCCTCTCCTTCGCGACATGTAACGCTGGGTAATCAAGTGGTGACATGGAGCGACCTGCTGCAGAACGCGCTGCTGCCACTCAGCGCGCCGCCGCTTGGTGCGTACGGCTGGCATCTCGTCGATCGCTGCCTGCTGCACTGGCTGCGCAACCGCTTCTTTGCGGACTGGCTGGGTATCGCTGCATTCGATGCCGCTTTTGGCCTGATGACCAGGCAGTGGCTGTACGCCGCGTGCTCTGGAGCGAGCTTCGCGGCCGCCCTGGTGGCCCGATGGTGGTGGCGCCGGAAGGACCGCAAGCGTGCGGGCCGGGCGTTCGGCTACAAGGGCCGGGCACTTCTCGCCGCCCTTGTCGCCAGCCTCCGGGAGAGCCTGCGGCCAAGGCCAGTTCTGAAGCCTCAGCCGGGCGGTGCGCCAGGCTAGCGGCCGAGTTGGCTCAGGAGCTTCGACAGAAAAGGCTTGTTGATTTCGAGGTCGCCGCTGACCTCGCTGCCCGACTCCCGCTTGTGCGCCCACAGGTAGCCGTAGCTTTCCCCGTCGACCTCAACCTCGATGTCCCAGCCGCCCTTGTGCCAGATGAACGCGACCGCTCCGTCCGTGGTCGGCACGACGCTCGGCGTCGGCGCATCAGGCGGGAACGTCTCCTGCGCGGCGTTGCGGGCGGCGATGACGGCGACTGGCGAGGGCCATATGCCCTCCCACTGCGCGCGGCCCAAGCCCCGCTGCAAGCTATCCAGCCGCTGGCTGACGTACTGACCCCAGCGGGTGTCGGCTGCTTCCTGTCCTGAGGCCATGGCTGCAGATTATCGCCTGCTGGGCTCAGGCGATCAGAAGCCTGAAGTCGCAGTAGTTGCCGAGAGCCACGAACGCGGACAGGTGGACCAAGCCATCCCCGCGGTCATTCCAGGATGAGCCCCATGAATTCCGAAAGCGCAGCACCGTGCGGAACAGGTCCACCGCGCCGTAGTCGTCGTAGCCGATGTCTTCAATTGAGTACAGGCAGGTCTCGTGGCCGCCCGCCACTCCCCCGGCGATGTCGCGCGCGAGGGTTTCCAGCGAGCCGTCACCGTCGATGAAGTGGTCTGAGCCAGGCTCTTCCCAGGCGTTCAGGAAGGGCTGCCCGGCGATCAGCGGGCCCTGCTGCATCAGGGACAGAATGCTCTCCGGCCCGTGCGCGATCCTGTGCCCGGAGATGACGTCGTGCGACTCGAGATACTGGCATACGAAGAGGCCGGATGACCCCGTGTCGTCGGGCGGCCACTCCGTGGACGGGTTCCCGGTGAGCATGGTCAGGTTGTGGTACAGCCGGATCGCGAATTCCTCGTCAGCGACGGCGCCGCTGCCGATCCCCAGCGCGCTGAGGCTGCCCTCGGGCAGCGTCGCTGACAGGCAGGCCGTGGTGGCGTTGGCGACGCAGCTGCCCAGCGCATCCACTTTCCTGGCGCCGGGGATCAGGGTGGCCGTGTCGATGCCTTGCGCCTCGAGGTCCTGCTGATCCAGCGGCGGGATGGTCGGCGGATGGCTGACCACTTTGAGCTCGCCGCCGGCATGCCAGTGCGTGCGCGCCAGCGAGGACGGCGGCTCGGCAACGGCGATGCGGCCGTAGCGGGTGGTGGACAAGGAACCCCTTCCGGGCATGGTTGAATGCGCGCCGCAAAGGGCACGAGATGGGTGTGGCCAAATGGCATTTATGGCTGGGCTCGGTGAAGAAGCGCCCGCGGTGCTCGTCCTGCCGGAAGCGGTGGCTGATGTTCCGCTACACCAACCACGAGCAGGACATGTGGATCTGCCTGGCGCACGAGCACACGATCCCGCTCTGGGATTGACTTCCCGGCGTAATCGCGCTCAGGTTCACCAGGTCCCGTACAGCATCGACGTGTCGTACTCCGCCGTCATGCCGCCCGCGTACTGGACAGCCCACAGGTCACCCTCGGCCAGGGTGACCCCGAGGGCCAGGATGTCGGCAATCAGATCGGCGGCAGTCCATTTCCTGTTGTCAAGCGTGGCGATCCAGTAGCTGACACTGGAAAGGCCGTCGACGGCGGCAATGGCACGAGGCAGGTCGGAGCGGTTGCAGTACACCCGGGCCCGGCAGTTCATCTCCTGGCGCGCTGCAGCCCACGCCCGGAGCTGGCTGCCCTCGTAGGCGAGGTTGCCGTTCTCGTAGTCGATGGCCCCGGCGTTCGCGGCTGCGGCCTCGCCGCCCAGTACGGTGATCCACCGCACCTTGCCGAAGCGCTTTGCGTCTTCGGCGGTGGCCGCGTACCTGCCGTCCCAGTACAGCATCGCATCGGCCTTGGCGGGGATCAGGCCCCACCTTGCCGAATCATAGAACTCGCTCAAGACGCCTTCTCCAGTTCCGCCGGGAGCGTCTCCCCCGGCATCGGGGCGAGCTCGGAAGCAAGACGCTCGCCGGCCAAGGTGAGGGTGTAGCGGCGAATCAGGCTGCCTCGTGCTCCCGGTGACGTGGAGACGCACACGCCGTCGGCCACGGCGGCCAGCCCGGTGAGGATCAGCGACTGGAAGGCACCGGCGATGTGCGGCGCGGCGCGATTCGGCAGCCACATGCGCGCGTCGTTTGCGCTGAACTCCCGGCCATGGCGTGCTCGCTCGAGGATGACCCGGGACGCCCGTGCGGTGTCCCAGATCCAGGTGGCGTCTTCCAGGCCGAGGGCCGCGATCAGCTCCCGCGCGTCCCGGGCGGCGGACAGGCCGTCTCGCGGAGCAGCTCGGTCGGCGATGGTGACCGCAGCCTCGCCTTCGGCGACGCGGTTGTCCGCGGCGCGGATGCGGTCAGGAAACAGTGCCACTGCCGCCCTCTCTCCCGGCGAGCTGCATGACCAGGCCGTGCACGGCCTGGGTGAGGTCGGTGTTCTGCTGCAGCAGCGTATTGTTCTGGTCTTCGACAGTCGCTATATGCGTCAGGGCCTGGTGGATAACGTCGGACTGGGCGTCGGAGGACCTTTGCAGCTTGTTGCCGACGTAGACCATCAAAGGCAGCGCGAATAGCTGAATCCAGCCAGAAGAGAAGAAGAAGATGTGATTCTGGAGGGGTAGCGGCAGGAAGTAGGCAACGATCGGGACGATGAAAAACACCCAGATCGTCCAGGCGATGCCGAACACTATGGCCAAGTGGGTGGCCAGCCAGTCGTTGGCTTTCGCCACGCGCCCCATGCCCTGCCGGTGGCGCTCTTGCCGCAGGCGCACTGGGTGGAGGACTGCGGGGTGCTGGCTGATCACGTGCAATGCGCCTTGCCGGGCAGGAACTCCCAGTCGTTTTGCGCGTAGCGGTCAAGCAGCCACGCTGGATACGTGACCATGTGAATTCCCTGCACCGGGAATCTGTGATGCCTATCGCAGAGGATCATCAGGCCGCCCTCGCTCTCGGCGAACCGGAGAAAGTCCTCGTCGGAATGGATGCCGACCTGCGGGAAGTCCTTGGCGACCTTCTGCCAGTCGATCTCACTCAGCCCGGCGAATTCGGCCACGGCGTGGTGCGCCTCGAGTTGCGTCGCACCCGCACAGCGGTGACCTTCTGGCAGGCCACTGCGGATCTGGGCGAGGCTTGCGCCACCGATCCAGCACCCGACTCCAAGCACGTGGACCAGGTGATGTTTGGCAGCTGTGAAGATTTTGTAGTGGGGATCCGTGGCCCGCGGCCCGTGCGGGCCGTATGCCATCAGCTCCTGCAGTGTCCGCCGCTCGAAGTGCGCGCCCGGGTCCACAGCTTGCTGCTCGTGTGCGGGTACCTCGCCGGGGTGACTCAAGGCGTGCCTCCCGTGCTCGGCTGGCCAGACGGCGATGGCGATGGGGGCGGGCTGGCCGGGATGGTGATGGATGGCACGGGCAGCGGCAGCGTCGGCGACGGACTGGCGGAAGCGGACGGCGAAGGCGACAGCGTAGAAGGCGAGGGCGTCACCGTCGTCTGCGATGGAGACGGCGACGGCTGCGTGGATGGCGAGGGCTGTGGCTGCGCGGCCGGGGCGACGGTGCCGCCGCCGAACGTGGTCCCCGACCCTTTCCGGTCCTGCACGATCGCCGCGGCGGGCTTTCCCGCTGCGGCCTCCACGGCGGTGATCACCCCGGCGGTGACGGCGAACACTGCCACGGCGGAGGCGGCCGCGAGGATGAGCTTGCGCCGTTCCCAGCCCCCGGCGGCGTGGTGCAATTTGGTGCCGCCGGAGGTCAGGGCCTCGGTGGCCAGCCCGGCCAGGACGGACCCGAGCGCGGCCCCGGTGATCGTTCCCACCGCACCGAGGAGCGAGCCCGCGAACGCCATGAGGATCGCGGTGCCGGCCCCGGCGGCGAGGCGGATGGCGCGCGGCGTCTTGTCCTCAGCCACTCCGCTACTTGCCGCCGCCGTTCGTGCCGTACGCCTTGACGCAGTTTTTCGGGGTGTCCTTGATCGCGATGCGCTTGTCGATCCCGGCGAGCAGGGCCTTGATCTTCGGGGTCTGGGCCTTCGGCGGGGCGATGTCGCCGAGGAAGATGTCCCACACTGCGGCGTCCTGGCGCCGGGCGGTATTGCCCTGCTGACATGCGGCGATCTGGTCCGCGTGGCTGGTGTCCTCGGCCTGGTTGACCCGGACGGTGTTCCAGCCGAAGCCGGCGGTGATGAGAAGGTCCAGGCAGAGAGAGATCGCCAGCCCGGCGACGAGGCGCTTGAGCCGTTTCGCGGTCTGCTCGGCGGTGGCCAGCCGGGCGGTGGCGGCCCGCAGGTCTGCGCGCATGCCCTCGATGGCGCCCTGAAGGTCGCGGACGGCTTCGAGAGCACCCTGGGGCGGATCTGGCCCAGGCTCGGTCACGGCCACCTCCGCGGGGAGTCCGAGGTTTGCCTTCAGTTCCGCGACCGACGCGAAGAGATCGTCCAGGGTCCGGTCCAGTTTCACGGTGACGGCCGCGATGGCGGCCAGCTGCTGCCCTTCACCGGCCATCCGACGGCCTCCCCTGCTGGCCGAGACGCCCCCGTATCCGGATGTCCATAAGGGAATTAAGCCACCAAAGTAGCTGAATACAGGCGAAGACGACCAAGGCCTCCGCGGACAGCGTCCCGTCCCCGGCGAGCTGGACCGCGGCGACGACGACGTAGACGGTGGCCGCCAGCACGCGGCACGCCGTCGTGCGCAGGTAGCCGCCGCTGACGAGCTCCTCGTCCGGCGTGCGGGCCCGGCGCAGCGCCAGGCGCACGAACGCGAGCACCTGCAGGACCATCGACAGGCAGGACACCAGCAGGAAGAGCAGCAGCAGGTCAGGCATGGCCGCCGCTGTCCTGCCGCTGGCGCATGGCGAGGCGCAGCTGATCGACTTCGGCCTCGAGCAGGTCGATGCGGGCCTGCATCTTCTCGGTGGTGCCCTGGAGCCTTTTGATTTCCTCCTGCAGGGCGCCGTTGAGTGCCTGCCACCCGGCGAGCGTCAGGTCACCGGAGCGCGCCGCCAGCTTCGCCGCGTCGCTGACCGCTTCTTTCACCGCCCTGCGCCGGGCCATCACGATCGGGGTGAGTGCTGAGACGATCGCCGCCAGGGCGAGAGCGGCACCGGTGACCACCTCGGCGGGGCCGACGCCGAGCCCGGAGGTGGTTTCGGCGGCGGCGAGGGTGATCACTGCGGACCCTGGCGCGGCGGCGGCTGCCCCACAGACCGCGCGAACGCCTCCTCGGCCTTGATCAGCGCATGCCGCGCCTCGGCGAGTGCTGTGGCTGCCAGGTCACCAGGCGGCATATCCGTTACTGGCACCGCGGCCCGCAGGGCGTCACCGTATGCCGTGCAGGCGGCGCTGACGGCGTCGCCGTAACGGTCCCACCCGGCAGCCAGGGTGCGCGCAACGGACGCCGTCTGGTCGTCCTCGGCGGCGGACAGCGCGGCGTCCACGGCCTGGCGGAAGGCGGCGACTTCCGCGCCTGGCGGCGGGATCGGGGACAGGCTGCGGTCGAGGCTGATCGCTACCTTGAGCAGGAGGAAGCCGAACACCGCCCACGACACCCACGTCTCCGGCGTGGTGCTCGGCGAGGTGAGGTAGCGCACCACGAAAGCCAGCATCCAGCCGCCGTCGAGGGTGAACGCGAGCGTGAGCGAGGCGATGACGGCCCACCGGCGGGCGTACTGCCAGACGGCCACCGCCATGGTGATGCCGGACAGCAGGAACAGGCCGCCCCAGGCTTGCGCGGGGAGGATCAGGAGCAGCAGATGGTAGGCGGGCCTGGCGTGCCAGCGGTGCGACTGGAAGATGAGCGACAGACCGAAGGTGGCGAACGCCGCGCTCATGACGATCAAGTCGAGTTTCCCGGCCGCTACGGGCCAGCGGCGGTGGCCGCGCCATCTCATCGCGAACTCGTCACCTCCTCGGGGATGGCCCGGCGGCGCTGCGGCGTCCAGGCGCCCGCCAGTCATGTTGTGGCCAGCTTGACCGGCGACCCAAGACGGCCCGAGGCCGCGGAAGGTGTGCGTGTCTCAGGCGAAGTGCGTGATGATCAGTGCCCAGCCTCCGCCTCCAGTCCCACCTGCACCGGAGGTCGCGGTCCCCGATGCCCAGAACGTGCCCCCGCCCCCGCCCCCGCCCCCCCCGTAATAGGCGCCTGCGCCGTTCTGCGCTGACGGAGACGCACCCGTAGCCCCGCCCCCGCCGCCAGCCCCCCCTGCGGCGGTAGCCGTAACCGTCGGCGACGCGCCACCCGTGGGGGGCGAGCCCCCGGCGGTGCCGCCGGTGCCGAGGTTGGAGTTGTGGCCGGTGTCGGAATAGCCCCCGCTGGCGCCGTTGAATGCGGCGGAGGAATCGGCACCCCCGCCCCCGCCCCCGCCCCCGCCCCCCGCGACGCCGTTGGTGCCGCCCGTGCCAGCCGATGCCGCGCCGCCCCCGCCCCCCGCACCGCCAGCGCCATTGCCGAGGCCGCCGGTACTGCCGAGGCCGCCGGATGTCGTGCCCCCGGAACCCGCCGAGCCCTCGCTGGAGGAGCAGTAGATGCCGAACGTGGTGGGAGCGCCGAGCGAGCCGCCGTTCCCCGGTGTCGCGGACCCCCCGCTGACCGCCGCCCCGCCCGCGCCGCCCGCGCCAGCCGTCCCGGTCACAGCGGAGGGAAGGTCAGAGGCCAGGAAGGTGCGCTGGGTGATGCCGCCGCCCGCCCCTCCGCCTCCGCCCCCGGCGTTCCCGGACACCTCGATCGCACCGGAACCGCCGCCGCTGCCGCCTGCGAGCAGGACTACGTCAACGGTCTGCGCGCCGCCGGGCATGTTCCACGTGTACGAACCGGGCGCGGTGAACCACTGGACATTCGGAGCGGGCGGCGATGAGATGTTCGGCGATGTCCAGTGGCCCGGCGTGCCTCCGGCGGTGCAGACCCATATGGTGCCGAGGCCCGAGTCGGTGATGAAGTCCCCGGTGTCGAATGCGCCTGACACGGGGGCGCCCCCGGTGGTGCCCCCGGCCCACCGCACCGGCGCGGTCGCCCCGGTCAGCCCGGCCGGGATCAGCAGCGGCGCGGTGAGGGTGGGCACTGCGACCCCGGCGACGTGATTGAGCAGGGTGGTCTGCTGCGCGGGGGACGTGATGACCGGGGTGAACTCGCCGCCGAGAGAATCAACGATCACGTACTCGGTGTAGGAGTCGGCGTAGAAGTCGCTGAAGCCGGTTCCGGCCGACGCGGTGTTCTCGTTGGCCCTTCCGCCGCGGACCTGGATGTTGGAGCAGGCGTAGGTAGCGGACGACCGGGCGAACGCGTACTGGTTCGCGGCGGGGCCGCCCACGGTGAACGTCACGCTGCTTGCGGTGGCGGTCGCGGCCTGGGAGATCGTGCAGCTGGTGCCGGAGACCGCGGTGATCACCGTGCCCGGCGGGATGCCCGGCCCGGCGATGGCTTTGTACTGGTCCCCGCTGACCGCCGAGGGGTCAGTGACCGTGGTGGTCGAGTTCGTGGAGCACCCCGCGTCGGTGCGCGGCGCGGGGATGTCCCACAGGGCGCACATGCTGATCTGCACGTCCTGGGCGGCGGTCATCGCGATCGCGCCGCCCGTGGTGACCTCGAACGTGATGTGGTCGAAGACGACCTCTTCGTTCCACCCCGCCGTCGAGCCCCGGTCGAAGGAGAAGAACGGCACCGGGGCGCCTTGGGCAGATGCGCGCATGCGGCGGAAAGCGGTCTGGTTGACCTCGAGGTTGCTCCCGGAGCCGACGGTCCACGGTGAGACCGTGGCAAGGAGGGCGCACTGGAAGTAGCAGAGGTCGCCGACCAGGAAGTCGATCATCAGGCCGCCGGCCTGGTACCAGATGGCCTTGCCGGGGTTGTCCTGGATGGCCTGGACGCCGGTTATCTCCCAGAAGCTCATCGACGGCGCGGATGAGGCGTTCCAGATGTGGCCGCCGCCGGTCTGGGAGATCAGCGTGCAGTCGCGGAACGTGACGTGGGAGACCGAGCCGGTGACGGTGAACAGGTCCGAGGTGGCGTTCTGGATGGTGCCGCCGCCGAGGATCGACGCCCCCCGGACCAGGGTGTTCGAGGCGACGGTCACCGGGGAGGACGTGAGGAACGTGTAGGTGCCGAGGTCGACAGCGCCGTATGTGGTGGCGGCGGTGGCGAACGCAGCCTGCACGGCCGTGGTGTCGTCGTGGACACCGTTGCCCACCGCGCCATAGCTCATGGGGCTGAAGGCGGTAGCGCCACCCTGCGCTGCGGGCAGCGGCGACGCCAGGTGGGTGCTGACGACCTCAGGACTGGAATCGCTGCCGCCAAGGTCCCCGGCGAGCGTAATCCCGGAGCCAGGCGGGACATCCCAGGAGCCGTCGCCGCGCAGGTACTCGGTGGTGGCGCTTCCGCCGGTCGGCGGAGTGGAGATGACGGTCCCCTGGATCTTGGCCACGGTAGGCGATGCCGACGCACCGCCCAGATCCCCGGCGACGGCAGCGCCGCCCAGGTTCGCCAGTGCGGCTGACGCCGACCCGGCCCCTGTTCCGCCGCTGGTGATCGTGACGGGCGTGGTCAGCGACAGCGTGGAACCGGTCAGGGTCAGCCCGGTGCCGGGGACGAGTTCGCCGACAGTGGAGAACTCTTCCCAGGTGATCGCCGTCGTGCCGATCGTGTACGGGCCGGTCCCGGCAACGATGTATCCGGACCCGGCATTGGCGGCGCCGTTTTCGACGAACACATAGGCGCCGGGTACTTCGTCACCGGAGTCCATGTCGGGCGAGCGGGTCAGGACGTACGGCTCCATGGATGCGCCCACACTGGTGAGCACGTAGATGCCGTTGTTCGCCGCAGTGACCTCGTTTTGAACCAGCACCCGGTCGTTCGAACTGGCCACGGTTCCGTCGACGATGAGCGTGCCGACCGAATTGGCGGTCAGCGTCATCGCCCCGGCGTTGTAGGTGTTGGCTGGAAGGGCCGCTGTGGTCGCTTCCTGGCACGGCGCTTTCGCCGACAGGCCTGCGGTGACGGACTGGACATAGCCGAGGGTTGCGACTTCGCCCGGCTCCGTGGGCGTCTGCGCGTACAGCGGCCCGGTCATCGTGCCGCCGGAGGCAGGGAGGTAGGAGGTCATCTCGGCGGACAGCTGGATGGGTGCGAGCTCGGAGATGTCCAGCGGGGAGTCGGCGGACGGCGCGAAGGCGGCGAAGCTGTACTGCGGCGTCCCAACGATCGCTATGACAATTTCATAAGCCCAGCCCGCAGGGGCTATCTGGGTAGCGTCCGTCCCGACCAGAGTGGCGCTGAACGAGCCATTCACCAGTTCGTAGGTCCGCGCGACCGCGGCAATTACTACCGAGTCCGCCACGTCGGTCAACACGCAATTCGCGGCGAATGACACAAAGCCGCGTTGCGGCATCCCCGAGGGATCGAGGAACGTCCCAGTGATCGTCACTTGGGCGAGGTCACCAGGGAGCGCCATTTCACCACCTGGTTGCGATAGAATAAAGGCGCGAAAAATCCCCGCGACCGGGAGTGTTGCGAGCACTCGTAGTCCGGCCCGGGGCTCGGGCGATCTGACTGGAGCAGACCGACGTGAAAACCGTGCCCCTTTACGGGAAGAAGGCTGCGGGTCGCGTAGCGCTGGTGGACGACGCTAACTACGACCTCGTCATGCGGTACCGCTGGAACGTCTGGGAAGTGAAGCCCCGGGGCCCGAGGGCGCCGGGCGAACGGGCCGTATGCCGTCACGACCATCCGCATTAGCACTGGGAAGCGGAAGACGCTGCGCATGAATACCCTGCTAACCGGATACGCGCTGACCGACCACATCGACCACAATGGTCTCAACAATCAGCGTTCTAACCTGCGCGACGTGACGGACGCCCAGAATGCAGCGAACGCCCGGCCGGTTGTCGGGTCTTCCTGCTATCGGGGCGTCATCTTTGTTTCGCGTCACCGCAAGTGGGCCGCTCGGCGGCGCATCCGCGGCGCGGAAACGTTTCTTGGCTACTTCAGGTCCGAGGTGGATGCGGCCCGCGCGGTTGACTTGGCTGCCATTGATGCGGATAGCGAATACGCATACCTTAATTTCTCCGACGAGCGAGCATACGAGGAGGCCAAGCGCCTTGAGGTGCCGGTTGACCGGGAACTGGAGCGATACGCCGCGCGCGCCCAGGCGACTCGATTCGCGTCGGAGTCGATCAAGCAAATCTGGGCGCAGCGCGAGTATGTGACCTGGGTGTGCACGGAATGCGGGACCGGGTTTCAGTCTCGCCACGCGCAGCCGGTCCGCTTCTGTGGCGGCACGTGCGCGCCACGCGGCGCCGCCGCAAAGAGGCGGCGAGTCGGGCGGCCTGAGGCGACATCAGATTACCCCGCAGCAGCAATAAGGACCGAGATGTCCACCGGGGACGGGTCGTGCGGGATGGCCACCTCGTAGACGGCTGGCTGCGTATTTTCCACCGCGATCGTGAGGGCATACAGCCATCCGCTGGGCGACAGGTCGTTGTCGGTGGCTACCAGCGGCTCGCTTTCGAAGGAGCCTTCGGCCAGCCAGTAGAACCGGGGGCTGTCGAGCACCACGTGACCCGTGGAGTCGCTGACCACGGCTGACGGGGCGAAGGTGATGTTCCCGGCCAGCGGCGCGCCGGACGGATCCAGGAAGGCGCCTGTCACCACGACCGTGTCCAGGCCGCCGGGAAGTGGCATCAGGCCAGCCGGCGGATAATCACGAGCCCAGAACCACCAGCGCCGCCCTGGCCCCCCGCACCAGTCCCCGCAGCGCCGCCACCGCCACCGCCACCGCCACCGCCGGAGTTGGCCGCCGCCGCGCCGCCCTGGACGCCTGCCGCGGTCCCGGACGCGCCGCTGGTAGCCACCTGGGTGAACGCAGCGCTGTAGGTGCCTGCCGCCCCCCCGCCCCCGCCGAGGGTGCTGGTGGCCGCGCCACCTCCGGCACCGCCGCCGGCGGCCAGATCCACCGGGCCGGTGGCGTAACCGCCGCCGCTCATCCCGCCTGACCCTGGGTTGCCGGGAAGGGTCGTGGAGATCTGCGCGGCCAGCTGGCCCGTCCCCCATGCCCCGCCGTCCGCCGCGGTCGTCGAGTTGCCTGCCGACAGGCGCCCTGGGCAGCCGCCGCAGGCAAGGATGCTCACCCCGGTCCCGGTCACTGTCGTAGAAGTTCCGTAGCCGCCGCTGACGCCTGTAGCGCCTGCCGTGGCTCCGCCGCTGCCGCCGCTGCCCCCGCTCCCGATCGTGACTGTGAGCGTGGTTGACGACGCCAGGGTCACGATCAGCCGCACGGTGGCCCCGGACCCGCCGCCACCACCGCCGACCTGCAGGGTGGTCCCTGTCGCCGCTCCTGCCCCGCCGCCGCCGGCACCGCCGCCGAGGCAGGCGATCTCGTACGTCCCGGCAGGCAGCGTAGGTGTGGCATTGCTGGTGTACTGGGCGAAGAACGCCAGCCCGTGGACGTGGCCCGAGTCCGCAGCGAGCCCGTTGGACCCGGCTGCCTGCGTCCCGACCGCCTGGATGTCCCCGGCGGTCCCGTCGATCTCGATGATGCCCTTGGCGCTCGTGCTGGCCGTCGGGAGCGCCTGGAAGGTCGGCAGCGAGGACGACCCGGTGGAGGTCAGTACGTTGCCGGAGGTGCTCATCCCGGTGCTGGCCGATTGCACCGCACTCGTGCTGGTGGTGCCCCCGGCCAGCGGTGCGTAGGCAGTAAGCGTGGAGTCCCCGGTGCCGCCCTCAGCGACCGTGACGGTGCTGGACGCCGACAGGTACCGCGAGTCCAGTTGCGACAGGGGCACATCGTCGCCGAGCACGTACCAGATGCCCGGCGAGCCTGTCTGGTACTGGAAGACGACGCCCTGGTTCAGCAGCTTCAGCGTGCCGGAGGTGGTCCCGGAGACGTTGATCACGTCCGAGCCGCCGCAGGCGATCGCGATCTGGTTGGCGCTCGTCTGCGCAACCATCTTGAGCCCGACGACGGTCAGGTTCGCCGGTGCCGTGGGAAGGGTTACCGTGAACGCGGTGCTCGCGTTGCAGATGACGAAGTCGCCCGGGTTCGCGGGGTAAGCGCCGGTCTTGACGCCTGTCGGGGTGAGCAGCCCGGCCTTCAGTGCCTCGGCAGCTTCGGCCCTGGTGGTCTCCACGGAGACAGCCGCGTCCGTGTAGGCCGTGGTCGCTATGTCGATGCTGTTCGTCAGGGCGCTCTTCGTCGGCGCGGTGGGTGAGCCGGCAAGGGCCGGGCTGGCCAGCGGGGCGAGAAGCGCCTCTGCGGCTTCGGCCCGCGTCGTCTCGGTTGCGACTGCAGTGCTGACGAACGCGTCAGTTGCCAGCTTCGTGCTGCTGTCGCCCGTGGTCTGCGTGGTTGCGGTGGTCCCGCTCGGCAGCGCGGGGGTACCGGACAGATTCGCGGCAGTGCCAGTCGTGGACTGGTTGAGGGCAGGAACGTCGCCGGACGCGATCGTGCCCCACGCCGGGTTCTGCGGCGCCGAGCCAGTGCCCGTGGACTGCAGGTACTGCTTCGTCGCCGAGGTCGGCCCCCCCAGCCGCGCAGCCGCTGGGGTGCCGTTCTCGTAGATGATGTCGCCCTGCGTCGTCATCGGGTTCGCGAACCCGGATGCGGGCGTGGCCCAGTCGGCCGCCGTGCCGCCAGTGGCGGTCAGCACCTGGCCGCTGGCCGGAGCAGTCGCCCCGGACACGACAACGGTCGTTGTCGCGCTCTCCAGTCCTGCCGCCGCGGTGGCTGTTGCTGCGTTCCCTGTGGTCGACTGGTTCAGCGTCGGGACATCCGCGGCGACCAGGCTGCGGAAGGAGGGTGCACCGGAGCCGCCCGAGGCCGGGCCGGCGAAGACGTCGTTCTGCGCAGCCGGCGCACCCGTCCCCGCCCCGGTGCCGCCGCCAGAGATCGGGAGCGCCGTGTCGAACGTGACCGCTCCGGTGACATGGCACGTCCCGGCGACGTGCAGCCGGGAAGTCGGGTCGTTGGTCCCGACGCCCAGGTTCCCGGTGGCGCTCTGCAGGACGAACACCGCGGCGCCAAGCTGGGCCGAGTACCAGGCGAAGTCGTTCGGGCTGTTCAGGTCGCTGCCGTTGGTGTACAGCACCCACTGCCCGGCGTCGCCGTTGCCCACATTGTCGGGCTGGATGGCGATCGACGCCTCGCCGCCGGAGCGGCCCAGGATGTGCAGCCCGCCGTAGGAGTCGACGAGGTTCAGGGTCAGCTGGCTGCCGTTGTAGGCGAAGTAGGCGCCGACGTCGAGGCTGCCCGAGGTGATGTCCAGGCCGTCCTGCATCGTGACGGCCCCGCTGAAGGTGGCCCCGGCCAGCGCGGCCAGCAGCGCCTCCGCTGTCTCGGCGCGGGTCTTCTCGACGCCCACCGCGCTGTCCGCATATGCCGTCGTGGCGATCTGAGTGTCGTCAGTCAGCGCCGATGCGGTGGGTGCTGTCGGGATGCCAGTGAAGGCTGGCGACGCAAGCGGGGCGCCTGCTGCTGCGGCCTGCAGGGTCAGGTTCCCGGACGAGTCCGAGGTCAGCACGTCCCCGCTGGTGCCCGTGGGCAGCTTCAGCGGTGGCGAGCCGCCGAGGATGATCGGGCCGCTCACCGTGCCGCCGGATTCCGGCAGGTAGGCCGATACGGGGGTAACCTCGGCCACAGGTGTCAGCGCGGAGATGTCCTGGGTGGTGCCGTCCGCGTAGGCGAGGAAGAAGCTCCACGTGGAGGGCGTCAGCCCGGCGATGCTCTCGGTGACCTGCCACGTCCATCCGCTGGGCGCCAGGTCGGCGTCGTCGGTGCCGTAGAGGGCGACACTGAACTGGCCGGCGCTGTTGACCGCCACCGTGACCGGGGACTGCAGGACTATCTCGGAGTCGGTGATGTCGGTGAGCGGCACCGAGGGCGCGAACGTGACCGTGCCGAAAAGCGGCTGTCCCGAGCCGTCAAGATATGTCCCAGTTAGGGTGACTTTTTCCAGACCCATGCGGCACCCCCCTGGGCATGCGAATGGGCGTACCGCGACACATGAAGATGGCAGCGTTGCCGATGCGAGCTAGCTACAGCGGGTACCGCTCAGGGCATTCGTCACGACGAGACAACGTTGCCTGCGACATAGACAGATGAACTGCTCGTAGCACTGATCGCGGCGCCACCCGAGCCAATGAGCGCAGCCGTGGCGTCAGGGGCGCCGTAGCAGACGTTGTTCGCCCACACGCCGCCGGCTGGCGTGGTGGTGATGCTGCCGTTGGTGAACTGCAGCAGAGATGTCACTGACGATCCGTTACCGTTCATCTGGTTGTTGCAGAACGACGTTTCCTGGGACGCCGTGGTGAGCTTGACCAGGCTCGCGGCCGCGCACGAACCGTAAGCCAGGAAGTGGTTATTGCAGAACACCAGCTTTGCGGTGGACAGCAGAACAGGAACCTGCGACGTGCCCATCTGGTCGAAGTACTCGCCATTGATGACCGCATCGCCCGCTGCGGAACCCAGGCTGAGGTGATATGCCCCGCTGGTGGAGACCGCGGTGTAGCTGTAGTGGTTACTGGTGCACTGCATGCCGCCGCCGCCCGCACTCGAGCCAATGGTCAGCTGGTATGTATTCGAGTGGAACAGGTTGCCGGAAATCCGGCCGTCCGTCGCGCCGAGGCCGTTGACGGAGACGCCGTAGGCGCAGTTCGAGACCTGCGAATTTTGCATCTGGAAGCCGTAGCCGTAATTGGCTGTGCCCGAGTAGACCGACACCCCGTAACCGGTGCCGCCGGAACGGTCAAAGTTGGATACGAAGCACTGGGCCAGGTGCACGTCCGCGGTATCGGTGACCAGCAGCCCGGGCGTACTTGTCACGCTCGTGCCGCCCGAGGTGACCCCCGACAGGCAGATCCCGAACAAGAGGGCGCCGCACGGATTGGCGGCCGCCTCGCCGCTGGTCGACGCGGTGCTGCCAATCGTGATCAGCGCAGAGCCGGAGAACGAGGAGTTAGGCCTAATGAAGGCGCCCGTGAACGTGTTCGGCGTGACCTGGCGGTTGCCCTGGCCGGTGCCCCACAGGTTCACGCCGGGCTGTACCACGATCGGCTGCTCGATATTGTAGGCGCCAGTGAGCACCAGCGGCCCGGGTGCGCTGCCCGAGTTGATCGCGGAGATGGCGTCGTTGATGATCGCGCCGTCGCTGGTGCCGTTGATCGTCCCGAAGAACTCCGGCCTGGTGCCGAAGACGCCTTCCCAGATGGCCGCGGAGCTGCTCGTTGCGACGAGGGCCTGGCCTTCAACCGGAGTCCCGCTGACGGTGACGCCCAGGCCCCCGCTGCCGTTTGCCGCCGCGGTAACGCGCCCGTCAGTGCCGACGGTGATGTTCGCTGCGGTGTATGACCCGGCGGTGACCCCGGAAGCGGCGAGGCCCGTGGGGTTCGGGTAGGTGCCGCCACTGAGGACGCCGCCCGGCGTCGTCGAGGTCGTGATCAGGCCCGTGTTCGGGTGGACGTGCCCGGAGTCGGCCGCCTTGCCCTCGCTGCCGGCTGAAGCTGACGAGGCCAGCGGCTGGATGTCGGAAGCGGTCGAGTCGAGGGTGACCCCGGCCGCAGGGGTCTGCCAGTTTGCCGTCGTCGGCGAGGTTGCGGTGATGGACTGGCCGGTCGATGGCGTGCCGGAGACGGTCACCCCGTCGATGGTGCTGACGCCCGCCGGAGCCCACTCGCCGTCGCCCTCGCTGTCGGTGCAGGTCCAGACGTCGCCAATGGCGGCGCCCGCAGGGATGGTCAGCGGGTTCGGGGTGCCTTCGAGGGTGAGATTTCCGGACATAGTTCCCCCGGAGGTAGGAAGCATATCATCTGCGCCGTAACCGGAGGCAGTCACCGCATTTCACCCCCGCTGGTTACTGCATGATCGCGCCGGAACGCTTGACCTTGTCCGGGGTCGACCAGACTTCGAGGGTGTAGACGGTGAGCAGCGTCAGCGCAGGCTCAAGGGCGGTCTCCGCGAACAGGGCAGCGGTGGTGGCCACGTTGCCGCCTGCTGAGGTGAGAGCGGCTTGCGCATCCAGGCTGGCAATGCCGTAAGAGCCGGGCAGCGCATCCAGGACCACGGCAACTGGCAGGACGGCCGCGCCGCCGGTATCCGTCACCACCGTCAGCACGACGCTGACCGGGAGCAGCGCGTTGGCCGTAGGCACGGGCGGCGGGTACGCGACGAGCGTCCCGGCAACCGCGATCACTGCAGCCGCGAGCGGGCCGGGAGTCGCCACCGCGAAAGTGGTTGCCATCGGCAGGGAGGCGCCGTAGATCAAGGTGGGCGCGGGCTCCAGCGTTGCAGAGGTGCTCAGGGTTGCGCCGTAACCCGTGGAGGCAGTGGGGGTCACGGTGACCTGTGCCGCTATTGGCTGCGGGACGACGGACGAAGCCGAGGCACTGATGGCCGCAGTGGCGCTCAGCGCCGCGATACCCGCGGTGGTGGCGCTGGCGGTCAGGGTAAATGCTGCGGCCAGGCCGGCCGTGACGGTGGCAACGCTCCAGGTGATGATGACCTGCCCGGTGGCCCCGGCGCCTCCGGCGGCGTCGCCGACGCTGGTGCCGTACCCGCCCCCGCCGCCACCGCCTGGCCCGGTACCGGAGTCGCCACCGCTGCCGGTTTCGCCGCCATCGCCGCCATCGCCGCCGCCAGATGGCGCCGCGCCGCCGCCGCCCGCCTCGCCAATGGCGGTCTGGCCAGGGTTGCCCGACGCGCCGGTGCCCGCTGACGAACCGCCCCCGGCGCCCCCATTGGAGTAGGAAGCCGAACCGCCATTGCCGCCATCAAAATGGGTACTGTTGGTGCTGCCCGTGCCCCCGCTCCCGGCGAAGCCGCCGTCGGCGCCCTCACCGGAGTTGGCGGTGACCGTGACGTCATTGCCCGGGAAGGTGGTTGCCGCGGGGCTGTGCCCGGGACTGCCTCCCGCGCCGCCTCCCGCGCCCCCGCCGGCGACCGTGACCGTGTAAGGCGCGCTGGCGGTGACCGCAACGGTCGCGGCCGCATACTCGCCGCCGCCACCCCCGCCCGCGCCGCTGTTCGGGTACGGGCCACCACCCCGGCCGCCGCCGCCGCCACCCCCGCCCGCGCCCCAGCATTCCACGATCAGCGACGTGACCCCGGCGGGGACGGTGAAAGTGTGCGTACCGGACGTGGTGTAGGTCTGGGTCGGCATCGCTCACACCCCCGGCGCGGGGTCGGGTGCGCGAGTCAATCCGGACTATCAGGGATAAATCACGAGAGCGTGATCTCGATGGCAGCCGCGGCCACCTGGAGCGTGTTGGTGTTCGCTATGGACAGAGTTGTCCCGAATGTCCCGAACAGCCACCGCAGCGGCGTACCCGCCTCGTCCCACAGCTCGAGGCCCGCGATCGACCAGGTGCTGCCTGAGGAGTTGGTCCAGGTCAGCACGGTGATGTTGCTCGTGGCGCCTGCCGACGGGGCATTCCAGGTGGTGACCGTGCCCCCGGTCGTGTAGCCGCCGCCACCGGCGAGTTCGGTGCCCGCCGTGCTGGCGGTTGGGACCGTCGACGTCAGCCGCGTGTGAATGCCGCTGCTCGCCTCACATGCATTTTGGGCCAGCATCGCGCCCAGGACCGTATTGGCGCGAGTCTGGTCAACGGCAGCCACGTCAGCCTCCCGCGTTCACGCGCACGTGGCCCGGGATGACGATGATCGTCACCGGGCGGCAGGATGAGTCGCCGCTCTTGCGGACGTGCTCGACATGCGCCTCGTGGGAGCGGTGCACGACGCAGCACAGGCCCGCGGAGCTGCCTTTCGGCGTCCCGGCGCCCGTGGTGCACCGCACCGCGTCGTCGAAATCGCCGGGCTCCGACTTCTCGGTGAAGCCCTGGCCTCTGCAGGCCGGGTTGTCGCAGGTCACCAAAAACACCCGGCGCCTCCTTCGGGAATGAAGGCCCGGGCGCCGGGCCGGTGAGCGGAAAGGGTTACCGGAAGATCAGGGCTGCAGCGCGCTGATGAGGGCGTTGAGGACGGCGACCACTTCGGCGCCCCAGGCGTCGGTGTAGGCGGAGGGGGCCGAACTCACGGACCCGGACGACGACACCGCCGCGGTCAGCGCTGCGAGCTGGGTCTGGATGTTGATGATCTGCTGACCGTGCACGGCGTTCTTGTGCATCGTCTGCTTGATCGCATACGGCATGCGCGTGGTAATCGGCTTGGGGATGGCGGACATGCTGGAACTCCACCCCCTCGGCCAGCCGGTCAGCTGGTGCCGGTAAAGGTGCCATCTGGCAGGTAAGGGACCGGTATCCAGCACTGGACCCAGGTATATTCCGCTTGCTGGTCAGTTGGGGGGTATAGGGTCCATCCAGTGATCCGGGCCTGTCCCTGGAATCCCGGCTGCCCATTCGGCCCGGCCGGGTGCAGTGGCGACGTGAGCGCCAGCTGGCACCAGGATCCGAGCACAATGTCGCTGACCGCAGGCCCTTGCCCGTTGCCCAGCCACAAGGTCGGCGTGAGCTGTGTGCCGGTCACCGCGGGCAGGTAACCGGTGGCATAGGCGTCGATCTGTGCCTGGTCGGTGATCGAGAGGGTGGTCACCGACACGGCCTGCTCGAGCAGGGGGTTGCCGGCGGCCAGGTCAACCAGGTCGTATCCGGCCGGGTACTGGGAGGTCCAGGTGGTGCCGCTGCCGGTGGAGTCGGTTGCGGTCGCGATCACTTTGTTGGAACTCGTGCTGCCGGTCGCTGTCCACTGGTAATCGAGCAGATTGCCCGGCATGGCGTACGCCAGGCCTGACTGGGGAAATGTCAGGCCCAGTTCCGGGTAGCCCAGGTTCAGGTACGTGGTCAGGTTGCCGTTGACGTCCAGGCCGGGTGCGAACGCGTACTCGAACCCGAATTCGGCGACCATGTTCTGCCACGCGTCCGATACCAGCTGCATGTCTGAGCCGGTGAACGTGACCGTGGCACTGACCCCGGACTCGTTATTGCCGAGGTTCAGCCCGGCGGCCTGGGTACTGACATCTTTGGTCAGCGCATAGGTGACCAGGGACCGGAAGATGTCGAAAACATCCATTCCGGTGAAGGTCAGGTCGTCCTGGATCACCCGGTAGGCGCACAGGGAGTCGAACGTCGACGCCGAGAAAGGCATCGTGCCGTCGAGGATCGTCTGCGGCTGCCAGTCCCAGAGGATGCCGTTCCAGACCGGGGTGCCGTCGAGCAGCAGCCATATCATGGTGCGCCTGTTGGCAATTGAGTTGCGCCACGCCACCTGCTCGAGGGCATTGCCCGCGGTGAGGCTCAGCGCGCCGGTGAACGTGCCGGTGCCGTTGATCTGACGGGCGAGGGACAGCCCGTAGGTGCCGTCCATCGGGATCCAGTCGCCGAGAATGGCGCCCGACAAAAGATCAGTTGCAATGTATCTGTATTCGGACGTGGGGTTTGCCGGAGGGGCGCCGATCGCGGCCAGCTGGGCCGCAGTGAGAGGCATCTACGCGAGCACCTGCGTGACGCGGACGTATGCCGGGCCTTCCAGGGTGCCGAACGACGAAGTGAATTCGATCGTGTGGGCACCCTGGGACAGGGTGGTGCCCTGCGCGCCGGAGGTATAGAACGTCCAGCCTGCGTTCCAGTACCCGGATTTGGTTACGCCCGTCGAGGACTGGGCGCTGATCGCGTCGAGCTGCTTGCCGTCGGCGAGGATCTGCAGCTGGCCGTGGGTGGCGCTCACCTTGGGGCCAGTGTTGGCCGCCCACACGCTGATCTCGTAGTCGCTGATCCCGTCGGCGGTCATGGACAGGCTCACCGACGACAGGGAGCCCGCGGGCTCGTACTGGTACCAGGACCGGGTGCTGGCCAGCTGGTACGGGATGGCCCCCGGCGCGATCGTGTAAGTGAGGGTCAGCGACCCGCCGCCGCCGGTGCCGCCGGAGTAGCCGAGGCTTTCCCCGCTGCTTCCTCCCCCGCCGCCGCCAGGCGCGGCCCCGTTGGCGCCGTTGCCGCCGCCACCGGTGCCCCCGGCGCCCCCGTAAGGTCCTGCCGTTCCCCCGGCCCCCGCCGCAGTAGCGGTTGCGTTACCTCCAGCACCGCCGGTGCCGGTCGTCGACCCGGAAGCACCGCCGCCGCCGCCGAAGCCTTCCTGGCCCGATCCCGTGGAGCCAGTGCCCGCGGCGCCGCCGTCGAAATGCTGAGTGTTGGAACTGCCGGTACCGCCGGCTCCTCCGGTGGCCAGCTCATCGGTGGCCTGGCCGCCGCTGGCAGCCAGGGTCACTGTCCTGGCAGTGAATGTTGTGGCCGTCCCGTCGGCGCTGTCGCCGCCGCCTGTTCCTACCGAGTAGGAATATGACTGGCCGGAACTGACGGCCATCGCGGGCTCGTAGGCTTCCTCGCCCCCGCCCCCGCCCCCCCCGCCGGACCCGAACGGGGTCCAGGACAAGATGACCATGCCCCTGGCGCCGTCGCCGGATGCGGAAGGACCGGAGTCGGGAATTTGCGGCGTGCCGCCACCGCCACCGCCACCCCCGGGCGAGCCGCCGTTGGCGCCGCCTGCCTCGCTGCCGCCGTACTCGCCGCCGGTATTGCCGCCAGCACCGCCGCTGCCGCCGCCGGCGCCGCCGGCGCCTGCGGCTGGATGGCCGCCCGAGCCGCCATCCGACCCGTCCCCGGCGCCGCCCCCGCCGCCGCCGCCGTCGTAACTTCCGCCCTGGCCGCCGGTGCCGCCCGTCCAGTCCCCGCTGCCACCAGCTCCGCCTTCTCCGGAGTTGCCGGCCGAAGACGAGAACCCCCGCTGGCCGCCGCCTGCGGTGATCGTTGCGGGTGCCCCGCCTGATCCCGCATCCCCGGTAAACGAAGACGGGCCCCCGTTGTTACCGGAAGCGGTTCCGCTGGCTGAGTTGCCGCCCACACCAACGGTGACCTGGTAAGAACTCCCGGCGGTGACCGGCACGGTCCCGGCCGAGAAGCCGCCGCCGCCGCCGCCGCCACCGGCGCCAGAGCCGTAGTAGTATTGCTCGCTGCCTCCGCCCGAGCCGCCCGCGCCCCAGCATTCCACCGTGACAGCGCTCACCCCGGTAGGGGCGGTCCAGCTGGACGAGGCGGTGAACGTGGCTGATCCGCCGGCGCCTGAGACGACCCCTGTACCCCCGCCGCCGCCGCCGATTGCCCGGGCGGCCACTGCGGACACGTACGAGGGGCAGGTCCAGTTGCCGGTTCCGGTGAGCTCTTCCACGACGTCAGTCACCGGCGAGTACAGAAGCTGCCCGTTGGCGACGTTGTAGTACAGCTGGCCCGTCGGGCCCGACGGCGCGTCCGCCGCGGAGATGACCGGCACGATGCACCCGGGCGCGGCCACGAACGTCCGCAGGTCGGTGATGTCCCCGGAGGTGACCGAGGAGGCGCCGTTGGGGACCGAGATCTCGGCGAGCAGCAGCGAGTTGGCGGGCTGAGCGGGGGGTGAGGTGGTGCCGGCCAGGTACTCGACGGCAGACGTGGACCCGGACCCGTCGTCGCTGACCCCGGCGATCACATAATCCAGCCGGGTCGACCCGGTCGAGTTGGCTGCCACGGTCAGCGTGGCCTGCTGCATCAGGCCAAACCGGTACGCGCCCACCCCGGCCGAGGAGGCGATCGAGCAGTAGCCCGCGTTGACGGTTGCGGTCATGCCGCCGCCGGGCAGCACCTGCATGGCGGTGCCGGAGTCCGGGTAGACGCCGCTGGCCGGGAACACCGAGGACGGGGAGCCCGCGTCCTGCACCGAAGTGCCGCCGTCGAGCTCGCGCCACTGCGCGGCGGTGTAGTAGGCGCCGTCGACGTAAAGCGGATAGCCCGGCACGGGGTAGGACACGAAGGGCGCACCGCCCCTCGCGAGTTCAGGAAGATGTCAGGTGGTGACTGGTGCGATCCGCAGGATCGACGGCGACGTGGACGTGGCGATGATCCCGTCGTGCACGGAGGTGCCCGTGCCCCCGGCCTGGAACTTCCAGGCGATCGTGTGGGTGCCCGCGACAGGCGTGTTGCCCTGCGCCGATGAGGTGTAGAAGTGGGCCGACCCGCCCGCGGTCGCGTACGAGGTGGTCCCCAGTGAGACCACGTCCAGGCTTCCGGCCAGCGCGCTGTCGACCGTCACGTTCATTGCGATGTACTGGGCGGACCCCTCGATACCAGTCCACTTGATGTACATCTCGATGTCTTCGCCGGCGGTGGTCACCGACGCTGACAAGACGCCGGTTGAGGCACCCGCCGATGCGGCGAAGACGTTGGCGGTGCCGACGGCGACCTGCGGTGCCCAGGGCAGGATCGACGGCAGGACCACTGAGCCCGCGGTCCCGCTGCCGGTGACCAGCTGATTGGTGGCGATGTTGTAAAGAAATTGCGTGGCCGGCACTGCGGGGGCGGCAGCCTCATTGGGGATGGGCAGAATGCCGCCGGGAGCGACCACATAGCTGCGCGCGTCGGTCACGTTCGCGGCCGTGACGCTGGTGACCCCGGCGCCGACGAGGATCTGCGCCAGCGTGATCGAGTTGGCAGGGGACGCGGGAGGCGTGGGCGCGGCAGCCGGGGCGCCGGTGACTACCTGGACGTAGGCCGCAGAGGCGTCGGTGCCCAGGTCAGCCACGTTGGCGACGATGGTGTCGATCCGCGGGAACGTGGCGCTGGCGGTGTTCAGGGCGAATGTCTGGGCATTCATCAAGCCGAACACATAGGCGCCCTGGAGGGCCGAGCTTGAGTTCGGGCAGCAGCAATAACCCGCATTAACAGAGACATTCATGCCGCCAGCGGCGTTGACGGCCATGGCGCCCATGCCGGGGAAAACTCCGCCGGGAATCTGGTTGGCCGACGTCGTGCCGCCGTTATATACCTTTGTCCCGATTTCGTAGTTGCGAAATGGCGCCGAGGCGTCCATCGTGGGGTCATCAACCCATAGCGGAATACCACAATTCGCGCTTGTCGCCACAATCCCTCCTAGATGTAGGCGGGATTGTACGAAACGGTCAAGCTAGCTCCCCCGGTGGTGATCCCATTTAGGTATATCTGGGTTGCACCCGGCTCCAATACCCACCAAGCGGACGAAACGTCCGCCGGGTAGAACGTGCCGTTCAATAGAGGCTGCCGGTTGTCCATGTCCAGGACGAGCTGGTCGGTGGGGCCGAGCGTCAGGCCGGTGAAGCTGACCGTCTCCGCGGTGTTCGCGTTGACGACGGCCGGACTGGTAATCGGGCCGCCGATCGCCAGATTCGGCCGGGTCTCAAACGTCCCGGTGTTGTAGGCGGTGATCGACGTCGCCGACGGCGGGATGTTGCCGGGGAACGACACCGGCAGCGAGAACGGCAGCGCCAGGTTGCCCGCCGGCGGCGGCCCGATGACCAGGCCCGCCGACTGCGCAGGCACGGCGTATTTGCGCGGATCCGGCGCGACCATGGGGATGGTGAAGATCACGTCGGTCAGGGTCGGGCAGGACTCGGTCACCGACGCCGTGGCGTTGCGGCGGACGTATGCCACCTTTGGTATGGGCTCATTGAACAGCAGGACGGCCAGATCATTGACCGGGACTGCCTGCTGCAGCAGAGCCCGCGCGTAGTCGCGCATTGCCTGGGTGGGCGCGCTGGCCATGATCGTCAGCGTGATGATCCTGGGGCCGTAAAATTGCGGGGCCGCCCAGCCGCCCTGGTCGGCCGAGCGCTGAATGACGCCCTGCCCAGCGGTCGGCGGCGAGTCCCAGCCCTGGATGGACTGCCACTGCCAGCAGATGCCGTTGGCGTCGACCGACCCGAACGGGATGACGATCGGCGAGGTGGCCCAGCTTGGCGAGTAGGTGAGGCTTCCGGTCCAGAACCCGACGTCGCCCGGCGGTGGGGTGACGAACGGGGCGCCGCCGATGACCGGGAAGTTCTCGAAGGCCAGGAATGTGTCGCCGGCCGGGCCGTAGGTGCTGGTCCAGTTGGCGACGTAGACGCCTGGCAGCGCGCTGGCCGGGATGGCCCACCAGAACGAGTACTGGCCCACCCCGGTACGCCACAGCGTCCCTGGTGCCGCCGCGGTAGCGCCCGTCCAGGTGAACGGCCCGGTCACGTCCGTGGTGAGGCCGACCGCCTCGCCGTAAGTGATGTCGAGCTCGACCTGACTCGGGTCGACCGCGCTGCCCGTCTGGTAATCAGCGAAGCTGAAATCCAGGACGTAGTCCTCGCCGGGTGTTGCCGGGGTCGGCGGCGAAGGTGGCAGCGGCGTCGACACTCAGCGCCTCCTGGGACCGCTCAGGCGTGAGCAATAGCGCTTGTGAGGGCCATGGTGAAAGCCTGGATCTGCTCGGGCCCGGGGAATTGCGTGCCGTAAAAGTTGACGTTGATGCCGCCGCTGTTCGGCAGCACCGTCTCCGGCCGCCCCGTCGTGTTCACCGCCGTGGTGACGCCGGGCATGAGCAAACCGCCCTTATCGTACCATCCGGCACTTTGCTCGTGAGCCCACGCATTTGCGGGCGTACCATACCGACCACGGATATAATCGAACATCCAGGTGATCTGAGCGGTCGGGTTGGACGAGCCTCCCTCGCTCGGCGGGCGGCCGGCCAGCGGGTACTTGCTCGACGGCAGCGCCTGCGCGATCCCGTAGGCACCCGAAGGGTTCATGGCCGTATTGCTGAAACCGGACTCGCGCATCGCAATGTTGACGAAGTCCTGCCACTGGGAGGACCCGAACGGGAACAGCGATCGCGCCAGGGCCTCGTTGGCGGACGCGCTGCCGCCACCCGGCCCGGCGTACCCCCCGCCGCCGCTCGATGCCGCGGCTTTCTCGGATGAGTGCAGAGCCGCCAGCATGGCGCCTACCAGCGCGTTCTGGACCGTCGTCTTCATCGCGCCCTGCATCGTGCTGATGTACTGGCCGGTCAGCACGTTGGTGCCCTGCTCGACCAGGCCGCCGGCGGCATAGTGGCCGGTGTTCAGCGCGTCGAAGAGCTCCTTGCCGTACTTGTCGACGCTGGCCGCCCGGACGACGTACTCCCCCGCGGACAGCCATGCGGGCACCTTGTCGTCGGTCGGGCCACCCGGCCCGGCGATCATGCCGCCCTTGGCGTTTGGCACGGGCGGCCCGGTGCCCTGATAGCCCGAGGGATGGGTGTAGGCCTGAGCCGCCTGGGCGATCGTGTAGGTACCCTTGCCGGTCATCAGCAGTTCCCAGGCGCCGGATGGCGGGAGGTGCTTGATGGAGCTGGTCAGGTTGTTGACCAGCGCCGTGGCCTGCTTGGCGGTCAGCCCTGTCTGCTCAAGGTCCTTGATCAGCTGCGCCCGCTGGCTCTTCGTGGCGTCAGTGTTGGAGCCGTTCAGCAGCACGGCGCGGGTGTAGGCCTCCAGAAGGCTTTCTGCGCCCTGCGAATTGGTCTTGACTTTCTCCAGGTCGTCAGCGAGCTTTTCGCGAATCGACTGGCTGGCGGCGGTGACGGCAGCATTGTGCTGCATCGCGGCCGAGTTCCTGCCGATCGAGCCGGTCGCCTCATCTGCGATAGTCTGCGCATTCTGATAAGCAATGGCAGTCTGGTTCGCCCAGTACGCAGCATCGTGGCCGCCGACCGTGCCGTTGTCGTGCAGGGCTTCGGTCAGATTCTTTACATCGTTGTAGTACCCAGAAGCTTTCAGCGAGGCATTGGAAATCGAACTGGTAACCTGCGAGTTCATAACGTCGCCAAGATTCTGGGCGATCTGCGCCATGTCGCCCATCTTGATCGTGGCCTGATCGACATTCTTCGACAGATTCCCGGTACTGGCACCCGTGGCTTTGATGGCCTTCTCCAGCTGAGGGAAGGTCTGGATGTTCATGCCAGCGGCATTGACGAATCCGAGAAGTTCAGCCTGCGCGGGCTTACTGTCGGCCGCGTACTTCACCAGGGACGCGGCCATGTCCAGGACGGACTTGGAAACCTGGGGTCCGGTAGCGGCCCCTTCCGCCTGGGCAATGCGGAACCAGTCCGTAAGCTGCGGCATCGTCGACCCGAGGACTTGGTCGAAGTTCTGCCATGCCTGGGCGGACGTCTGGCTGGTGCCGGTCAGCGCCTTGGCGAACTGTGATACCGACAGCGACATTCCCTCGGTCGACTGCGAAAGGGTGAACTTCGTGGTGTTGGTGATATTGGTCAGATTGCCCATGGCCTGGATAAAGGAGCCAAGGTCCGAGGTGCCGCCGGTCAGGTTCTGCATGAACGAGTCCCAGGCCTGGTTGAGCTGCTCAACCTTTGTCCCCTGCTCGCCCTCCTGGATCGCCAGGGCCAGCATGTCGTTACCGACCATCCCGGACGCGGTGCCCATCGCACCCAGGCCGGTGACGTAGTCGCGGATCTGCTCTCCCGCAGCAGTCCATGCACCGCTCTGGGTCTTCAGCTGGCCGACCAGCGACACGTTCGCCGCACCCGCCAGGGCCATCGCCGCTGGCACCGAGATGTGATAGGTGTTCGCCAGCATCTGGGCGTTGTGCGTGGCGAGCCCCACGTTCTGGGCCTGCTGGTCCAGCGACTTCAGGTAGGTTTGGCTTGCCGCCCTGGCCGTGTCCAGGCCACTGGCCTGTGCTGCCAGCCCGGCCCGGTAACCGTATGCAGCCACCCCGGCCCTGGTGGTCGATGACGCCAGCGCTGGCATCGACGCCTGGAGCGCCGCGACAGAATGCTGCGACTGATTCAGCCTCTGGGTAAGATCGTCCAGGGCATTACCGAGGGCGGGGAGGGTGTTCAGCCCCCGGGCTGCCTCGACCTGCTTGTTGATCGCGGCCGTGAAGTTCTGAGCGGCCGAAGTGGCCGTAACCCACTTGTCGATCAGGATGCCCAGGCCGACGGCGACCACGAGAATCCCGAGCGTCTGCAGAGCGCTCAGGTCGTCGATCCAGCCAATGAATGCGGCCCTTGCGGCCTCAACGTCATCCGTGGCACCCACGACTGCGGCACCAAACAAGGGGATTCTGCTGGCCAAGCTGGCGATCCCGAATGCCAGGTTTGGCACGATGCCGTAAATGTTTTTGAGAATGCCGAGGAACCGGTCGCCGACAAGGAAGTAGCTGCCCGTTCCGCCGCTGAGCTCGGCAGTGGCGAGGCCCATCTTGCCCAGCACGGTCACGATAAGGGAGCCCCAGCGGTTGAATTCCTCCAGGCCCATGACCAAGGTGAGGATCGAAATGCCGGCGACCTGGAACCTGGCCGCCAGTTGCGCAAGGGCCGATGCGAGACCGATGCCATCCGCCAGGATGCGCAAGAGGAGTTCGGCCAGCCCGGGCATCTGGGAGGCGGCGGAGGCAATGAAATGCCCTAGGTTCCCGAACACTTGCCCGACCCGGGTAAGGTCAGGAATCATGTTCTGCAGGATCTTGTCCGTGGTCTGGCCAGCGCCCCCTGCGGCCGAGAAGTCGTAGACCAGCTTGGCCATGAACGTGTCGAATACCTGGCCGACCTGCAGGCCCGTCTCAGCAAGACCGCCAAACTGCTCTTTAATGACGTTCAGGGCACCCCCGAGCGCCTGGTAGACGTCCGGGTTAGCCTCGTTCTGAATCTGCTGCCAGACGCCTTTGAGGCCCAGCATTTCGCCATACGTCTGCCCAGACGCCTGGCCAAGCGCTTCGGTAGCGGTAAACAGGGCATTCAGGTGCTGGTAAACGTTGGTCGCACCCTGAACCCAGGCGAATGCCCACGCCCCAGCGGCGACCGTGGCCGGGACCAGAACCGCCAGCAGTTCGGCCGATCCGCTGATGATCCAGTGGATGACAGTGGCCGCGTTCTGGCCCCAGATGGTCCAGCCGCGCGCGCCGCGCGCGGCTGCTGCGGTAGCGCCGTCCGTTCTGACCTTCAGGGCGGCGATAACGGCACCGAGGGCGCCCGCGTCGAAAGCGGTCCCCGCAAGCGCGGCCTGCTTGCGATCCAGTTCTGCGTCCAGCACCACCAGGGCGCCGGTGGCGTCGTAGGCCCTTCCGGTGAGAACCGAGAGCCCGTTGACGAACCGGGATATCCCGAAGGTGGCCCTCGCCAGGCTGGCGAGGCTGACATCGAACGTCAGCGGAACCGACACTGGGTTCGCCCTGAAGTACGCATTCGCGGCAGAGCGGGCAGCTTGCATGCTGCGCTGCGTCACGCTGAATGTGACCGGCATAATCGCCGGGTTCGCCCTGAAGTACGCCTTTGCCGCAGAAACTGCAGCGCCCATGCTGCGCTGCATCACATTGAATGTGACCGGCATGGCCACGCCCGCGGCCCTGAAGAGTTCCTTCGCGTCCTCGATGGCCTTGGCGACACTCGCCGCGGAGATGTCGAACCCGACAGGCATCCCGGCAGCCTGGGACGCAAACTCCTGCTTGGCTTTCTCGATCGCGTCCGCCAGGCTGCTCTGGTCGATGTCGAACTTGACCGTTGCCGTCAGGTCGTCGAGTTCGGCTTCGACTTCGCCGAGCTGGCGCAGCAGTTCGTCCTGATTAAGGCTGACATCTACGTACGCGCTAGCGATGCGAAATCCGTCCGGGATCGCAAGCACCCCCTCTTACGGGGAGCCGGCCCCGGGCGCCTTCACCTGAACTACGTCCCCGAGGGCCGGCATACTGCCCACCGGCGCGGACATGGACGCGAGTTCTGCCGCAGTGGCGATGGGCGCGCTCGCCTGGGCCCGGAACCGGGCGGCCGCGTCTCCCCCGCTGCCGCTGGGCGCGCCCGGCGAAGACCTCGGCACGGCCGCGCGCACGGATGGGCTTGCCTGCTCTTCTTCGGCGATTTCGTTCGCCAGCCGGGCGGCCATGGCCCCCTGATAGGCGGGCAGCCGGATGGCCAGGGCAAAAAAGGTGGGCCCGTCGAGTTCTTCGCCTGCGTCACGGATGCCGTGGAAGACGCTCAGGTCTGAGCAGACGTCGTCTAGGTACGAGAGGACCCACGCGACCGGCGCTGCGGCCTCTTCTGCTGCTCTTTTGGGCCTTCGAACGATCCCAGCATGATCTTGCTGGCGGCGGTGACCACCTGCTCGAACTGCTCGTCGGTCAGGTCCTCGTACTCCATGAGCGCCTGGTAGCCCTCGGTGCCGAGCAAGTTCTCGAGCATGTACTGGGTGGCGATGTCAGCGCCTTCGTCGCGCATCAGCTTCAGGTACTTCAGCGATCGCGCCGGCGAGGGGTGGACTTCGACGCTGTACTCAACGTCGTCGATGTAGAAGAGGGTCTCGCGCTTGCGCTTGGCCCCTTTCGGGGCGGTCTTCAGCCGCAGGATCTGCGGCGCGTCGGCCGGCTCTTCCTCTGGACCGGGGCGCGGCATAGCGCGCACTTCGGCGGTCATGGGGTTCCTCTCAGATCGCCAGGCCCCGGAAAGCAGCTCGGCGAGAACGGCGGTAAGCAGAACGCCTGCCGCAGCGGCGTAGGCTGCGGCAGGCGGTGGATAGAGCAGGAAGAGAAGCGTGGATGTCAAAAACGGACATACCTACGCAGTGGCGTCAATTATGTGATACAGTGGTATACTGGCCGAAACATAATAGGCGGTCCAAGTTGTCGCAAAAAGGACAGGCTTGCTCTTTTCGTACGACAGCGCGATCTTGCTGGAGGTCAGGCACTTGCGCACGATGATGCGCCGCTTGGCCGCCGCGCCCGTGTTCAGCGTGGGCGCCCAGCCGTCGATGATGAAGGCCGTATACGACGGCTGCGTGGCGGACGACGTGGTCAGCGGATCCAGCGTCGAATAGGTCGCCTGAGTGGTCTGCGACGTCAGCTGGTTGGTGGCCACCGTCAGGTTGTTGAGCGTCGCCTCTTCCATGGACGCAGTGATCTGAACCATGCGCTTGGTGAGGCGGCCGCCCACCGGGTCGACCAGCTGGTCCACAGCCTGGTCCGTGTAGGTCAGGTCCACCTCGAGCACCACGGGCGTGTCGTCCGCGGTGCCGCCGACGTCAGTCCATCCCGCGCCGGGCGTTGAGGTGACAGCCGAGTCCAGTGGCTCAGTTGTCCCAAATGCGCCCCAATAGAGGGTTGCGGGGCCTTGGCATATATTGAAGGGAGTGATGGCGATTTTAACCATCTCCTATCTAATGTCCGTTTACGGGCATGAAAAAAGCCCGCAGCGCGGGCCAAGGCCAAAGGGGTTTAGTAGACGCCGGGAATCGTGACCAGGCCGACGGTGATGTTCGTGGTCGTCGACAGCGTGACCTGCATCGTGTTGCCGCCGGGGGCGTCGAGCACCGAGTGGAACGGGCCGAAGCTGTACAGGTCCGTGCTGGTCAGCGTCTCGGCCGGAAAGCTCGACACCGACTGACCCTCGATCAGGGCCTCGATGTTCACCGTTACCGTCTCCGCCGAGGCGGCCGGCTGGACCAGCAGCACCGTGTTCAAAGTGTTCTGGAAGCTCAGCGTCGTGCTCGTCGGGGCCGAGAGCAGGGCGGTGAGGTTGGTGCCAGTGCCATCGGTCGCGAGCGCCGTAGCGGTCAGCGTCTGGGCAGCGGTCATGGGGCCAGCTCCTTCGTGGTCCGGGCAAGAAAAAAGCCCGCTTTACGGGCCAGTGCGAAATGAGCCGGGTTAATAGACACCGGGGATGGTGATCAGCCCGAGCGTGACGTTCGAGATCGACGACAAGGAGACCTGCATGGTGTTCCCGCCGGGGGCATCCAGGACGGAGTGGAACGGACCGAAGGTGTAGACATCTGACGCGGTGAGCGTGACCGCTGGGAAAGCCGTCACGCTCTGCCCCTCGATCAAGGCCTCGATGTTCACGGTCACCGTTTCCGACACCAGGGTGACCGTGGATGTCGTCGTGGTCACGGTCCCGGCGGCCGAGCCGCTGACGTATGCGCAGCCGGTCAGCGTCCCCGAGCCCGTCCCGGTATAGGTGACCGTGGCCGGAGTGGTGGACGTCGTGACGATCACAGTGCCTGAGGCCGGGAAGCTGGCACTGCTGGCCACGTCCAGGACGCCCGCCGACGGGAACGACCAGGACGCGATGGTGCTGATCTCCCCGGTGGTGGAGCCAGAGGCGACGGTGGTGGTGATCGCCGCACCTGCGGAAACGACCAGGATGGTGTTCAGGGTGTTCTGGAAGCTCACCGCCGTGGCGGTGGGAGCGGCCAGCAGGGCCGTCAGGTTGGTACCCGTCCCGTCGGTGGCCAGCGTCGTCGAGGTCAGCGTCTGGGCGGCCATTTACTCCTGCTCCTTCTTGCCGGCGTCCCGGCGTGACTTGGCTGGCGGGTCGTCGTGCACGAGGAGTCCCTGGGCGTCGAGGGCCTTCGCCTCAGCGGCTGGCATCTTCATGGGGAGCTCGCTGAAGACGGTGAGCACCTCGACGTCCTCCGGCGGTGGCTCGGACGCGGGTGCGGCATCAAGGGCCAGGCCCTGCGCTTTCAGCGCGGCCGCCTCGCCCTCGGGGACTTCCTGGTCACCGAAGACGGTGTGCACCGTGGGCATGCGACCTCCTGTGGCTGGGGCAAGAAAAAAGCCCGCGCGAGGCGGGCCGGAAGGACGCTGCTACAGGGCGCGCTCAGGGAACCTGACCACGAAGCCAGGGGCCCCGCCAGGGTTCGCGTCTTTCTCCAGAGGGGCCGTGTTGCAGTGGTCACCGGACGTGACGGAGTGGTGACCGGTAGCGTCAGCGGGCATGCGCTTACAGGGAGGCCTGCCAGTGGCGTGGGCTGAGCGGTTAGAGGGTCAGGGCCGCAGCCGCTTATGCGTGTGGGTGATGCTGTTCTGGGGCGCCCTTACGGCGTGGGCTGCAGGTTCTCTGTGGCTGCTGCTCCTGCGAGGCGGGCCGTGAAGACGGGTGCCCGGCGGAACACTGCGGCGCAGGCCACGAGCCATGTCAGCACCAGGCCAGGCAGTACGGCCAGTGTGGTAGTGAACGGCCCCTCCGGTGCGGCCAGCATGGGCCACAGCAGGAGCACCAGCAGTGCGGCCTGCGGATAACGCCGGATGTCGAGCACGTCGTCCAGGACGCGCATCAGCCATCCGAGCAGCGCCATGCCGGCGATGACGGGAACCCAGCCGCCGTAGCGCCACAGGTCGGCCTGCGGCGTGATCGCCGAGTAGGTGAGGTGGTCGTCGCCGTAGTAGGCGACGGTGAACTGGTACCCCGGGTCGATGATGGGCTTGCCGGGCCACAGGGCGCGGGGGATGACGTCGGCGGCGAGGGCTTCGGGCAGCTGGGCGGCGCTGGTGTAAGGGATCTGGGACGGGGTTTCCTGAACGACGATCGCGGGGGCGTCGATCTCCTGGAGCCGCTGCCCGAGGTAGCCTGCCGACGCGCCGAGGGTGGACAGCGATGCTGCCGCGAGTGCGTTCCCGGCGATGGCGGGCGCCTGCGCGGCCGCCTGCGCCGGGCTGAGGGACACGGCAGGCTGCCCGTCCGCGGCTGCCGTGCCGCCATGGATCCCGGAACGGTAGGCGGCGGTGAACGGAATCACGATGACCAGGAAGAACGCCACTGCGCCAAGGACGAGCCTCGCTGGCATCCTGCGGCCCGCTGAAGCATAGGAGATAGCTACGGCCACCGCGGCGGTGACGATGCCGCCCTTGGAGCCGGACACGGCGGAGAACGCGCATTCGGCGGCGAGCAGGACGGCGAGTGCGGCCTTCGCGCCGGGTGCCTGCTGGCGGAACGCGCGTAACCCGGCGACGGCGACGGCGAGCGGGCAGGCGTAAGCGGCGTCGGCGAGGGCCTGCTGGTACCAGGCCGCGGACACGACAGCCGTGGCGGGGTCGCCGGCGTCACCGAGGCGCCCGGTCAGCACGGCGGCAGCCAGCCTCGCCGTGGTCCCGGCACCGTACAGCAGCCACGGGGCCAGCGGGCCGGCGATGACGCCGGGGCGCCGGGTACCCATGCGCCGCATGAACTGGCCACCCTTCGCGACGGCGCCCCGGCGGGGCACGGCGCAGTAGCCTGCCGCCATCGCTGCTGCTGCCACGGCGGTCAGCCACTCGGCGCGGGTGATGCTGGACGGCCCGATCTGCGCCGCCAGCCCGGTCAGCGGCGTGAGGGTCGTAATGCCGCTCGTCAGGGCGCACCACAGCAGGAACCAGCAGCCAAGTTTCCACTGCGCCAGGCCGGCGCCGCTGCGGTGGCTGAGCGCCGCGCATGCCGCCAGGAGCGCCCCGCACCATGCCGCGAGCGCCACCGCCCCCCAGTCCGCAGCCTGAGCGGGCAGAGGGGCTGACAGCGCAACTGCGAGCAGGACGGCAGCGGCAGCGGCGAGTACCGCGGCAGCAACTGGGCGCACGGGCAGAGCGGGTTGGCGCGTCATGCCGTGGATACTACGGGCGCTCTTTGATGACGGCAGGTGATTCACGCTGGTCAGGAGATCACGAACACCGGGGAGCCGGGGTAAGCCGACATGCTGCTGGACGAGAACGACGACGGCAGTGACGTGTTCGTCCCGGAGATGTACCCGCCGGCGTAATACTCCTGGGTGATCCCGGCAACCGAGGACCAGTTGGGTGTACAGGCCGCCCGAGGCGGTGCCGAACGACTGGAAGGTGGGGAACGTCGTGGACACCGTGCCGAGGACCAGCCCGACGCGGTACAGGGTGTTCGCAGCCAGCCCGCAGGAGGAACTCAGGGTGGCCGAGTAGACGCCGCCGCTCCCGGTGGTCATGTTCGTGCTCTGGTCGGTGGTGCACTGCGCCAGCAGGCTGCAGGTGGACCCGACGCTGTACAGCCCCAGGTAGGCGTTCGACAGCCCGGAGCCCGCAGGTCCGAGGTGGCGTTCTGGATGGTGCCGCCCTGGTTCACCGCGTGCGGCGTTCCGGTGGCCGCTGCGCCCGCGGACGTGAGGTTGCTCACAGCCAGGCGCTAGGGCCCGATCCAGCCCGCGTTGGACCATGCCGGGTAGGCCAGCCATACGGTGCCGGTGAAATTGTCCTGTGAGCCGTAGTACGCGGTGGCGTTGGACAGGTACGTGCCGCCCGTGGCGGTCATGGTCTCCAGCCGCACACCGTTGACGTTGAAAAGCCGGGCCGTGATCGTCCCGGCTGCCTGGTTGACCGCGGTCTCGAGCCGATACCACGTAGTGGCCGCGAGGGTGGTGATGCCAAGGGACGCGGAGCCTCCGGCGTCCGCGTAAAGGGTGGCGCCCGAGCTGTACGTCACGCGGTAGTTAAGGCCAGGGCCAGTCAGGAGGTCGCAGCTGAAGCCGGTGCCGGACAGGTAGAAGTACACCCGCGAGTACTGGACTGGCGCAGGGAAGACGGTGTTGGGCACCGACCACTCAAGGTAGGCCGTCGATGCCGAGCCGACGAGCTTGTAGGCCAGGGTGGACGAGCCAGCGGCCAGGATCTCGCTGTTGTCGAACGTGACCGTCCCGCCGACGGCGCTCCATGCCTTGCCGGAAGCGCTCCCCGAGTTGCTCGTCGTCACCGTCGTGCCGCTGGTGCCCCCGGCGGCCGAGTTCTCGTAGGCCGCCGGGGTGTATGCCTGCGCGGGAATGATGGTCGTGGACTGCGGCACCGACAGGCTCGGGGTCTCGTCCTGGCCCAGTTGCGGGATGCAGTTGATCAGCACCAGGTTCAGCGTGTCCGAGGACGCCTGGAAGTCATAAGCGCCCTCCAGGGTGCCGCCGCGGCGCCCGCAGTTGATGGCCACGATGCCGTTGGAAGACTGCAGGCCGGTCGTGCTCGTGCCGATGATGAAGAGGCTCTTGTAATAAGCGGCGTCCCAGCCCTGGACGTTGCGCAGCGTCATCGCGTCAACCGACAGGGCCTGCAGGATGCCGCCCTGGCACTCCTCGGCCGTGATGTCCTCGAAGACGTCGTCGGAGGCCAGCTGGCTGCCGTTGGTGCCGATGTTTTCCAGGTAGAAGAACGGCTCGGCTTCCGAGTTCCCCATGGAGACGACCATGCGGCGCCAGGTGTTGGAGTTGATGTTGTCCAGCGTGACTACCTGCCAGGCCGGGATGGTGGCAGTGCCGCCCATGGCCAGGAAGTAGCAGCCGTCGCCGACCAGCATGTTCGAGTACGCCTGGCTGTCCACGTTTGTCGAGTTCGGCTGATACCAGATCGCATGGGAGTTGCTGGTCTGGCTGATGTAGACGTTGGTGATGTTCCAGCTGGAACATGCCACACCCTGGGCGTTGAAGACGTGCCCGGCCGAGGCGACCAGGGCGCAGTTCCCGAAGACGACGTGGCTCACGGCGCCAGACGGCATCTGGAAGATGTCGCCGGTGTTGTTGATGATCGCCCCGAGCTGCCCTGCGCTGACGCCAGGCGCAGCGAGCGGCACCGACCCGCGGACCATCACGTTCGACTGGAGGTCAATGGGCGAGGAGGTCAGAAAGTTGTAATTGCCGAGATCGACAGTGCCGCCGCCGCCCGAGCTGGTGGCGGCGGTGAACGCCGCCTTGGCCGCGTTCGTGTCGTCCGTCGTCCCGTTCCCGGCCGCGCCGAACGCCATGGGCGAATAGACGCGGGTGTAGCGCCCGTCCAGCTGGCCGAGCGGCAGGTCATCGGACAGGCGCGTCCAGTACCCGCCGTTGTACTGCCAGCCCGCAGCCTGCAGCGGAATCGACATCGTGACCGAGGTGCCGCCGCCGGACTGCTCGAAGACGTCGCTGCCCTGGCAGGCGACGGTGAGGGTATTCGCGTTCCCGGTAGCGTTGGCGATGACCTTGGCGCCGACGATGGTGTTCGGCGGCGGGGCCTGCGGCAGCTTCATCGTCCAGGAGGCTGACGAGATGTTCGCCTTGACGTAGTCACCTGGGCTGGCGGTGTAGGTCGCGGCCTGCGTGGTGGGAGTGAGCTGCTGTGCCGCGTACCCGAGCGATGTCCAGGTAGTCGATCCGTCGCCGTACTTGAATCTGCCGGTGTCGGTTTCGACGCCTGGCTCGCCCTGGTGCAGGACGGGGTTGACCGACACCCAGTTGGCTGACGTATCCCGGCGGACCTGAATCGTGACAGCCATTCAGGCGTTCCCCCCGTCGATCGAGCCGGTCTCCGCCGTGACCGCCGTGCCCGGGGAAACCGGCAGCGTGATCAGGCTCGCCGAGGAGGGCGAGGACGGGACGAGGATCGGGTAGCCGTAGGGGGTGCTGCCCTGCAGCTGAACCCGGACTTCCCAGGTCCACCCAGCGGGCAGCAGGCTCGGATTGTCGGTGGCCAGCAGAGGCGGGGACGTGAGCGAGCCACCGGGGAGAGGGCAGGCGAACGAGCCCGGGCCGAGAACGGGGATCGTGCCGGTCAGGTCAGTGACCGCCGACGACGGGGTGAACGTGATGGTGCCCGTCTGGCCGGGGAACGACCCGGTGACAGTCACGTAGTTGTAGGTCACGCCGCCGCCTTAGGCATTGCCGCCGTCGATTCCGGTGCTGCTCCCGGTACCGCCCTCGCTCACCAGGAGCGGCGAGGCGGATGAGGGAAGCTGGCTGAACGCCACGGCGTCCTGAGGGTTGCTGCCATCCGCCAGCCCCGTGATCTTGCTGGACCCCATGGCGATCGCGCCGGACATCGTGCCGCCCGCGAGGGGCAGTTTCAGCGCCTCGGCAGTCTCGGCCCGGGAGGTCTCTACGGCCACGGCGGAGTCGGTGTACGCGGTCGTGGCGATGTCGGTGTTATTCGTCAGCGCGGTCTTCGTCGGCGCGGTGGGAGTCCCGGTTAGCGCCGGGCTGGCCAGCGGGGCCTTGAGCGCTTCCGCGGTCTCAGCCCGAGAGGTTTCTACGGCAACCGCGCTGTCCGCATAGGCGGTTGTGGCGAGTTGCGTGCTGTCGGTTAGCGCCGATGCGGTCGGAGCGGTCGGCACCCCGGTCAGCGCGGGAGACGCCAGCGGGGCCTTAAGAGCCTCTGCCGCTTCGGCCCGCGATGTCTCTGCCGCAAGCGCGGTCGTTGTTGCAAGACCAGCCGCGCTCAGCGTGTCCCAGGCCGCGTTGCCGTCAGCATCCGAGACCAGGACGTCGCCCGCCGCGGCTCCGGCCGGGATCTGCAGCGGTGGCGAGCCGCCGAGCTCGAGCGTGCCGGACAGGACGCCGCCGGTGATCGGCAGCGCCGCCGACAGCGACACGGCCAGCGTAGCCGGGACCAGGTCGCTGAAATCGATCGTCGGCGGCGAGTGCGGCAGCAGCGTGGTGAAGGTTTCCACGGGCGCATCGCCGATAACCACCGACGCCTGGTAGGCCCAGTTCTGCGGGGACAGGTCAGCGTTGTCTGTGGCCGCCAGGATCACTGACAGCGGCTGCGCCGGCCACGACGGCGGGTAGGTCAGCGGCGGCGTCTGCGGCACCCTGCCGACAGCGGGCGGAATGGGCCCGACCAGCCGGGTCACGCCCACGGCGGCGATGACCACATGCCCGGTCGAGTCGGTCACCGTCACCGGCACCGCAGGCGACCCTGCCGCCAGGACCGCGACCGGCGTGAACGTGACGCTACCGGTCAGGGCCGTACCCGAGGCGTCCAGGAACGACCCGGTCACCGTGACCGTGTTCAGGTCACCGGGAAGTGCCATGAAGCACCTCCCCGGTGAACGGGCGGCGCGCGGGACCACCCGGCCTGTCTGCTGGTCAAACCCTTTAAGCCGGGTTGCAACCGGCACGCGCCCTTACCGGCGGGTCGGCCCGTCAGGGGTCATATTCGGGGACCTGGGTCCACCACATTTGAAGATCAAATTGATAGCGCGCGTAGTCCGCTGGATCGCCGTAACCACGCCGCGGCTCGGTCATCATCGTGGCCGCGAGGACAATCACGTTGGGGTAGGACGCTCCGCCAGCGGCGATCGCGCAGCCCCGGTGGGAATGCTGCCGGTCGAATGTCGCGGCCCGGATCTGCTCGGCGAGCACGTTGGCCCGCCACCACGGCGGCTTGTCGCTGCTCTTGTTATTGGCCCAGCAGTCGATCTGGTAGACCGGCCGCCGGATGGAGGTGTTGTTCTCCGGGCTGCCGCCGACCACGGCGACGGTAACGAAGCCGTACTTCTTCCAGCCGGCTTCCACTGAGGGCAGCTGGGTGGCGATCCCGTCCACTTCCAGGCCGACGATCGAGGACAACCAGGAAACGCCAACGAGTTCGTTGGTCGGCAGCAGGACGACGGTCACGAGGACCCCTCCCCGCGAGCGTCGCCCAGCTCAGACGTCGATCTGGTAGGTCATGGTTGTCGAGCCGCCGGCGGCGGCGTTGCTGACCGAGTAGTTGCCAGTCCCGGTGGGCACGCCGGTCAGGTTGTACGTGGTGGTGCCCAGCGCGTAGCTATACGGGTAGTAGTGCACATAACCGCAGCAGTGGTAGCCGCAGCAGTTGTGATGAGTGTGGACGCCTGGCGACTCACGCAGCGCCCTGATCTCGGCACGAAGAGCGGCGACTTCGCCGCGGAGCTCGTCTTCCGGGGATGCTTCGCCAAGCTGACCGAACAGGTCCCGGATCTGGCCGAGGACCTCCTTGCGGCGAGCCTCTTCGTCACCGTCGTCAGCGGCTACAGCAGTCTTGATCACGAGCGCATCCCTCTATTCGGTCCGGTACCGGTAAAGCGCCGGCCGGAGGTACGGGCGTGGGGTGTTACCGGGGTGGTGCACATGCCGCCCGAAGTACTGGTTGGTCACCGCGTTGTGCAGGTTCCAGTCACCCTGGGCGCTGATTCCGTGCGGGAAGGTTCCAAGCTCGACATAAGCGGCATAAGGGGCATGCGCCTCAACGATCAGTTCGGTGCCGCTCATGTGGTGCTCGATGCTCGCCTTCAGCTCGCCGGCTTCGTGCGGGGGAACGCGGCGCGTTGGCGGCGTGCTGACCCCGATCGGGGCGTAGGTACGGGCATCGGTGGCGATCGACGGGCCCAGCCGCTCGTCCATGAACGTCAGCCCGGCCGCCTCCACCTTGGCGAGGAAGTCCGGGTCCATGACGACGTCTGCCACCGGGCACCTCCACGCGGCTAAGCTCAGGGCGGAGATGGACAGGAACAAGATCGTCCCACTGGCTTGGGAGCGCCGCTTCTGGCGCCTGGTGTGGGTCATCCGGTACCCGCGCACTTGGTACTACGACGCGCGGAAGTGGCGCAAGCGCCCGAAGGCCGGCGACCGGGTCCTCGCCCACGGCGAAGCCCGTATCGTCGTCGAGGTCCGGCCCGGCGGCGACGGCCTCGTGCTCGACGGTGGCGAAGCCTGTTCGTGGATGAATTGCTGTGACGCGATCGACTGACGAAAGCCTGACCCCGGGCATGCGAAGAAAGCCCGCGGCCTCTACGGCTGCGCGGGCGGAATCGCTGTGGGTGCGGAAGAGAACCCGGCCTCTGCGGCTACGGGGCGGCCGCAGATACGCGGCGGAGTTTGAGCGTGGTGAGCCGTGACCCGCCGGGCGCAAGCCACGGCTGGGCGACAATATCGATGACCATGAAGGTGTCACCGGTCAGCTGGTCATACACCTGGTCGGTGTTCAAAACATCCAGCCAGGGGGGCACATAGCACATGGCCGTGCGCACGGTCCGCGGTTCCTGCGTCGCGGGATCGAAAACCGTCTGCGCCTCTTCGGTCAGCAAGGCGGGCACGTCCGTCTCGAACGGCGTCATCGTGTCGATCTCGTCGCCGTAGGCATCGTTGCCGGTGCCGCGCAGGATGCTGACCTTGGTGTTGGCGAGAGGGAGCATCAGGCCTCCCAGGTCACCCGCCACGCTGCGGCCACCTGGTACTCCAGGAACTCGGCGGTAACCGGGATCACGCCACCCCAGGTGATGACGCAGCCGTCGGCGAGGACGGCGGCGTGCATTCCCCAGTCCGGGTCTGGCTCCCAGTCCCAGGCACCCTCGAGCATTTGCGCCTCGGAGAGGTCCAGGTCCAGAATCAGCCCGGCGTCGGCCAGCGGCTCGTCTTCGTCCAGCAGCTCGCATGACGCGGGCCCGGCATCGGCCAGCCCCAGGTCCGCGATAGCGCGCAGGATCCCGGCGATGCTGGCGCCCGCATCCGGGTCACCGGCGGCGGCCAGGTGCAGCCGCAGGATGTCCGCGTCGCTGGCCCGCAAGCCTGTGCAGGCAAGCAGGCTGTTGGCCACCGCTGCGGCAGCGCAGTCGGAGTAGCGGTCGTTGCCGCCGAGAATCCAGTCGCCGGGGAGGGGCGGTGCGGCCAGGGCCACGGTGCGCCTTGTCGGCTGCGGGCGCTGGCCTGCGTCCTTTTTCCTGTTGTAGGCAGCGCGCTGCGCGTGGGTGTACTGGACCGAATTCAGGTGCTTCAGGTACCCGCCGTACTGCGTGGGCGACATGGTATACGGAGGGGTCGGCGGCCCGATCCGGACCGTGCTGATGCCGCGCCTTTTCGCCACCAGATCGCCTCCGGCCAGCTGGACCGCGCGCCGCTTCCGCTCCTCGGCGCGCTTTTTCTTCTGGCGCTCGCGCTTCTTCTTGTCGAACTCGGCGCGCTGATGCTTGGTCCAGTGGTGCTTGTTCAGGTACTTGATGTACTCGGCGTACTGCTTCGCCGGCATCATCTTCTTGCGTGGCTTCTTGTGAGCGACGTGGTGGCTGGTGGCAACCTTTACAGTGCCACCGGGATTGACGATGCCCCGCTTCTTCACCGGGCACCCCCGGCTATATAACTCTCTTATACGGGTGGATCAGCAGCTCGGCTTCCGCGGCGTAGTTCTCGGCTGCCTTGCCGCCGGTCGCCTCCACGCCGGGAATCGCTTCCTGCGTGACCGCCGTCGCTCCGCCGACAAGAGCCAGCGCGGTGGCGAACAGAATGGACGCCTGCATTACCGTGCCTGGCAGCGTGGTGGCAATCACGCCCACCTCATGCGGGTACGCCAGCGGCGAGGCCAGGGTCAGGGTCCCGGGACCGGACGCGGCACTCGCGGCGGTCACCGTAAACGATTCCTGGCGTCCCAGGTCATACAGCGTGGCCGCGGCACCTGACGTCATCCCGGTGGGAGGTCCCCAGCCAGTGCAGTCGTCCACACTGACCGTCGTAGCACCGGCTGCCACAGCGGCTTGCAGGGATGCATGTGGCCAGCCGTTGATGTAGGTCACCTGGACCTCGGACTGGCCGCCCCACCAGGAGACGTACCCGGGTCCGAGCAGCACCGACTGGCCGCCGTCGCCGGAACCGCCCGGCGAGGTGGTGCCGTACACCCCGATCAGCGGGCGTTCCACCTTGAACCCGGTGCCGGGGATGGACACCCACTGCTCGGGGAAGGCGTAGGCCGGGGACACCTGGCCGGAGATGACCGAGGTGACCGGGCTGCGGGACAGCAGCAGCCGGGCCACGCCGTTGGGGCGCATCTGGAAGCGGAAATCGCCGGGCCCGTAAAGGGTCTCGGTGTCGATCGTCGCCCGCAGTGGCTGGTTGCAGTAGCCGTCGACCTGCGCTGTCGCCCGCGCGCACAGGTTCAGCATCTCGGCGAACAGCTTCTGCGGGTCCGGCCGCTCCAGCGTCGCCAGGGAGTCCCACAAAATCCCCGTAGGGGCCGACTTCAGCACTTCTGGGGTCACATAGGGCGTACCGGACTTCGCCGGAATACCGGCAGGGTTAAGCTCAGGCACCGCTCACCCCCGCGCCGGTACTGCGATGCGGTCAGCGGGCGGTACGGGGCCGGCCGGGACCGCGCTTTGCCTCGGCCTTCGGCTCTTCGGACTCTTCCGCGGGCTCCCCGGCCAGCATCTTCGCCAGCTCGGCCCGGTCGGCCGCGGACAGCGCGCCGATCTGCTCCATCAGCGTCGGCGCCTTCTTTGCCTGCTTGCCCGCGGTGATCTCCCCGACCAGGTGATCGGTGACCGACCGCAGGATCACGCGCTCGGTGGCCTTGGCGTCCCGCTCGGCGAGCTCGCGCTCCCCCAGCTCGTCCGGCGTCAGCGGCACACCACCTGGGGTACCAGCGAACGAGGCGTGCTTGGCGATGAACACTGGCGCGCACTGCTCGCACTCGACGTAGGGGTGGCCGTCCTCGTCCAGCTGCGCGGTGTGCATCTTGCCGCACCCGCCAGCATGCGCCGGCAGGGACACCGAGCCCGGGCCTACCTGGCCGTCATGCGACGGGGCGTAATCACTCATCGCATACGCGATGGCTCCGGTCATCTACTGCTCCTCTTCGGTTTCCGCACTACAGCGCGGGCAAAAGTCGTTCCAGGCGTTCCACGTCCGGCCGCACGGCGCGCAAACGCGGCCGCGCTTGGTGCCGATGCGGAAGGTCATGCCGCCGGTCATGATCCCCAGCGACCCGTACTGCTTCGTGATCGCACGGGCGTGTGCAGGCTCGACATCGACGACGCCGCCGCGCTTCGGGGCCTTGTACTTCGTGCCGTCCTCGAGCTTCAGGCCGCCGCAGCCGTCGGGAAGGCGCACTTGGGTCATCGGTCACGCTCCCGTCTGGAGCACAGACACTGTGCTGGTCGTCGACGAGGCGATCGCGTAGATGGTGTCGCCGGAGAACAGGAATCCGCTGAACGTGCCGCTGGCCGCGACCAGGGCGCCGTTGCTGCTGCTCACGTTCGCCCCGCCGATGTAGATGGCACCGGAACTGCTGTTGGCCAGGTAAAACCAGCCAACGGGACCGGGGATGGTTGCCTGCGGCACGCCGCTGCCCGGCGCTGACGCAACCGGAACAGCCGTGGCGGAGGTGACGCTGAACTGCTGGGACCCGGCCACGGGTCAGACCGCGACCCACACCCAGGTCGGCGTCCCTGACCCGTAGGTGCAGGAGAACGTCGCGCCGGCCGGGATGTACACCGTGGCGAAACCGGTGGAGGCAGCGGCTCCCAGCCCCGTGTTCGTACCGCTGACCTTGATGGCGGTCATCGCGCCAGCGCCGTTGGTGACATAGGCCACCACGTCCACGCCTGTCGTGTTGGACACGGCGACAGTCGTGGCCGGGAAAGTCGGCGCAGTGACCGCAGGGAACGTCGAAGTGTTCACGCCGGGCATCTGCGGCGGGTAGGCGAAGATCGTCGGCGATGCCAGGATCTGGTCACCCGGCGGCGTCGGGAACGTCATGTTCGGTGCTCCTTTATTTCAAGGCCGCGCGGTGTCGCCCCGGCGCGTTGTCAGTGGCTTCTGGCAGGCTTGGGAAGCACGACCCAACCGAGAGGAGATCGGCAGTGAGCGGTATCAGGCCAGAGGTTGCGGATCTTGAGGATGACGCGGACGAGGCCGGGGACGGCACTGAGACCGTCCGGGCGAAGTGGACCATCGACGGGGCCGCGACGCTCGCTGAGGCGGCGCAGAAGGCCCGCGACTTCGCGGACTTCCTGCAGAGCTTGCATGACCAGGGCTACGTCCTGGATGGCCCGGTAGCTGACGACTACGGCTTCTACCGCAAGCCCGAATCCGGCTGATAGTCCTAGCCGGCCAGAGTCAGGCCCCAGGGCCCGGGAACACGCTTCCCGGGCCCTGGGGTTTTCTGACTGACTAGGACCAGGTGCCCGTTGTGCCCGACCTGTCCGACTTTTGGATACCTTGTAGGAGTCCGCAGTAGAAAGGTGCGTTTACAACAAGTGCCCCGAAAAGGAACATAGAGTACCTAAACGAGGCATCTATCACCGGCCACGAAATGGACAAATAGTCCTGAACCGCCACAAACTCGACCACGTTCGACACGTTGGACCATGCGAACGGCATCGTGTAGGACATCAGCAGGACGTTGCCCTGCGGCAGCCAGGGGTGAACCACGACCCTCACGACGCTGCGTGTGATCGGGTTCTGGAACTCGGAGACCGCAGCACCGAGCCTGACGCCCGGAACCTCGGACTGCTGGACGAACAGCTGGTAGTTGGTCGCGGTGCCCTGCTGGACGATGTCGTTGCTCAGGCGCATGACATCGCCACCTTCGGCGATGATCTCCGCGGGGTCCGCGCGGTAAGCCCCGTAGGTGTTGCCCGTCCCGTCCCAGAGGTTCTGGAGCGCGTTGTTCAGCACCGAAGTACGGAGCGTGTCTCCCACTGACTGGTTGAAGTAGCCAGCCTGCCAGTTCGCCGGGTACACCTTGGATCCGCCGGTGGCCGAGTGGCCGGACAGGACGGCGATCAGGCCTTCCTGGTCATTCGCCGAGTACGAGCCGGTGTCCGAGGACGGAGCGGCCGTGCCCGTGGACACCAGGGCGCCCTGGAGCGTGAAGTACAGGCCGCCGATGTTGGTGGCCTGCAGGTAGTAGGTGCCCGCGGAGGCACCGTAGGTGATGTAGAGCGAGTAGTACAGAGCGCCCGCGACGGGAGCGATCTGTACGTCGACGACCTGGCCGGTGGTCCAGACGGTGCTCTGCGAAGAGCCGGCAGCCGTACCCCCGAAGAAGGTATTGGCCACTACCTCCACATATACATTATTTCCGCTGGTTGGACCCGTAATGGCCGCTTCGCCCGAGTTGGCCGCACGGGCGGTCAGCGTCGGCGCGCCGGGAGCCGACAGGGCCAGCGAGGTGGCGCCCAGGTGGGCCGCTTCCTCGTTGAGCATGAACTCCTGGAGCAGCAAGAGATTCGCCAGTGCGGAAATGTCTTCGAACCCTTGGCCGGCGAACTGCGCAAGCCAGGACAGGTTTTCGGAAAGTCCCCAGAACCTGTAAGGAATCGTCAGGTCGACGCTGTCCTGTGCGCCGGTCCCCGGCAGGTTCAGCGGCCAGTTGACTGAACCGCTGGCGCCGCTGACCGAACCGCCGGACTGCACGAGCTCAGGGATCGCCAGGCGGACGAACTTGCCGCCCGACGGGCCGGTCTGTGAACCGCTGACGCCGGTGATCACCTTGCGCTGCCGGTTCACGCCCTGCCCAGGCACACGGGGCAATTTGTTGCGAATCGGGCTATATACCGGATAGATAAGGGAACTGGGCGCAACCAGGTCAAACGGGACGAAGCCCGTGTTGAGCGGCGACGTCAGCGTGATCGACTTGCCGAGAGCATCGGACAGCTGGTTGTTCAGCTGGCCAACCAGGTTCTGGAGAGCCTGATTCTGCGGCGAGGCGTTCATGAAAGCGCCGAACTGGCCGGCGAAGTCAGGACTCATGCCCTTGACGACCTCGGCTGGCTCCTCGATGCCCCGCTTAATTGCCTTGCGGAAAGCGTGCTCGGCTTTCATCGACCGGCGGAAGATCTGCTCGTCGTCGGACAGCGGCATGTTGCCGCCGACCCGCGCATAGCCTGCGCCCTTGACGAGCGTCGGCATCTTGTCGCTCAGCATCAGGTCCGGAGAGCGGTACGCGTTCGAGTCGGCGTCCGCATACCAGCGGTCGTCGGAGCCCGCGCGCTCAAGGGCTGCCGAGGCGGCAGACCCGTACGGCAGCACCGCAGTGCCGGCCGCGTTACTTGCGTCGTTCATAAACATGCTCCCTGGCATGCAAAAGGCCCCTGCGCGGGGCCTCGAATACGTGCGCTTGGAATCAGGCGGGAACGGTGGCGTCCATCTTCTCGATGATGGCCATTGCCTTCTCGCGGACTTTCGGGTCAGGTGAGCGGCTCTGCATTTCCACATACGCCATGAAGTCGCGCCGCTCTGCGGCCGCCATGTGGTCGGCGCGCTCGCGTGCTTCATCGACCAGGCTGCGCTTCTCCACGGGAGCTGCGCCGGTCGCACCGGGCCGTGCCATCGGGCCGCGCACGGGGGCCATGGCCGGATCGGGCTGTGCCCCGAGCTTGTCCACCTGGAGGCGGAGCTCGGAAATCTGCTTCTCGTAGTGCTCGGTGAGCGGGGTCAGCTGCTCGGCGACCAGGGCCTTGACGGCCACCGGGTCGGGAGCTGGCTGCGGCACCGGAACCGGGCCTTCGCTGGCGGGCACGACGGTGAGGCCGTGCCGCTGTGCGTAGCTGAAGAACTCGCCCTTGGAGAGCTTCTTCTTCTTGCGGTTCTTCGGCGGCTTAGCCTGGCCGAAGGCCTGCTCGTTCTGGGTCTCCAGCGCGCCGTTCGCCGAGGCATCCGCGGCCTTGCCCACTCCGGCGACGCCGCCCATGGCCATCGGGGCCTTCGGCTGCGGCACGTTGCGCGCGCCCAGGTCCGGCGGCATGACGCTCTTGGACGGGGCCATCGGGCAGAGTTCGGGGTGGCTGGCCGCGATGTGGTCGTGCATGGCCTGCATCGCGACGCGCGCCTGCTCCTTGGCCGAGGTCGTGTAGTAGGTCCTGGCGGACCCGGTCGTCGGCGCGGCCCGGTTGTTCGGCCCGTTGTCGGCCGGGGATGGGTCCGCGTGGCCTTCGCTGAGGTAGCCGCGGTGGAACTGGTCCGGCGCGGGCGTGTCCGTGGACGGCGGGACGTTCGTGCTGCCGCCTGCGTGCTCAGTGGCGTGACCGGCGGACAGGTAGGGCCGCTGGAACGAGCCTGGCTTGCGAGGGTCGCCCGGCCGGATCCGCTCCGACGGGTACATGTCGGAGAACGCCTTGTGCAGTTCCGCGCGCCCGTCAGCGATGACTGCAGCATCCGCCGACTTCACCGCGGCGGCTTCCTTGGCCAGCGTGAGCAGCTCTATCGCATCACTGGCATAGCCAGCATCGACTGCCTTCTGGGCCTGCGCGGTGAACCACGCCGGGTCCGCGGCATCGGCGGCGCTCTTCAGGGACGGGTACTCGCCGAGCACGGCGTCACCGCTCCAGGCGGCACAGAACGCGTCGTGCATCCGCGCCACCGCGTAAGGGGCGTCAGACTTCATCTGCAGGGCATCTACCGAGGACGGGACCTTGTCGGCGACCGCGTCGGCCTGGGTGGGCAGGCCCGAGTCGTGCTCGAACTGCTCGACGCCGCTGGAGCCGTCCGGCTCGCGGTGGTGCGCTACCGCAGCCACGTCGGCGGGAAGGGGGCGCTTGCCGGACTGGTGCAGGAATCCGCCTTCGGGCTGCACCTGGTGCAGGATGTCCTGGGCGGCCTTCTCGGAGATCAGCCCGGCGGTGACCGACTTGGCCACCATCTCAGCAACGGCCGCGAGGGCCGCGGCCTTGGCTGCCTTCTTCGGCTTCATCTTGCCCTTGCCCTTGCAGTCCGGGCAGGTCACGTTGCCGTCTTTGATCGAGCCGCTGCCGCTGCAGGTGCCGCACTTCGTCTTCCCTGGCGCCGCTGCGGTGGAGTCCGCCTTGGTGAGCACGCCGTACTGCTCGTCACCGAGCATGGCCTTGGCGATCTCCGTGCTCACCTCGCCGTCGCTCTCGAGCTTGGCCAGCGTGACGTCAGCCGGGATCTCAGCGGTGTCGATCTTCCACGAGTCCGGGATCATGTCCGAGGCGCCGATCGCGGCCGCGCGGGCCTTGATGTGTGCGCGGGCCTTGCCCGGGTCCTTGGCGTGGCCGGCCAGATGGATCGCGTTTTTGAGGTCTTCCTTCGTCTTGATCGGGAAGCTGCCGTCGCTCATAGCGGCCCCGCTGCTGGCAGCGGACCGGCGCTCGGAGGCCGAGAAGTCGCGCTTGTCTGCGTCTGCGGCGGGAGCTTCTGCCGCCTGCTTCGCCAGCCAGCGCTCAGCGCCTTCGCGGGTGCCGTCCAGGCCTTCCGCTTCGCCTTCGGCGTTCCACCGGTGCCAGTCAGCGCGCTTGGCCAAGTACTCCGTGCCGCCGGTGATCCCCTTGGTGCCCGGCTCGCGGCCAAGCCACTCCTTGCGCGCGGCCCGGTAAGCGTCGCCGGCCATCTTCACGGCCTCGCCGCCATCATCGTCGCCGTCGCCGTCGGCCTGGTCGGCTGACGCGGAGTCTCCCTGTGCACCTTCGCTGCCGCCGCCCTCGCCACCCGAGTCGCCGCCGCCGTCGGCCTTGACCACGTCCGACTGGTCGACTTCCTCGCCGTCGCTGGGCGCGTTCGGATCGGCCGGGTCGTGGGCTGCCTCGCCGGGCTGCTCCTCGGCCTTCTCAGCCTTCTCGAGCAGGGCGTCCAGGTCGCCGTATGACCAGGCCGCGTCATGGCCTTCTGCCTTGGCGAGGGTCAAACCGCAATTTTTGTTGGCAGGTCGGTCAACTAGGGACAATTCGACGATGCGGCCACCTGTGATGCGGCCACCGACCGCCTTGCCGGTCATGTCGCGCTCGATCACGGGCTCGGCGATGCCGACCGAGTAGGCGCGCAGGACGCGGTTCTTGACCAGCTTCTTCGCCGTGTCCTCGACGACGAGGGCCTTCACCGTGTGGCCGTCCGCCGAGGTCTCCACCTTCAGGCTGCGGCCGGCCGGGTAGAGGCCCGGATTGTGCATCACACGCACGTTGCCACCCGTGTCGTGCCAGTCCCCCAGAGCCTTCGCGCTCCAGCCCGGGTCGACGATCTGGCGGTCGCTGTCGACGCTGCCGTCCGTCGCCTTGCCGACGACGATCAGGTTGCCCTCGTCGTCCTCCTCGAATTTCTCGATAGGAAACGAGACGTACGTCAGGGCATCGGCAGTGGTGTGCGCCACGATTGCTCCCCCCGGCAAAGAAAAAACGCCCGGCCGGGAGGCGGGCGTGCGAATGTGCGAGTGTGCGAGTGTGCGAACGGGTTAGCCTGCCCGCGGGGGAACGGGCTGCGCTAGGCTCCAGGCTGGCCAGCGTCGTCTAATAGATACGATCCACAAATTCAGGACGCCGGGCGTTCGCGAGAACCCGCGCCGGGGGCAACACCGGCGGCCCCGGTATGCAGGGTGGAGAATCGGGAGTCCCTGCCGCTGGCCCCGGGCATGAAAAAGGCCCCTGACTTGGCGTGACGCCGAACTCGGGGCATACTCCTTCGACTGACGCCTAGGGTACACGTCACATACGGGCGTTGTCACCCCAACCTGGGATGACACGCCGGAGCAGGGTAACTCGGGCCCTACTGGACGATCTCGTACGGCGGCAGGTCAGGGTCAGAGTTGCGGGTGACGAGCGCCAGTTCACGTACCACGCCGGAGCTGATGACGCCCATCGGGTGCGCGTCGTCCTTGCTGACAACCGTCTGGCCGATGCTTAGCGCGAAGTAGGGCCACAACCTCCGGCCTTGCATCCCTTTACGCAAGAGCGGATCGCTGTCCAGGAACACCATGACGTCGGCCTGAATGTCGCCAGCTTCATCTCTCCAGAGCGCAGCCGTACCGACAGTATGATCCCGGCTGAACTCGATCGTCACCGATACTTCCTCGGGCACCGTTACGCCCAGGCCGATCGACTGGTCCGGCTCCCCCGCGCGAGCCGCAGTACCGCGCAGGCGCAGTGCATCGCTCATGTACCCATCATGGCAGACGCCGCTTGCGCCTGCGGTCGGCGAATCGGCGAAACAGCAAGCCGGTGCAGGCAAGCCTGCGCAACTAATGTCCGGAAGGTCGCAAAAAGCAACGACATCTGGGATGTTGTGGCGGACTGAGCGCCCCACTCGGGAATGGGCTGCCCAGTGGCCACGGGCCTGCTGCTTGATTGCCATGGCATCGACCGCAATTGTGCACAAGGAAGCGACACGCATAAAATACGTGCTCAACTTCTACTTCAATATTGTAAACTGTCAATGGCGCATTGATTTCCCCTAGATCGAGGACGCGAGCATTAGGATGCCTTTCCCATACATCTGCGACCATTGTGGCAAAGGTTTCCAGCGTCGCAGCCGAACCAAGAAGGAGCATGTCTATTGCTCCAGGGACTGCTACCATGCCGACACTATCGTCTATCCCACCCGGGAGTGCCTCGGCTGCGGTAAGCAATTCGACCCCCGCCAGCCTGCGCCCGGCTGCACGACCGGGCGCCAGGACCGGGCCTACTGCTCGCGCGAATGCATGGGTTCCAGTCGGCGCGTCACTAAGCACTGCACCGTCTGCGGGAAGGAATTCAGCGTCAGCCAGTCCACCGCTGACAGGTACAACACCTGCTCCAGGGCGTGCACCACAGCCGACACCGAGTACCTCAACTGCGAACGGTGCGGCAACCGGTTCCTGGCCGACAAGCGATACCCTCGGCACCACTGCTCCGAAGAGTGCCGTCGGCCGCCCGTCTACATGGACTGCGCCAACTGCGGCAACTGCTTCCGGATCGTCCCCTCCGCTCCGGCTAACGGTCGACGATTTTGCTCCCGCAGCTGTTATCGCAAGTTCACGGGTGAAACCATGCTCGAGTTTCGCGTCAGGCAAGCGCTCGCGGCTCTCGGGATCAGCTTCGTTCAGGAACTGCAAGTCAAAAACTGGACGATCGACTTCGCTCTCACGGAAGCATGGATCGCCCTTGAGGCCGATGGGGAGTACTGGCACCAATTGCGTCCCGAGAGCGACGCCATCAAGGACAGGGCGCTCCGGCAGATGGGCTGGCACGTCGTCCGGCTTGCCGAATCGGACGTGAACAACGCGGCCGACCTCTGCGAACTGGTTCTCGGACGTCTGCAGGAGGTCCCCGGGCTCGAGCTGTCCCGCCTTCCGCCAGCCAGCGGCGGTCCAGAACGGATGATCGTCCGTCGCAGCGACCGTCGCCCCTTCCGCCTCAAGCACCGTGACGCAGCCCGCGTAAAGCCGACTACCGGTATCACGGACGGCACGCTGCCCCTGTGGGGTGAGGACGAGATCACCGGGCCTCAGGGATTCGATCAGGACATCGCCTGAGGGCGTCGCCACCGGCGTTCCGGCAGGGAAACACACTTCGGAGTCGTTCATCGTCTGCCAGATAACTTGCGCCACTCCGGCTGCTCGGTAAGCGGCCACCTGCGCGTGACCGGCACCCCACGACGTTTCCGTCTGGGTCACCAGCCGGGCCGGAGCTCGGCCGCCAAGGATCGCCGTGATCTGCTGGGCAAGCTCACCGGCCGAGACGCCCGAGTCCGCTGCGGCGGCCAGGGCCTGCTCGAGACGCTTGATGCGTGTCTCGACGATGCCGTCCAGCCGCGGCCCGGACTGCGAGAGCAGGTCTCCCAGCGCGGCCTCGTCGCCGACCAGGCCGCCCACGCCGAGGATCTGGATGGCCGCGGCCCAGCCGAGCGCGAACGCAGCGCGCCAGAGAAGGGCGAGGATGCCACCGATCACCGAGGCGATCGCGCCGGTGACCCCGGCCGCCGCCAGGTACCTCCGGGCCTGCTGCTGGCGGGCTTGCTGCTGCTGCCGTTGCTGCTGACTCTGGCTCTGCTGCGGCCTGCTGGCCTTTTCGGCGGCCTGGCATTCGTCCAGCCAGCCCTGAGCGATCAGTTCCGCGTTGACCGCGGCGGCCAGCTGGCGGGAGAAGTCCTGGGCGTACTCGTCAGCTAGCTGCTCGTCCCGCCACTGCCCGGGCCAGATGGCCCGCTTGCTCGAACTTTTGGGCCGGCACCACCGCCCTTGTTGGCCGGGTCCTCGCCCTGGTGGAACTGGAAGGCGTGGGTCTCATCCCACTCGCCGCCGTCGTGGTCGACGAAGCCGACGTAGGCCTTCACAGGCTGGCCGAGCTTGCGGTAGGCAAGGGTGCGGTGGTGGCCATCGATCACCTTGATCTTGTTTTCGCCTGGCTCCTGGACGGCGACAACGGGGTGCAGGTGAGACTCGTCGTCCTCGATCTGGCGGGCGAAATGCTTAACGCGGGCCTTCTGGTGGGAAGCGGCCCACTTGTCCATGTCGTCGTAGTCGATGCGGTCCTGCGGGATCCGGACCGGGCCGAGCCACCGGGCACCGTCGATCCACCCGAGCGCCTTTTCTGGATAATTTCGGCGCATTTGATTCTTCACGTGCTCGGACTCGACGGGATTCGGGTCCGAGAGATCGGCCGCGTTCTTGATTACGCCACCAGGCAGGGCGGCGGCCAGGGCGCGCAGCACCGCGAGAGCATCGGCGCGGAGCTCGTCGCGGACCGCGGGGTTGCCGGGGATCTGCGCAGGGTCGAACCAGGCGATTGCCTCGATTGCATCCCCGTCCGGGTCGTCCGGATTGGACACCTCGTCGCGATCGCCATGCACGGGTACTGCCGCCTCGGACGGGACGACCAGGATGTGGCCTGCGTACACACCGTCCGCCGAGGTCCAGCCGCCTGCGGGCTCGCCAGCAGGGCAGTATGCTCCGACCTCCTCAGCCCATTCGCGCATTGCGCCCATCGCCGGGTCCTCGCCATCCTCGAGGCAGCCGCCGGGGAACTCCCAGCACCCCGAAGCCGGATCGTCATCGCTCGCAGCGCGCTGCAGCATGAGCACGCGGCCCGTGTCCGCGGCGAGGACGGCCAGGCCCGCCGCTGCCGGGCTTTCGGCCGACGGGCGGCGCTGGCCGACCAGGTCGTACGGGACGAACCCGGTGCCGAGTGGCGAGGACAAGGTGATCGACTTGCCGTCCTTGGTGATCAAGTCGCGGACTATGTCGCATGCCTGATCAGCGGTCAGGCCCTTGGCCAGGTCCTCGCTGATAGTGGCCATGGCGTGGCCGGGGATGTCACGCGGCTCCCAGTCGGTGACCCTGCCACCGCGGCGCAGATGTGCCTTCAGCAGGCCGAGCTCGCGGGTAGCATCTCCCTTGGATGACGCTCCGGATTTCGGTCCGCGGCCACCGGTGGCCATTGCCGCTGCGTGAGCGGGGGTGGTGGCCCCGGTGCGCCGCTGGCGATCGCTGACGGTTGCCGCAACCTGGCGGCGCTGGCCACGTGACTGCTGGTTACGTGGCCGCGTGGCAGGGACGGTTGCCGACACCGGTGAGGGCGCGCCGCGGTGCTCGACTTCGGATGGCAGCGTCAGGTCGGCGGGCTTTCCCTGCACAGTGCCTGGCTGGGCGTTCGGCTTGCCTTGCGGGTTGCCCGGAGCTGGCGAGCCGCCCTGCTGCTGGGCGGTCGCGCCCGCCAGTCCGGTGAGCGGGACGAAGCCGCCCCACTGGGTGGCCCAGCCCGGGTCGGAGGTGATCGGCAGGCCCCAGGGCTCGCGGTTGAGCTCCTGGCGGGCCTCGTCGATCGAGCACATGCCGGAGCCAACCTGGGCGACTAGGAGTTCTGTCAGGATTTGTTCGTCTTCGTCCTCTTCCAAACCCTCCCATTGCCACTCCATGTCGGACATACCACATACATCTTGGATGATGCGGTCGAAGATCGCCATCTTCAGGAAGAGCAGCAACGGGACGGTGCCTTTGCGCTCCTGGATGTCCTGGGCAGCGGTCGCCATCTGCCGGGCCGCGCCGGAGGCCACGGTCGTGGAGACCTCGGGCATGATGCCGAGCTCGAACGGCATCACGTCGAAGGCCATACATACCTGAATCATGACAACGTTGTCGAAAGCGTCCGCCAACGTGATCGGCTTCTGCGGGTCCACTTTCGAGCCGCCCGGCAGGACGATGATCTTCTGCTGCCAGGTCTGGTCGCCCGCAATGCTGTTCAAAGCATCTTGAAGCTCACGAATCTGACTTGGTGTCATATTCGGGTCACCAGGGGACACGAAGCACCCGGGAATACTTCGCTCATCGAAGTAATTTAGGACAAACTGCTGCTTACGCAGCCCTGCCATGATCGGGATAATCGCCCTCTCGACGGGCGACTCCCCATAAGGCGACCACGTACGCTGGCATAGCGGCAGGTACATCAGCTGGTCGCCGCGGTATTCGGCTTCGGGGGCGCCCATGTCTTCGCGGTCCAGAATCAGGGACATAAGGTCCACACGGGGCACGCCGTATGAATACTGCTGATACGCCACTTGCGGTGGCGAAGGACGCGAACCGCGCACATCGACCAAAGGCTTAATAAGGGACCCATCGATCAGGTCGAGAGCCCCCACGTTCGAGCCAAAGAGCCCTTTGCCCGGCAGGCGCGATGGGTGGACATAAAGCGCGAGCGCGTCAGTGACGAAGATCTCCTCAAGCATGGCGTCAAACCATGAGGTGAAGTCCGCAAAGTTCTCGTCCGGCCTCCTGAAAAAGCGCACGGCCTCTGCCCGGCGCTTGGCGAACTCGGTCATGCCCTTGTGGTCGCCCCGCATCGCCTTGCTGGCGTCCTTGGTCGGCGCGATGTCCCAGCCCACGCCGCGGAGTTCGGACTTCCGCAGCTGGATGCAGCTGCGGGCGACCGAATACATGTCCGCCAGCGTCCGAAGTGTATTGAAATCAGCTAGTTTGCCGATACCTTCTGTACCGGGTTGTCCTAGATTGAGGTCCCAGGAGATGGGATACTGCCAGCGACGCGGTTCCGGGCGCTCATCCCCGGGCTTCGGGACATCGATCGGGACTGGCCGCACCGGCACGCCGGGCCCGAACATGCCCGACAGGAACGACTGCCAGTCCCGCGGCAAGGCGTTGGACTGCCCGTAGGCATGCCCTGAGGCCCACTCCGAATACGAGGCGACCAGTGGCGACGGCCCCCCGCTCAGAAAAGGCCCGGCACTGCTGCTGTAGCCGCCTTGCGCTGGCGTCGGCGCGGTCGCCTTGAGCGCGCGCATGATTGTGCGGGGGCTGGCCGGCATAGCTCACCCCCACAGGTGCATCTATTCAGATATCAGAAAAGAGTCAGGCGATCAGGCCCAGCGGATGGCCGTCCAGTTACGCAACTGGGCGGCTCGCGCCTCGAAGCGGGCGATGTGCGCCCTGGTGGGCTTGCCTGACGACGAGACGCATTCGGATCCAGGCGGGGAGCCACACCCCTCGGGCGGGGGGCATTTGACTTCGAGCGCCGTCGCCACGGCCTCCGGGCTTCGCTCACGCCAGCGCGAGCGGATCTGGTTAGAGGTCGTCGGCATTGTCGGTACCGGTGCTTACCGTGAATTCATGGACGTAGTCACGGACCTGTGCCGGCTCTGGTGCCCGCTGTACCCTCTGGCCTGCGCGTGGCCGGCCTCGTGCCATCTCGCATTTGATCATCCCCCGGCTCCTCCCCCTCCGGGTCTGCCAGCAGGGCCTGCAGCGCCCGCAGGCGCAGCGCCACGTCCTGGCTGATCCGGGACTCCACCGTCTCGCCGGGCGATTGTGATCCGGACGGGATCCCGCTGCTCATCCGCCTCCTTCTCGAGGACGCTGATTTCCGCCTGCAGCCGCGCCTTGCGCGACTCGGCCTCTTCGCACTCGCGCTTCTCCCGGGCCTTGCGCTCCGCGTCAAGTTCCCGCGGGCGGAATGCGACGGCGACGGCCAGTGCGAGCACCGGCCACACCACAGCGGCCAGCATTGCCCACGTAATGGCATCGCGGTCGTAGTCGATGACCACCCGGGTCAGGTCTTTGCGCATCTGGCGGTAGCACGGGACGACGTGGCGCTGGCCACTGTCGGCACAGCATGCGTCATCGCATCTGACCGGAACGCGTCCTGGCCGCCAGCGCGTGAACAGCGTCCTCGCGGTGACGGCCCATGCCGCCGCATAACCGCCGAGCAGCGCGAGCGCCATCACCGCAGCCCCGCCTGCGCCCCCAGGTACGCCCCGATCGCCGAGTTGGCCACCGCGGCCATCAGCCCGATCACGGCCAGGTAGACCCCGGTCCGCGCATATGCCCGCCGGGCCGCGGCGGAGATGTCCGACACGCCGATGCCGATCCCGGCCAGTGCCAGCGGTATCCCGATGAGCGGGAGGAACCAGGCGATCAGGCTGGCCGTACCGAACCACACGCTGCGGCTCAGGCGCCTGGTGCCCGGCTCGGTGCTCACCACCGAGTACGGGCCGCGTACGGGCGGTTCCCAGGAGCCGCCGTTGCGGGGAACGGGCTGGATATCGCGGTGGCGGGCGGCGATCAGGGCCGAGAGGACCGTCCCGGCCACCGTGATCAGCGCGGCGACAATAGCTGCCATGCCGGGAGTGTATTGGTCACACCCTGTTGTCGCTGGATAACTCAGCGTTACGGCTATTCGGTGTGTGATATCCGCGCACGACGGGGACCGGCGACCCGGCCTTCATGTAGCCGAACAGGGTGGTCCAGGGCATGCCGAGGACCTTGCCGATGGCCCGCCAGCTCAGGCCCGAACGCCGGGCGTAGTCAACGCAGTCGCGCAGGTCGTCTGCGAGCGCGCGCTGCATGTCTGCGTTGGCGGTCAGCAGGTCGGCGGCAATCTTGCGGCGAACGTCGTCTTCGGCGATCACGGCACTATCAGGCCGCCGAGGCAATTTTCTTCGTGCTTGCGGCGCTCGGCCATGAGCTCGGCGAGCTCGAGACGCGTGTTCGCGGTGCGCACCCACCCGCAGAAGCTTTCGCCCTGGGTGCACAGCATGACGTGGGGAAGCCGGATCGGCTTGCCGACCACCTGGCCGGGCAGTGCGGATGCCGGGGTCGAGGTAACGGTGGCGGTCATGGCTGGGACGGCTCGGCATCCAGCACAGCCGTCTCATCCGGAGTGAAGCCGTATCCCATGCCCTGGCCGGCCGCGCCTCGTGTCGCCGAGGCGGACAGGGTCGTCCACGCCGCCGCCGTGTTCGCCGAGCGGTAGCTGACCGTGTTCATGGCGGGCACCCCCATCGATGAGCCCGCGTCGAATGCGTCCTGATCAGCGCCGAGGAACATGAACACCCAGCCGTACTGCTCGCGCTGGCGTGTGATCATCTCCTTGACCTGCGTCAGCCCGTACTCGCGGCTGGAGTTCTCGAAACCGTCGGTGACGATCATGACGACCACTTCGCCTGGGCGCTCAGCCTCAGGCTTTCCGGCCAGCGACTCCCCGGTGCGCTGGATGGCCGTGCCGACCGCATCGAGCAGGGCCGTCGCACCTCGGGGGACCAGCTGCCAGTCCCCAAGGGCATTCGCCGTCAGCGGCACGAACGTGCGCACCTCGTCGTGCTCGGTGTCGAACTGGTACAGCGACATCGTGGTGCGCTTCGGCACGGCGGCCTGCTCGCTGACGAAGTTCCGGATGCCGCCGTTCATGTCGCCGGCGACGCTCGTCATCGATCCGGACCGGTCGACGACCAGGACCAGGTGCCGGTACCCCGCATCCGTCATGCTGCCTCCTGCGATATCTCAGTGCCCGGCTCCGGCGGCAGGTCTTCGGGCCACAGCACTCCGTCATCGGACCATTCGCCATCGCGCCAGAACCTGACCCGGCTCAGCTTCGCGTCCGGGTGGAACGACAGCTCCCGCACCCGCGGGCATGCCCGGGCGTGCGCGCCCAGACAGTGCTGGCAGAGCCGCCCGCGGAATTGCCGCCACAGCTCGGCGGCCTCTTCAGGCGACAGCGGCGGCTCGGCCAGCTGCGTTTTCGCGAGCTCTTCCCGGGCGACGATGACTTCGCGCCGCGCACCCTCGAGCTGGGCCTCCAGGCGCACCACGGCACCCACCACCTGGTCGAACACGGGGCGGCGGACGATCGGCGAGCGCATCGTTATGCCACTGCCGTCAGGTGCCGCCTGCCGGACCGGTTGGCCGTGCGCTCGAAATCGTCCTCGTCGGTGACCAGGTGCAGCATCTGGGCCAGGTGAGCATCAGCGTCCGGCAGTCCGCCCGGCGGATGGCAGCAGAACGACTCAGCCACCTCCCCGTCCGATGGCAGGAGCAGCACGTTCCCGGACTGCCCGCGGTCCTCGATCCGCCAGCGTCGGCCGCGAGAGCCTGCGATGTCGAAGTAGCCCTGGTCGCGGTAGGTGCGCTGCTGATCGTCGTCCAGGAAAGACATCAGCAAGGCCAGCGCCTTGTCCCGGGCCCGCTCGCGGACCTGGCGCCTGTGTGCCTGATCCGCGTTCCGCCGGCGCGCATGCTCCTCGCGAGCCGCCCGCTGCTCGGCAGTTTCAGGCTGGACCTGGACGGGCTGGCACTGGATATTCCATGCGCCCCAGACTTCGCCTGGCTGCAGGATGATGGGCTGCGTGACCACGTACGTCTGATTCCAGTTGCCCCAGACGCCGACGGTTCCCGTGGTAGCGGTCGTGTTCCACGAAACCCAGGTAGTGGTGGCAGTGCTGGATGTGACCATCAGCGGGACAGTGGTAGCGGTCGACACCCAGTACGGCCAGACATCGGCCACAGTTAGCCGCCTACGTTCTGCTTCACTGCGATCAGGCGGCCGGCTGCGGGCTCAAACTCGCGCATGATCTCGCCACGGTCGCCCTTCTTGCCTTCAGCCCGGTAGATCCGGTAGCCCTTCGAGGTGAGGTCCTTGAACGAGCGCCGGGCATCGGCCACGTCGTCGTCCTCTTCGGGATCCCAGATCTTGCGGATGTCGCCGTGGTCCTGGTGCAGGGTATGGATGATCCCGAGTCCTGCGGTGAGGAGTTCGGCGATTTCGGCATCGGTCAGTTCGTCGGCACGCTCGCGCAGGACGGTGATACTTGCGTTCGGCATCGGGGAGACTCCTCTTAGTTACTGCCGGTCATAACTGGAGGGGTGCGCTGGGAAGCACGGGCCAGACAGAGCCCCCCCTGCCATATCCGGCCTCTCGCGCTTCCCGGCGCGCCCCAGTTCCGGCAGGCGGGGCTGGGCGGTCCCGGGGGCGCCGCCCTCATCCCGCTCTTCCCGGATTCCTCATGCTAACGGTTGCCGTAACGCCATGCGACCGGATCAGCGCAGTCTGTAACCGGCTTGGGGATGGACCGGATGCGCAACGGCGTCAGTTCCGGGCGCGCTTCTGCATCGGTGCGCCATTGGGCGCAGCACGCCGCGCAAAGTGGGGTCTCGAGGCCGTCGGGAAACCAGCGTGGCAGGTCGTGAGTCCAGATGTACTCAGCCGGAGGGGCGCCTTCGGGGTGGGCGCCACCGGTCACGCCGCAGCAAAGCATGGCGACGGCGAAGTCATGCAGCGCGGTGGCTGCAACCGAGAACGACTCGGCAAGTTTGCTCATGTGGCACCCGGCGGCGTCCAGCCCATGGCTTCCAGGGCTTTTCGGGTGGCTTTGTCGAGCACGATCATGGCTTCGGTGTCCACGTCCAGCCCGCTGACGGCAAGCAGCGCCAGCTTCAGTACCGGGGGGCCGTCGTCGTCCAGGGTAAGCGACACCTTGCTCACGGCGCGGATCTCGTGGCCGTCGATCTCGACTGTTGCCGCGTTGCCGCGCGTGGCGATCCGGACGTGGCTGGCCGGACGCTCGTGCTGACTGATCATGGACTCACCCCGGCCCGGTGCGGTGACGTGGAACAATGACGACATGGGCAGCGGCGAGCTGGCGCGCTTTCTCGCTGAGACTTGTCCCGAATGCGGCACCCCCGGGCCGCATCGTCACCTGAGCGCAGTCGGCGGCTGCCAGACGTGCGCGGATGCCGACCCGCGGCCGGTGTTCATCTGGCCGGGCAGGACGCGTGGCTACGCCCCAGCGCGAGACTCGGCCTGCTACTCGCTGCCCGGCGGGAACATGGTGCACGTCAGGCCTGGCTGCCGCTGCCGGTGATGCCGGGCCGGGCGCAGGCGGCGGTCGACGGCACCCGAGAGGAAGCAGGCGCCTCCCCCCGCCTTCGCTGCATGCGCGCGCTGGTGCCCCTGCGGGCAGGCGGCGTTGACGCCCGGCCCGGCGGCATCATCCGCCGGAGCCGGACGTAGCGGCGTAGGCCAGGTACTTCAGCGCCTGGTCCTCGGTGAACCCTGCCGCAGTGAGCACCTTGAACAGCTCGTGCACGCCGACGGCGGCGGCGAACATCGGCGTGGCCGTGGCGGCGTCCTCGGACGGCGGTACGGGCTGGGTCAGCATCTGCATCAGCGCGGCCATCTGGTCAGGGGTGAATCCCCCGGTGCCGGGGACGCTGATGCCGCGCTGGGCCAGGTAGGCGCGAAGGCTCGCGGCCTGACGCTCGTCCAACAGACTCTCCTTACATGTTACTAGCCGCCCAGTGGCAGCCTGGTCACTTGTGATACGCTGGCCGCATGAACTCAAACCCAGGCAGGCCGTGGTGGATCGAGCCTGATCCCGCCGCCGCCAGCACCCCGGAATGCAGGACCGCAATGGAGCAGATCCGCACCCGCATCGGGAAGATGCTCGCCGGGCGCAGCAAGGCGGTCTCGTTCTGCAACGACGCGCCCCCCGGCTGCGTGCGGGTCAGGACCGGCGGCGTGGAGATCGACATAGCGTTGCGGCCGACCGGGACGACGGAGAAGGTGTGCGCGAACTCCACCTGCCGCAAAACGTTCTGGGGAGCCGGCAGCGGCGCCTCAGCAGCCAGGTTCTGCTCGGCCCGGTGCGGCAGCCAGCAAAAATCGCGCGACTACTACGCCCGGAAGCGCGGTGGGGACGCGGCGGTGCAGCCCAATGCCATCTCCCACTTGCTGGCTAGCGCAGGCCTGCAGCGCGCCCGCGGCAAGGATGGCCCCGGCTTCGCCGCGAAGGCAGCAGATGGCGGCACTGCGGTCCGCGGCGAGCGGGAGACGCTAGCCCGCTGCGCCGAAGTCCTGGAAGGGCTCGGCTACGGCACCAGGATGCGGGCGGGCAGCCTGCTCGTCACCGAACGCAAGGGGGCTGCAGCATGAGCGCCGCCGACGATGCAGGCAGCCCGTGGAGCGACTGGATCGAGAAGCTGCTCCAGCAGGCGCTCGACGAGGCGCAGAGCAACTCCGAAGCCATTCCCACCGTTGACCTCGCGCTGCATGCACTGCGTGCCGAGGCCGGCGAACTGCCCGAGGACGAGACGGCGTCGCTTGCGGCTTCCCTCGCTGATCTTTTCAGGGAAGCGGTATGCATCTGCCCGCCTGATCTTGTCGCCCGCGGCAGCTACAGAGGTGGCTGCCCGGTGCATTCGCTAGCATCACCGCCGCGCCGCTAAGCGCTTTCGATTTCGAGGTCATTGTCAATAATCTTTTTGCAGTGCGGGCACTTATTGCGGTCCGGCTTGCGCACAAAGCCACGGTCGCAATGTTCGCACACCATTACGTTATATGCATCCAGCCATGAAACGCCTGTTCCCCACAGGGCATACATAACCGCGTCGGCCCGGTCGGTTGAACGGCCGATGCGCTTGCGGATATCATCCTTGCTCTCGATCTGAATTTTGCCGCCCGACATCGGCTTCCAGTGAATTGACGTCAGGTCGCCAAGCAGTTCATCATCGGGAGGAAGGGCCAGTTTGGCATTACGCGCCGGGTCAAGCAGTTCCCTGGCGTTCCACGCGGCCGCACTTCGGAGGTTGGAAAATCCCAGTTCGCCCGATGCGTCCCGGCGCTTGGTCCCTGCCGAGGCAGTGAACGGCTCCACCCGCATGTTCATCTCGCGCAGGCGGTCGACTACTCCAGCACCAATCCCGATCACGTCGACAATGGCCGTAGCATCCTGGTCGGCCTCGAGCAGCCCCTTGACGCGCCCGGTGGTCGCCATCGTGTCCTCGCGCACGCTGGTGCGCAGTTCCCGGATGATGAACCCCTCGCGGATGGCGAAGACCGTTTTGTCTACACCTTGTCTGGCTACGTCCACGCCGATCATGTGCGGCGCGGGCTGCTCCGGCCGACCGTCGTCCACCCAGGCCTGCCAGCGCTCCTGCGCGGCCTCTATCCACGACAGCGGTACGAGCGCGTCCTCATCCGAGCTCCAGAATTCCCCGAGGACGCGGTTGTTATAGACGGCGGTAGTGGTCCCCCACTGTCTTGCACGCTGCTCAGCCCACTTCCTGGACACCCGCCGGGCGGCGATCGCTTCCTCGAGCGTCACATGCCGGGTGTGCCAGTCCTCCAGGCCCGGAGCATGCCGGTGGATCTCGTAAAACCGCCCCGACGGCTCGCCGGGGGTCGACATGGCCAGCGCATAGGCCTCGAGCCCTTCGTCGGCCTCCTGGCCCGAGAACGCGCCCTCTGCCGCGTCGAACGTGTCGGCGATGATCGCTTTTGACTCGTCGAAGACGTACAGGATCGAGTCGGCGTGCGCGCCCTCGATCAGTTCGGGCTTATCCGAGGCCGCGGCGAAGGCTTCCCCGTGCCGGAGCTTCAGGTTCAGCCGCATCATCTCGCTGCGCTCATCCAGCGGCGGGCGCTCCAGGGCCTCCCAGTTCAGCCGTTTAGCCCACTTGCGGATCTCCGGGAACAGGTAGTGCTCGAGCTGCCGCCAGCCGCCCGCCGTGGCCACGCACTTCCAGTCCCTGCCAGCTGCTTCCCGGGTCAGGCTGAACCACAAGATGATCAGTGCGCTGGTCGTAGTCTTCCCAAGGCCGTGCGGTCCCCGGACGGCGACCCGTTTCTTCGTCACCAGGCTTTCGATGATCTCCCGCTGGTAAGCCGTCAGGCCGCCACCCGGGCGGAACACCACGCAGTTGTCGATGAAGGCGAGCGGGTCGTCCAGATACCCCGCCAGGGTGCTGGACACCTGCTCGGAGCGCTGGCGGGCCGCGTACAGCTGCGCCAGGATCCGGAACCGTTCGAGAGCCAGCGGGTCGGCAGGCGGCTCGCTCACGCTCACCTCCTGGCAGGATGGAGGGCGTGAGCGACGCACTGGCGACGTGGCTGCGGGAACAGATCGAAACCGGCAAGCGGGCCGCGGGCCCGAAGGTCCTCCGCGAGGGCGGCGCCTGGCATGTCGATGATGAGGACTGGGCGTGGGGCACCGGCATCCGCGACGGGGGCAGCAGGCCGGTCGCCGTGTGCGTCGGCGGTTACGCTGCAGCGCACATAGCCCAGAATGAGCCGCTCTCAGCCCTGGCCCGGTGCGAAGCGGAACCGTCGGCTACTGGATGGTTCGGTGCTGGTCACTGCCGCTGGGACCGAACGCTGGGACCGAACGCGGCGGCAGTCGCGATCCCTTAGCCGCAGGCAGACAGCAACCTGCGCTAATAGAGAATCAAGAGCCCAAGGGTTCAGAGCGCGCGAATCTCTTCCGCCGCATGAAACTTGACGCAAACGTCCACAATTCTCGCGACCAAAGATGGTTAAGGGTCGATCAGCCGACGAAGATGGGGCGCCGCGATAGTAGGCGCGGCGTGTTGGCCGGCCGCTCCGGCCGCCCGACCGTCTCAGTCGCTAGCCTCTCGATAAAGGAGGCGACCGGCATCTCCTCCTGCGCGCCTAGGCGTGGCCGGACCGTCAGGGTGCCCCCAGAGAGTTCTTTCTCGCCCACCACAAGCGTGTACGGAATCCACTCCTTCTCCGCGTCACGAATTTTCTTCCCCAGCTTGACGTCTCTGTCGTCAACGTCAACCCGGAAGGGAATTTCCTCCGCCAAGCGCAGGGCACCTTGGATGTGATTGTCAGTGACGGGCACCAGACGGACTTGGATCGGTGCCATCCACACCGGCCAGGCGCCCTTCTCACCGCGCGACATGCGCATCGCCTGGGTTTCCAGGATCGCATAGACGTTCCGGTCGAGAGATCCGGAGACCGAGGTGTGCATGAGGAGCGGGTGCCGCTTCTGGCCATCCTCGGCCACGTAATTGATGTCGAACCGGTCGGTATTCTCGACGTCGATCTGCACGGTGGACAGGCAGGCGGCCTTCTTCGCGGCGTCGATGAAATTCATCTCAAACTTGGCGACGAAGTAAAAGAAGCGGTCGTCCCACACCTCGATGAGGGCGGGACGGCCAAGGGCCCGCATCAGATCCTCTACAAACCCCGGGTGCTCGCCTAGGAAGGAACGCACGAAGCGGATCGCGGGGACACACGACAGGTCCAGATCATCCAGCCATCGCAAGCACAGTTGGACCTGCTTGAGAAATTCCTCCTTGGCCATCTCCATGTCGCTCACGAGACTGTGCATATCCGGCATGGTGAAAGCCCGCAGACGGCGCAACCCCGCGATTTCGCCCCCCTGCTCCCGCCTGAAGGAGAAATGTGTGAGCTCATATAGCCTAACCGGGAGGTCGTGATGCGATGTGACCATGTCATGTTGGATCATGTATTGCCCGAAGCAGGCAGCGAACCGTAGGAAGAGGTCCTTGTCGTCACTCTTGACGACATACTGCCGGGCCGGGAAGCGCTGCAGGTACTTGCGGAGCGCCGGGTAATTGTAGTCATACATGATCGGCGTCTCGACTTCCATGGCGCCGTAGTCGAGAACCATCCGCGTTATGTGTTGCTCTAGGAGGCGCTTGACGAGCAATCCTTTGGGATACCAGCGGAGATTCCCTGCGTCCGAGGCTGGCTCGTAGTCGACGAGTTCATGCTCGCGCATGAGTCTGATGTGAGGTGGCGCGTCCTCTGCGATGCGGGTGCCCTCACGCTCATAGGCGTAGAGGTCGCGTAGCCCTTGGTCCGTGCGGAAGTTGAACTCGTCGGCCAGAACGAATGAGCCATCGGCCTGGTAGATGCGCCACTCAGATTCAAGAGTCTTCTCAGCCGCGAGGGCGCGCGACTCCGTAACGGACGGGTCCTCCGACGCTTCCCCGGTCTCAGGAGGAACGATCGTCATAGCCAGTTCCGAGAGCGGATGCCCCTTACCGGCTATATCGAAAGACTTGTAGAAGCCGAACGGTGCTCTGTGTGTTTCAAAGTTGTGGTCCGCCCGCAGTTGGCCAACGAGTGTATCAATGATCTCGGAGGCAATTCTTGGCCGGGCAAGACTGCTCGAAAGGTGCGCGTAGGGGTAGACCATGAGGCGGTTCGTTCCCACCTTGCCAGCCGTCTCACGAATGCGGCTTGCGGCCTCGACGGCGACATCGCGGGGGGCGGCTTCATCCGTTTTCTCAGCGCTGACGAAAGTTACGAGCACCTCTTTGACCTGCGCGGACTCCTCAGTAGGGGCAAGCGCGCTCGCTAATTCTGTAGCCTTGCTTCTTCCGGTAATCTCGAAGGAGAAGCGGTCGGCGTGAATCATCAGCAATCGCACAAGCACTCCCGATTAGTTCGAGCCCGTGGGCCCACGCAGTATACGCCGTGCATGGTGACCTTCTGGCCAGCTGAGCGCAGCCATACTAGCTCTGAACTTCCCGGGTGCTGAAGGCTGGCGCTAGATGGCGGGCGGACCCCGGGCCGGGCCCGACTTTAGGGCCAGGGTATGACACCAGCCCCGTTGGCGGGCCAGGTGGACGGGGTTCCATGGGCCCTGGATCTCTTTCCTGGCGTGGCGGACGGGTTTCGTGCTGCTCAGGGGGCTTGCAGATAGCGCTGGTGCGCTGTCAGGCGGTGGTTATCGCCCAGACCCCAGCCCAGGCAAGTGTGCGGTTCGGTCAGGGAGCCACCGCTGTCAGCCTGCGGTGGCTCAGTCCGCTGGCACGCAAGCACTGGGTGAGCTGCATACTTTCCCGTGGGGCGGAACGGTGGAGTACATGTCCAACGCCATCCCCGACAATCCGAGCTTTGCTGGTACCCGCCGTCTGCTGTTTCACGCTGACGGCGCGTACGGCAAGAGCGTCGCCCCGGGGACATGCCTGTATGCCCTCGAAGTCTCCCCGACCTCCCCTCCTGCCGCCTTTGTCGACAGCGTGTGGGCTTACGGCAACCTGAGCGACGACGTCAAGAGCAGGATCGAAGGTCTTCACGGCTACAGCATGTTCGATATAAGCCAGGCGCTTGAAGACGCGGACCCGACGCGATTTCGCCTGGGGAATCACCCTGGGGTCGAAGACCGCCCTGACCTCAAGACGGGCTGTTCATCCAGTTGTCATCAAACTGGCCATCCTGGATGAGCACTACATCCACTACATCCACTACATCCTCTGGCGCCACGGCGCGAGCGAGGCGTACGGGGGCTATTCCGTCGTCTCCATCGGCGGCGCAAACTAGGATCATGGATGCGTGACCTGCCACTGCTACGGCCAGGGCGGCGTCAAAGGCTACGGCTATTGCCGGACCGTACGCCTGCTCGCCTCGGGATACCGGCGCCGGCCCGGCTACCAGGAGGAGTGGGTACCGCCCGGGCCACCCTAAGCCGTCACTGCATCGTCGAGCCGCGCGCAGGCGCTGCCCGGGATCTCGTCACCGTCCTCGTGCTCGACCACCCAGGAGACGTTCCCGTTCACTGCAACCAGCGTGCCTGTTTCCCACAACGCCGGTCGCGGATCCTGGCCGGCGGGTACCGCGACGCGCTCAAGGTCATAATCGCAGAGCATCGTGCCGCACCATGAGCATCGCTGGCGGAGTCGCGAGCCAGCCTGGACCTGAGTGCCTGCGATATGTACCAGTTCGGTCATCCGTCTCCCTGCACGCCCTGTGGCCTGTCTTCCACGATCTCGCCCTCGACGACGTCCGCAGGCTCTGGGACCGCTCCCCCGCCCGCCTCCGCGATCTGCAGCGCCGAAGCTTCCGCGAGGGCGTTCGCCACGCTGAGGGGATCGTCGAACCCGAGCTTGCCGCCCAGCTCCATGAGCTCGGAGCGCATCATGTCGACCGTCAGGGTGACCGTCTTCTTCGGCGCGTCCAGCCCGAACAGCCTCGACGCCCGCTCCCCCAGCCGCATCATCGTGTCCGCGGCCCGCACATTCGGGTCCCGGTCGATCAGCGGTTCGTCGGTCCTCGGATCGCTGACCACCTTGCCCTGGCTGACCACCAGGTTCTCCGCGTGCATGGCCTCCCAGACCACTTTCACGCTCTCCTCGATCCGGTGGCCCCACAGGCGTCTCAGAGCCTCGTTGACCGGTTCAGCCGACCGGGCCAGGTGCCGGTTGATCGCCGTGCTCGCCGTAGACGGGCTTGCCCAGCCCATCCGCTGGGAGATCTGCGTCATCGTCAGGCCCTGGACCGCGAGCTCGGCGGCCTTCGCGTCGATCTGGGCCTGCTCCACCTTGCGGCCGGACATGGTGCGGCGACGGGGCATGGGCGCACCCCCGGCTGTCATCAGGGAAGATGGGGAGCATGAGCACTGGCATCCGGGCGCTGGCCCCGTTCACAGCCGCCCAGGTGGAGAGCCTGAACGGCTACCAGCACTCCGGCGCTGGGCATCCGTTCACTTGCGGCAATGAAGACTGCAGGGGGCCGGATCATCTCGCCGGGCGCGAGGTACTGCAGGCCGCCGAAGATGGCTGGCACTGCGGCTGCGGCTACATCCAGAACTGGGCGTGGGGCTTCATGGCCGACGGATCATGGCGAGAGCCGGGGCCCTGGCCACTGATCGTGTTCACGGGCATGCACGGCAGCATCTAGCGATAGCCCAGAGGCTATTAGGCCTCCGCTGGGGCCATCGTGACCTGAGAACGCTACATGCACGCACGGGCCTGCTGAAGTGGTCAGGGTGCCTTCGGGCCGATCGTGATGTAAAGCCAGTCCTCGCTGGCCGGGGCCGCTGTGAACGGAAGCTCGCATGCCTCCGCGATCCGGATCACCATCTCCGCGTTATCGGAGTGGATCATCATGGCCGCCGGCGCAGGCTCGCGCTCACGCACCATGGTCCAGAGCATGCCAACTTCGACACCACGGCGGAATTCGGCCTCATCGGAATCGAATGGAAGGACCAGGGTCATGCCGCCCAAGTCCACACCTTGCTCCCGGGGGGCTATATGCGCGCGGAAAACACCATGCGCGAAATTTTTGAGGGTCGCGGAGGGTAAATTTGGGGGGTTATGCGGTATTTAAAGTGGCTATAGGGTGATACTAACGGACAATCCCCCGTAGCTGCCCACCGACACCCGCGTGCACTACGGATAAGGTTCATTCTCATAAGTTAACGCTTGACGTCAGATGTGACTACCCTGCCGACGGGCGGGTGGTCATTCATGCCGGTCACGATGGCTGGGTACGGTGCTGAGCTCCACCGTGCGCAGACGCGAGCTCAGCACCCACCCACACCCGCGCGAAATCGCGCCGATCTGACCTCAAGCCAGACACCTCCGCAGCGACACGCCCGGCGCCACGCCAAGAAACCCCTATGCCGTAAGGGATTCAGAGAAACTTCGCGAAAACGGGTTGCACTTCGGCCACCCCCGGGTAAAGTAGCTATCGATCGGCCGGACACGCAGTGACAGGCACCGGCGCCCCGCCCCGCAAGGGGTCACGGTTGGGCAAGAGAACTGAAGCACGCGCCAGCTGGATTCGCCCCGCAAGGGCCGACAAGGTGAGACGCCAGGGGTTAAGAGCCTGGCGGGTGTCCCGGTCCCGGCTAGCCGCAAGTATCCGAACCCCCGGCGTTCCGGGGACATAGCAAGACAAGACTTCTCGCCCGCACTGCTGAGACGGGTGTACCGCCTCGGTAAGCGGTACGGGTGAGATCAGCCGGCCATGTCAGGCAAGACCTTCCGCATAGGGGAAACCGCGAGGATCAGCACACCGATCCCGGAAGGTAAGCGCGAGTCAGCACATCGGCATCCTGAGCAGTTCCCGGCGCGAAAGCGCCCGATGCTCAGCACCCTGACATGGCCGGCACTCCTCTAACTGGGACACCGGAACCGCGAGCGCGAAAGCAGCTACTTGCACGTGCCTGCGGTTCCGGTGCTCCCGTGTGAGCACTGAGCATGCGGCATGAGGCGCACCGAGCCTAGGCGAATCGCCTAGGGGCTAACTCGCAGGCGCGCGGCCGGGGATCGCCTTCCGGATACCGCCGCTCAGTGCTCTCACGGGCGATCATGCCCGGTATCGAGAGGAGAACGATGAACGACAGGCAGCGCGGCATCTTGCGCCTGACCAATGCTCACGGTCACTTTGCAGTGACCAGCGCAGTTTTCGCCGCGATCGATCAGTCGCTCGGCGGTCACACCGTGGCCGGCTTGCGGCGTGTCCTGGCGGACCGCACGGGCATCGCCGTGACCCGCTACACAGACGTGACAACCGTCGCTGAGCTGCTGATCATGCTCGCGGACGCCAACGGCGACGGCCTGACCTAGCGAGTTGGCCGAAGGGCCAGCACCCTGACCGGTGCTGGCCGTTTCCTTGCCCGCTAGGGCAAGCGAGAGGAGTACAGCTGTGGGGCTTCACGAGTTCACCGATGACGGCACCGATCCGGGCAACTGCGCGGTGTGCCATTTCTTTCACGCCGGCCCACGCGGGCCGCGCGGGGAACGGCCGGCCCTCATCCCGAACGGGACGCGCGTCACGCTGCGCAAGAGCGGCGACGAGGGAACAGTCATCGATCAGCACGCGCAGCAGCCCGGTTTCGTCACCGTGGAGTTTGACGGCGGAACAACGGCAACGATGCCGTGGAACAGCCTGGCTTTCCACGGGCGGGGCGAGACGCTGTAGCAAGTCCGGCCGGCAGTTGAGCGCACGCGTCATGTACGTGCGCCCACTCGGCCTTGACCGGGCCGGATCGGAACACTGGTCACGTTCGGCATGGCACGCAATCCCTGGAGAGCGATCCTAGGCACTCCAGGCCGCTACGGGGAGGAGGTAAAGCACCCTAGGCACCGGCCACCAGGCCGGCGAGATTGCGCGCCGTGCAGCGCTGATCAGCGCTAACCGAGAGGAGACAGCAATGCGGGGGAATCACCGTAAGGTCACCAGGCGCCATGCTGCACCGGCTAGCCGGTCGCGGCGAATCGTCAGGACGGCCGCAGTTGCGGTTGCCATCGCCGGCGGCCTGGCTGGCTACGGGCTGAGCGGCGCTCACGCGGCGACGGTTCACCACGCCACGCGCCGGCAGATCATGGCAGCGTGCAAGCGCGGCGCGTCCATGGGGATCGACAGGCACACCTACGTGTGTGTTCAGCGAGCACCGGAAGTCGCATGCGAGCAAGTATTCAGCGTGCGGGGATGCTTCTGGTACACCGGAACGCGGGATCAGATCCTGTGGACGCGTACCGGGCTGGTAGCAACGGAAGGACCGTAGCGCCGGTACATGGCCGGCCAGCGTGCTCAGGTTCGCTGGCCGGGCCACGTGCTTACGCTCTGTGGGCACCGAGAGGAGGCGGCTGCAATGAACGTCGGCAAGATGACGACGGACGAGTTGCACGAAGCGCTTTACGAAATCACGAACGAGCTGCAACTGCGCGAGCGAGAGGGGGACGCCATGGACTGGCAGACCAAGCCTCGTAAGGACTGGACCGCGGCCGACTGGCAGGCGTTCCAGGATCACATGGCCACGCTGGTACAGGACTGGTCAGCGTGGGGCGACATATCTTTCTGAGAGGGGGGCCCGCCAGGTCCCGCAAGCCAGGCAGTGTTAGGCAGGCCAGCGCTACGGCCCTGGCAGACCGCTAGGCGATAACTGCCGATCGGCGTGATGGTTCGAACCTGGCCAATGCGGGATGAGGGAGAAACGCGCGCCCCTGGCAACAGGGCAAGCGCGCACAACGCCGGCGCGTGACCATCGTGCCGCCTAAGTGGGCGGTTAGTGCATGCGCCGACCGTGCCGGGCGAAACCGGCAAAGGCGAGAATCCAGCGGTGATGGGAGTATTCGCCGAATCTGTACCAGGGAGGCAGGCGGCCTGGACCGTCTGCGGAAGCAAAAGCACGGTGTACCTGGTCAGGCTTAATGCATAACGGACACGCTAGCGAGAGGAGACGGCGATGACGGGGCGTATGGAACAGCGCGAGGGTCAATGGTGGTGTCACTGTGGCGCCACCGAGGGCAGGTCCGACCATTGCGAGTGCTGCGGTTGCGAGCATCACGAGAGAACGTGCGAGCATCGCTGCACTCATACCGAGGAGGAGGGGCACGAGGGATGATGAGCGGCTATCCGGTCGGCAGTTGAGCACGCAGCCTGTAGCTAGCCTGCGTGCTCACTCGGCCTAGACCGGCCGGCAATGAGAGGAGACAGCGGAATGGCGGTAACGGAACGCCCCGAGTGCGAAAGGGGCTACCGGAAGGCCGGGCAGATGTTCGGCAAGGATTACGCAGACTACCTGCGTAATCATGATGCCGAGCTGATCGCAAAAGGGATAGCGCCGTGCCCGTGGCCTCAGTCTCTGCAGGGAAACGACGGGGAGTTACGCGCCATGGATGATCACACGCTGTACGGCTACACGCTGGCACAGCATGAATACAAGGTCACGGTTCCCGCAATGAACCGCGCGCCGAGCGATGAGCCAACACTCATCATCGCAATCTCGGCGCATGGCGGGGGGACGGTTGGCCAGTCCTACGCTCACAACGGGTGGGACTACGCGGTGTACGCGGACGGAACCGAGATCACCAACGGCGATGACCTCGCGTCGGGCGCACCCAGGACGCACGCTCAGATGGCACGCGAGCTAGCGGGTTTCCTGCCGACGCGCGGCTGTGACACAGACGCAACCGCGATCATCGCCACGGCTGCCGACCGGCTGGCACTGTTCGCGGAAGATCGGTAGGGACGCCGGCGCATGGCCAGGAGCGGGGAGCACTCCCCCGTTGCTGGCCACGTGCTTACGTTCGGTAGGCATGGTGAGAGGAGATAGCACGGTGAACTTGCGCCATTACCGCAGTTACCTGCACAACCGGAAGCTGCACCGGGCTGCCTGCCGGTGCCGCGGTCGCGGGTTTCGTTACCACGTTCTAGGACGCCGGTAACGCGCAGTCCGCACTGCCCATGGTGCCCGCTAGGTGCGGGCACTGTGGAGTGTGCGGAACATGCACACATGAGAGGAGACAGCAATGCCAACCATGGATGACCTGGCAACGGCAGTCGAGACGGATCACCCGTGCAACGACAGCCATTGCGACATTCGCGCAATGCTGGAATTGGGATACGCGGACACTGCGGCAGCGATGCTGGAGAGCGCCACGAGCTACCACGACGCGCTTGACGCATGGTTCGCGGCTGGGGGAACGCTGCCGCGGGACTTCCGCGAATCACCCAACTGGCCGGCCTGGATCGCCTGGCACCGTGAGCGCGGCCGGGAATGCCCGGCATGCCAGACGTACAACTGGCCCGTTGGCGGCGAGATGCCTGGCCAGTGCGGCAACTGCCTGGCCGCGCTGTAGCGCAGTCTGCACTGCCCTGCGTGCTCATGCTCTGGGGTGTGAGCACGCAGGAGTGTGCAGAAAATCTGCACCGGGAGGAGATGCGGCCATGGGCAAGACGCTAGGCGACATGACGCCAGAGGAGCGGCGCGCGGCTACCGAACGCGCCCTGGACAAGTTCCAGGCGGAACTCACGGCAAGCGCGCCGGCCATCGGCGCGATTCTTGACGCTGCCGACCGTGGGGAGCTGGACGGGCCGCCGCATGCCGACTACCCGCACGAGCCAGGCAGGCTGTACGACTGCCCTGCGTGCGAGTCACGCTGTAACTGCACAGCCGGCTACACGCAGTGCATCTACAGGGGCGACCACAACGGGAGCGCTGACGAGGGTTCGGAACGCTTCCCGACGGCCGAGTAACCAGGCGCACGCTAGTTCATGGCGCTTGCTGGGCTAGTCCGGCAGGCTGCCATGTTCCCGCGTACGGGGACTAACCGAGAGGAGGCACGCAAGTGATCACGTTCACAGATGAGACGTTCGGCGCATGGGTGAGCGAGCGTTACGAGGACCAGGCGCCCGAAGTCATGGCCATAGTTGGCCGATGGCTGGCACGCGGGGACGGCGCGGCGATGTACGAAAACCACGATCTGTCAAGCCGCAATGCGGGCGAACTGCGAATCGTGTCCTACGGCTCCCCGGCCGCGCAGCTGGAGACAGCCGAACCGCCGGCCGCGCTGCCGGACATCGGCGGATCGATCAACTGGCGTTTCCAGCTGATCGGCACCTACCGGCGCTAGCGGACACTGCCCGTGGCGCTCACTCCCCCGGATTGGGGGGATGAACGCTGCGGAGCGTGCCCGACAGAAGGCGCACCGAGAGGAGCACCAATTGGACCTGATAGAGGAGCGCACGATCACGCGCGATGGCATCAGCTACCGCGTGATGATCTCGCCCGACTGCGACTCATCCCCCGATGACGCGGACTGCTACAGCGCGTCGGACAAGGCGGCATTCAAGCGCGGCGACTGGCAGTACGTGGGAGTCATTGTGCGGCCGGTGATCGATGGCCAGGAAATCGACGGTGCGGAGGATTCGCTCTGGTCCGTCGAGTTCGGCGACATGCCGGCGGAGACGGAGCCGTTCCGCGGAGGCCAGCATTCCGGCTGGCACGTCGGCATGGATGAGATCGTGAACACTCACCCAGTGCCCGACATGATCAGCGAGGTACGCGGCCAGCTGGAAAAGCTCGGCAAGCTGATCAGCGGGGCACTCAAGGGCAAGTAGCCGCGGACGCTGCCCGTGATGCCTGGCTCAGCAATGGACCAGGCCGCGCGGAGTGTGCCCGATGGCAGGCACGCGCGAGAGGAGACAGCAATGACCCCTTACCAGGCAGGGAAGAGGGACGGCTACGCGGATGGCATGGCAGGCAGGCCATGGCCGAATGACGGGGCGCCCGGATCAAGCTACAGCTACGGCTACCGCCACGGCAGGCAGGCTGCGGCGATCGAGACTGTACCTGCCGCAGCGGAGCGCATTCTAGCGGCAGTGTGAGCACGACCGGACGCTGCCCGTGATCGCTGGCCAGGGTGCCAGCGGTTGCGGAGGGTGCCCGTACGGGGTACGCGAGAGGAGACAGGCTATGGAGTCCTACGTCGTGACCTGGGAAGACATGGCGGGCGGCAAGCGCGCTAACCAGGTACGGGCCGCGGATCGGGATAGCGCTATCTGGCGCCTTGCCTACCTGATGCAAGGCACAGCGGAGGCGCCAAAGTTCATTTCATGCGAGCTGGAGACTGCCGAGAACACGCCGGCTCGCAACTAGCGGAATCCAGACGTCCGGCCGTGCGAGAGGAGACAGCATGTATCAGGTCATCGTGGATGGCATCGCGTGGGTAGACGGCGATGGCAAAGAGACCTGGCCGAAGCGGGAAGCCGATTCGCTGGCCGATCACCTGGCCAGCCAGGGATACAAGGATATCGAGGTGATCGCGGTATGAACGACACCGAGCGCGAGCAGTGGATTGACAACGACGAGGGCCTTTACGACTGGTGGCGCCGCTCGCGCCAGTCCAAGCGCGCTTTCATCCGCGCCAACCGCGCCGAGATCGACGCGGCGATTCTGCCGGTAGTCGAGGGCGACAAGCCGGCGCATCATCTCAAGTACGGCGGCTAGCGAGCTGTCCGGCCGTATCGGGCAACCGGTACGGCTCACTGCCCGCTAGGGGCACCGAGAGGAGCCGATCATGGCAAGGATCGTAATTGAAGTAACCACGGAAGAGCTGCGCAGCCTTCAAGCGGGCCGCACGCTCGTCGGCCGGTCGGTCGATGGCACCGAGGTGGAGCTGTGCCCGGTTCCTGCGGGCCGTTTTTTCGAGATCGGACCCCGCGACGTGGGGCGCGCCACCATCGGCGCCTTCGGGCAAGTCTGGCCCGTGGCCAACTTCATGGGCCGCGTTCTGCCGGGCGACGTGGGCAAGCGCGTCTACCGCGTCCCCATGCACGACAAGAGCGGCTACATCCTCCAGGTGGAGAACGACGCGCAGCGCGACGCGCGGCTCGGGAGGTAGCTAGCGGCGTTTGGCCCCCATCGTCTCGCACGATGGGGCGCCATGCCCTGCTAGGGCAATTCGAGAGGAGACATGAGCATGAAGCGCAAGTTTGCAATGCCGCATCCGGCGATCGTCTGTTCGGGGCCGCAGCTCGACAGCGTGATCAAAGAGCTGGAGGCGGGAACCTACCCGCAGCCGGAGGACGCTATCTGGCGCGGTGACCTGCCGCACGATCTGGCCGTCCGGCTGGCCAAGGCGACGGGTGCCACGGACGAGCAGATCGCCGAGATCACGGCCGAAGGCTAGCCCGTGCGCCGGATCATCTGGCATGCCGACAACATCCTCGCCGCGCTTGTCGTGGCATTCGCGGAACGGGCGCTAGCGCGCAGACCTAGGTAGCTAGCCCGTGATGCTCGCGCCCGCTGTGGTGCGAGCCTCGCGGGGATGCCACCTCGGCATCTAACGAGAGGAGACACAGGGTGGACAGCAACGGCAAGTGCTCGATCGGGGAGTTCCGGGACTTCTTCGAGGCGGCCGGCGCGCGCAAGGTGGAGGCTGCCGAACTCATGCGCCTGAAGAAGAGCCGGGACGGCGCCGAGCTTCCCGACTATGACCAGGTCGCAAAAGGCATCGGCGACGGCTCGCTGAGCTACTGACCGTACGCCCAGGCCGCTAGCCTCTGGCGCTCGTGTCTGCGGATACGAGCGCCGGAGAGATGCCGCCTAGGCATCCCAACCGAGAGGAGAACGCTTTGACCGAGCACGGCGAGGAGCGCTGCCTAGTCATCGAGCGCGACAACAACACCGGGGCGACAAGGCGACTGGACAACATGGCAACCGACCCGTGGGGCGACACGTTCACCCGCCCCGAAGCCGAGGCCAGCGTCAAATGGCGCGAGGAGCACATCAGCCGCAAGTACAGCTACGAGATCCGGCCGGTAACGGGATGGGTGCTGGAGATCGGGCCCGGCGTGCATCACGACCTGTTCATGGCCGCGCTTAACACCAAGTTCCGCGAGGAGGACCCTTACGAGTCCCCCACGGTTCGCGTGCGGCCGGACGGCAAGCCAGGCGGGCAGGTCTGGGCGTACACCCGCAAGGGGGTTAGCCATCCCCCGGCATGGCTGGTGGGACTGTGCGCGTTTTTCGAGGACGAGCAAAGGCCAGACGGCGGGTATCCGCCGGCCCTGGTAACGCGAGAGGGGGAACGGTGACCGATCCAGGGCAGTCCTGGGAGATGCACGCCCACCGGTACGACGATGGCCGGTTTCACACGATCGGCTCGGAGCGCTACGTGCGGATGCATGGCCTGAAAGGACCGATCCTCCGCGTGCTCGTGGAAGAGGTGCCGGAGGGCGACACGGTTACGCACTGGGGATGGATGGGGTTCGCCTACCAGTGGCACGAGGCGGACACCGAGCCTTGCATGATCTGGCATACGCGCGGGCAGCTGGAAATGTGCTTTCCGTACGGGACCAAGGCAGAGGCGGAGCGCGGGCACGGGCGCGTTGTGTTCCTGCGCATTACCGAGATACCGCCAAGCTGACCGCGCGCGTTTGATCTCGGCTAGGGCTCCCCTGGCCGAGAGTCATGCCCGTACGGGCAATCGAGAGAAAGGCAACGGCAATGATTTTCGACCCGCCGCTTAGTGCGTGCATCGTGGATTGCGACGGCTCGGCCTGCGGGTCGGGCAACGTCGGCCAGCACGTTCACCCGGTACAGGATGGGCGCCCGCCAGTAGCGCGGGCGACCGTACGGAACGGCCAGGTCGCTTACGCGGCGGCCTGACCGATGCCAGCGCGCACGTTCAGGATGCCGGCCGGCATGTTCCGGCCGGCTGTCCTGCCCGTACGGGCAGCGAGAGGAGACAGCAAGCGATGGCATGGACGAACGTATCAACAGACGCCGAGAAGATCGCGCAGGCGATCGATGCCAGCCCGGATTTCGAGCTGGGGGAAGCATTCGAGGTAGACGAGCGCGCCGGGGTCGCGGAGTTCATCGTGACACCGGCCGGTGCGGACCCGGACGACGGGCCGCGCTATAACGTCACCATCCGGGACGTGGGCTGACCGATGACCGAAGAGATCACGGCGGTCATGTTCCGCAAGTTCCGGGACGGCGAGATCATCGCGCTATTCCCGTACCTGCCCGCCGAGGTGGGCGAGCCTGCCAAGTGCACGTCGTTTGTGCACATGGGCCAGCACGGCGCGGCCGATCCGGCGTACGTGATCGGCACCACCAGGCCGGCGAACCCGGGCGAGTACGCGGCACTGCGGCGCGAGCTGGAAAGCGCGCCCTACCACTACCGGCTGCGGGTGATCTTCCGCACTCCCCCGGATGCTTACGAGAAGCGTGCGGCTGCGTTGCGGCGACCCTAGCGCGTTGCGGGCAGCATCCCCATGGAGGCGGGGTGCTGGCCGTTGCCCGCTTGGGCAGGCGAGAGGAGACAGCAGTGCGAACGATCGTTAATAACGAGGAGAGCATGACTCTCTACGACGACGGCACGATTGCCCGGCCGTCACTGCCAGCGCCGTACAACACGGCATCGGGCAAGTGGAAGATCACCGGCGCGGCCACGCTCGACAACTTCGGCAACGTCACGCGGCGGTGGTCGCTGGCCGAAATCCTGGCCGACCCGTCCGCTATCCCCTGGCGCCACGGCAACGGGAGGCAGCGGACGCACCTTACCGACCTGGACCACGGGACCGCCCGCATGTGGAGCGGCGGCCCGGCGGCTTACCACTACGTCAGGTAGGTGCGCCATGTCGTGGAATGACACCTTCGGCGAGATCACCGCCGAGCAGCTGGCCGCGCTCCGGGCGGAGGCTAAGAAGTGCCTCACGTGCGGACAGCTGGCCACGGTTGACCCGCAGTTTCACGCCACCCGCTACGCCCACGCGCCAGTAATCGAGGGCGACAGCGGCGCACGCCTGGAATGGACCGGCGCCGACTGGGAGCCGGCCAGCGACCGCGACGCCTGGCTAGAGGCCAGCAAGCCGTGTCCCCGCTGCCTGGGCAAAGCGCCGGGCGAGGAGTGCGCCTGCGTGCTCGCGTGCGGCAGTCCCGGATGCGAAGGGTGGGACGAGAAACCTTGACCCATCGTAACTGACGAGCCGAGCGGGGTCGCTATGGTAACTTGTGACTGAGCGGTCACCGTGCCGACAGGATGGGCGATCCCTCCGGGGGTCGCCACGTCCCGCCCGCACGGGGCGATTCGAGAGGAGACACCATGCCGTCAATGAGGGAAGCCGAGCGCAGACAGCGCCGAGCAGCCGAGCGCGCTCTGGGAAGTCCGCCACGAGTACGGCGCGCGGCCATCCGGCTCGCTGCTGGCCAGCGGTCACAGCGAGCGGCAGCCACGCGGGACGGGGCCGACCTTCGCCACCTCGCCGCGTTCAGGCCGTGAACGCGCCAGCGGCCGGGCAGGCCGCACCACCGCTCCCCCGCAATGCCGGTCACCGGTATTTCTCCATCCCCACCTACCCGGGGTACGCAGGGATCTGCGAATGCGGGGAGCCGTTCGGGGAGCGCATGAACCAGCAGGCAGCACACCGGAAGTACCGGGAGCACTTTGCGGAGGCCACCCGGCCGGAGGCGCTGAGCGCGTGAACGTTCGGGCATGGCGCGGAGGCGCGAGTCTCCGCACCGTGCCGGGGTGTTCACCCCAACATGAGAGGAGACAGCAGTGACGACATGGGTTTACATCCACAGCGAGCCTCAGCTCTGGACGGTGGGCTTCTACGGGCCAGACGGCAGGTGGGAGCCGGAGAGCGACCACGGCAGTACCGAAGAGGCCGCCGGGCGCGTCCACTACCTCAACGGCGGCGAGGCCCCAGGCCCGAAGGCCCCCGCTGGGCCGGAGTTCAACCTCAAGATCAGGCTGGACAATCGCGTGGACGCGCATCCAGATGCGCTGGGAGGCATTCTGCGTACGGTCGCCAATACCGTGCAGGGAGGCACCGGCACGGGCAAGGTCCGCGGCGTCCATGGCAACTTTATCGGCGAGTACGACATAACCGGCACCACGTAGACCGCTGACTGTCGGCAGGCAGGGCGAGACTCAAAGAGCATCAGCGAGAGGAGGCGCCGCCATGGCGCTTGACGATCTGCCCATCGTGGGCACCGACCAGGACGGCAACCCGCTGACCTACTGCACAACCTGTGACGGCAGCGGGCAGAGCACCTACCGGGGCGAGTCGCACCGTACGTACGACGAACCGGATTACGAGGGGCCGTGCGCGATCTGCGGCGGCAGCGGAACGCTCCCGGTGTCCATGTTCAGCGATGCCGAAGAGGACGAGGACGACGACTACAGCGAGAGCGCGGCCAAGGAAGACCGGCGCAACGCGCGCTATTCCTGATCCTGGCGCATTTCCCGCCTGCGGTACCAAGCCGTAGGCGGGGATGTGCCGCCAGGCACAGAACCGGAAAGAGGTTTCATGAATATCGATGCGGTCACCAGAGAAATGACCCGTGATCTCGGCCCGGACCCGGTGCTGGTTTTGGGGACCGATGCGGCCGGGAGGACGGTTGCCCTCGCGGTCAGTTCCCCGGCGGTCCTGGAGGAATTGCGGGAACTCGGGGTGGTCATCCCCGTAGCAACGGACAGTAACCCAACACGAGAGGAGACCGCATAATGCCTGCGCCAATGAGGCGGGAAACGTTCTACGCGGGGCACAACCGCTCCGGGAACGTCATGCACATCGAAACAGACGGCTGCGTGGTGGAGATCCACGTAGGACTGACCGACGAGCGCGGCCGGCCAATGACCCGGGTTGACGTCATTCCCGACGACGAACGCCGGGGCGGAGACGGGCGCGGCGGCCTCTGGCACGGCCACCACCGCGACCCGAGCGCGCCGGGCGGCTGGCAGATCGACGCTGTACCGGTGCGCGTGGTCAAGGTCAAAGGCGAGTAGCACTAACCAGGGCTGCTAGCCCGTCGCTCAGGTCGATCCTGTACCTGACCGGCGGAAGTGCCGCCCTGGCACTTGACGCCGAGAGGGGACACGCAAGCAATGGACATGCTAGAGCGCGTGCAGCGAGACAAGATCACGGCAGAGTCAGTGATGACCGACCCGCCAGCGAGCGCCTGGGATCAGGACCGGCCCCAGCACGAGCGGGCCAACTGGTACCGGGTGACCCTGCGCATGGGACGCCGGCAGATGACGGTGCCTTACGGCATGGGGCCAGCACTCACGGGCGAGCCCGAGGCGGCCGAGGTTCTGGACTCCCTGGCCAGCGAGGCCGCCAGCTTCGAGAACGCGGACGGCTTCGAGGACTGGGCCAGCGAATTCGGGTGGGACACCGACTCGCGGAAGCCGGAGAGGGTCTGGGACCAGACCGAGGCGCAGACGATCAAGTTGCGGCAGTTCCTCGGTGACAAGTACGACGCCTACCTCTGGCACACCGAGAGGCTCTAGGTCATGCCTCGCGCGCTCAGCGGCGCCGTGCTTAACCGGCGCATCGAACAGCAGCTAAGAGCGGACTGGCTTACCGGCTTCGGCCTGCCGCTCGATCAGTACACCTGCAAAGTCGAGGCAGCCGAGGGAATGGCGGAAGCCGTCTTTACCCATCGGCAGACGGGCGCGGTTATCCGCGTCGACTCAATGTGGTACGGCAACAACGGGGAGATTCTCCAGGGCGGCGCGATCTCCATGGAGCCCGCAGCTCAGTGACCGCTTAACCGGTTCGGCCGGGCGCGACTCGTGCCCGCGCCGTGCCTGCTAAGAGGCAGAACCGAGAGGAGATCAGCATGACGGCAGCAAAACGGGTTAGCCCGCACGATGCCATCGCGGCGCGTGCGGAGTTCCGGGATCGCTGGCTAAGCGGCCGGCCAACCGAGGACGGCGGCGCCACCGGATGCGGTGACCTGCCCGCGCAGTATCACCGGTTCCTGCGGGACGCCGATTACGTGGTGTTCAGCTACGAGACGCCAATCGCATGGCACGTTCCCGCGGCGGGGCCGGGCGATGTGGATGCATGGTGGCTGCCTGATGTCCGCTACTCCAGCACTACGAGCGAGCACCAGGCCGTCGTGCGCATGGCACTCCGGCCAGCTCACCTGAGCACGCTCCCGCGCGTGGACGTGAATCCGGGCGGCAGGCAATACGGGCCGTGGCGAGGTTCCCCGCCGCGGGACTGACGCTGACCAGCGCTTCATCAAGTCGAGAGGAGACCAGCATGGCACCCACTGAGAAGGAGGCCCTGTCCACGATCGAGGACGCGGCCGTCCTGGCCGTTGAGAACGCAGGCCAGGCAGTAAACCGCCTGCGGATGGCGCAGCGCGCAATCGACACGGTGTGGCTGACGCCGGAGGGACGCAAGGAAGCGATCGATCTAGTTGCGGCCTACTACCAGGACGCGCTGCGGTCGCTGGACACGGCAGTGAGCCAGCTCCGCGCGGCGCCCGTAGCCAGCGCGGCTACGTACCTGGCCTCCGGGCAGTGCGCACCGGAAGAGGACGCCACGCCCAGCTAGCCCGGTCCCGGTTCACCCCCGCAGGTACCTGCTCATGCCTGGTACCTGCCGGGGTGTGCAGAGATCAGGCATGTGTTTGCGCGTCACAAGTGACTAGGCTGCCACGGGGGGTATAGTCATTTACGAACGTGAGAGAGGGAGGGGAGCACAGATCATGACGACAATGACAACTGACCGGCCGTCGCCCGCCATGTTCGGGGGAACATTGCGCGGGACCGTGCTGGCTGACGACGGCGACATCCGCTCCGCCGTCGCGGAGGCAGGCGCAGCAACCGCGCTGGCAGACGCGACCGTAGCCCAGATTGACGCGGACAACACGCGGGACGGAATAGGGCCCGACCCGGCGGCAGTCCTGGATGAGTGCCGGGAATTCCTGGCCAAATTCATCGACGCCACTGCGGCACAGCTGGACGTCATGACACTTTGGGCAGCGCACACCCACGGCCTGCAGGCCTTCCCCGCCACGCCGCGGCTGCTGCTGGCCGGCGAGATGGGCTCGGGCAAGTCGGAATCGCTCGCCCGGGTCGGGGGCCTGTCGGCCAACCAGTGGGACGGGGACGCGACTCCGGACGCGCTGCGCTCCAAGCTGGCCTGCCCGCCGGACATGAAGCCGACCATCATCATCGACGAGATCTCAGATGTGTTCGGCAAGTCGGGCCGCGCCGGGGCTGGCGCGCCGATCGGCAAGGTCCTGCGCAAGGGCTACAAGCAGAAGGCAACGCAGAGCTTCTCGGTTAACCGCGTAGCGGAGCAGGCCGACATCTTCACCGCAGCAGGCATGGCCGGCCGAGGGGTGGCAGTCCCGGACGACATCCGCTCTCGCTGCCTGGTCATCAAGATGCAGGTGGGGCACCCTCGCTGCGACTACACGGTGCGCGAGCATGACCCGCAGACTGACCTGCTGCGCGACGCGCTGTCCTGCTGGGTACGAGGCCGCCTGGCCGAGCTGGAGCGGTTCCGGGCCAAGGGGCTGCACCCCAAGCTGACCGGCCGGCGGCGTGAGATCTGGGAGCCGCTCCTGGCCTGTGCCGCTATAGCTGGCGGAAACTGGCCACGGCGCGCCCTCTCGGCGTTCCTGGACCTTGCCATCGACCAGGCAGATCAGCCGGTGCTCACGCCGAAGCAGACCGCGATCCGCGACATCCAGCTGGCCGCGTGGAAGATCGGCACGGACCCGGTACCCGGGCGTCTCATCGTGGAGACGGTCCAGGAGTTCCGCAGCCCGCTGTACGAGGGCATGTCGCCGAAGGCGCTGGCGGACTTCATCGCCGACGCCATGCGGCCCGTGCGGCCGGAGCGGCTCCCCCGGCACATCTGCCCGGACCAGGCGCGCGGCTACTGGCTGAGGGACATCGACCGCATCGCTGCCCAGCGGCTGCCGAAGGAGCCCGACACGCCGGAAGATGAGGACGAGGACGACCTGGACGACACGCGGACCCTGTTCGACGGGGACGCGGACGACCTGGACGACTTCTTTGAGACAGGCGAGACGGGTGTGACGGGCGTGACATCCGAGACAGGCGCCGACGGCGAAGTCGACTAGGAAAAGAGGAGGCAAAAATGCTGGGACGCATGATCGTGCGCGGCATCGAGTACCACCCCGCGCCACCGCCCACGCCAGCGCAGATGAACAGACGGAGGCATGTGTCGTCCGTAGTTATCGCGCTGGTCCTGATTGCGTGGTTCCTGTGGTACCACCACTAACCGAGAGGAGACCCTCAATGGCAGGCAAGCTGGAGCCCGCGCTCGCGCAGTACATGAGCGCCCCAATGCAACGGCCGAGCGGCCGCCCACGCTGGGCGTACGCCGTTTACGCGGCCGACGGCACCCTGCTGGATTTCATCCCGTGGGACACGGCGATCGGCTTCCCGCAATGGGTCGAGCAGCTGCCGAGGCTGAAGAACATGGACGTCACGGCAGGCGTGTTCGACCGGTGGCTGAAGAATGCCGAGCGCTCGAAGGCCTGACCACCCCCAGGGCGCATCTCTCGCAGATGCGTCCGCCTGGGTAATCAGCCCAAGATGGAATCGAGAGGAGACTGCGAATGGCCACCGAGATCCGTAAGTGCGACGAGGGCACCGCCTACGCCCAGGCGCTGATCGACGGCGAGAAGGCAGGCGCGGCGAACTGCACCGACGCCCAGGCGATGGCAGGGTTCTGCGAGAGCATCATGCCGATCCTGGTTGGCGCGTTCTCGCCGCGGCTGGTCTGGGAGGGCGCCCAGAAGCGCGGCATGACCACGCTGGAGCTGAACAAGCTCTGCGCCGATAAGGACCTGCGGGCAATCAACGACCTGCAGTGGATCTAATCAAGAGGAGACCCGCATGACGACCGGACGCCTAACGGCTGCCGAAATGAGCGTCCTGCACGCCGCCTACCGCAACCGGGAAAATTACCAGCCGGCGGAAGATGCCCTGGCGATAGCGAACGACCTCTACGATCGCGGGCTGCTGGAGCACGATCCCGCATGGCCCCACGTCACAGCTATCAGCGATAAAGGAGAGGCTGAGTACCACGCTGAGATCGGCAGGCTAACTGCCGAACAGGGCGAAGATTGGGTCTATGCGCACTTCCGCTGAGTTCGACCCGCTAAGGCGAAACGGCCGCAAGGCCGTCCGCGCGGAATTGGCCAGCCGCATGCTGAAGATGCCAGGCCAGCCCGAGAGGAGACCCATGAGCAAGCGCATCACTATCCCGCTGACGGACCGGCGGCCGGTCAGCATCAGCGAGGACGAGTGGCCCCTGATCGTGAGGGTCAGCGGCGACAGCTGTGAGATCCGCGATCCCGCACGCCACGATCAGGCCGTCGAGCAGGGCCAGGCGGACACCTACGAGATGGAGGTGCGCCAGCACGCGGACGGCCGCACCCTGGTCTACGGCAGGTTCGACGAGGCGCAGTGGTCAGAGTCGGACCACCCCGGCCCATCCCACGCAGGAGGGCTAGTGGAGCCCGGCGGCGACGTAGTGACCGAAATCCGTAACGTCGGCGACAAGCTCTACCTGTCGCAGACGCTCATCGCCGACTGCATCGCGGGGCTTACGCCCCAGGAACTGTAAGACGGCCCGAACCGGCCCGCTGGCTGTGGCGCGCGACCCTTGGCCGTGCGCTGCGGGGAACGGATCAGT